TGTACGTCGACAAGCTCGCCTACTACGGTAGGTGGAAGTACGGGAGATCATGTCACATGGTCGCGGACACGATCCAGGAACTGCACGCGATGGCCGAGAGGATCGGCCACAGGCGCGAATGGGAGAATGACGGGTTCTCTGTGCGGTTCCCGATGGTCGAGGACAAGATTACGAAGCAGGCCGCCGCCGACTGGTGTATGTCGCTGGGCGTTCGCCCGCCACGAATGTACACCTGGAGCGAGCACGCCAACTGCGTCGGCTGCGTGCGCGGTGGAAAAGCGTACTGGCTGGCCGTGGCCAAAAACGCGCCCGATGTGTTCGAGGAGCGCGCCAAGCTGGAGGAGCGTTTCGGGCACACCATCTTGAAGGACACGACCCTTCGCAACCTCGTCCAGATCGGACTGAAACGTCCCGTCAAACAGCGTGAATCGATCAACATCGAAGCTTGTAAGTGCGCGGCACCAAATCACTATAAGTCGTTCTGTTTGACCTGCAACCGCCCTTACGAAGAAGAGCGCGCGTCGATCGACATCGGCGCTTGCGAGTGTGGAGGTTAAGTCATGGGCGATCTTCCCTTTCCCAAGAGTCTCCCCGAGTTCCAGAAGCTCTTTCCGGACGACGCGCACTGCGCCGCCTACATGGAGCGCGTCCGCTGGCCGTCTGGCTTCGCCTGCCCGAGTTGCAGAACGGTCGGCGAGCCGGGACGCATCGCCACGCGCCCGCACGTGCTGCGCTTCAAGGCGTGCAAGAAGGAAGCGCGGTTGACGGCGGGCACCGTGATGCAGGACTCGCACACGCCGCTCCTGACGTGGTTCTGGGGCGCCTACCTCGTGGCGTCTCTCACGCCCGGAATGTCGGCTGTCCAGTTCCAGCGCCAACTCGGGCTCGGCCGGTACGAGACGGCCTTTCAGATCCTCCACAAGCTCCGGGCCGGGATGGTACGCCGCGACGTCGACATGATCGGGGGCGTCCACACGGTGGAGTTGGACGAGACGTGGGTGGGTGGCAAGACACGAGGCCAGGGGAAGGGTGTCCACCACCAGACGCTCGTCATTGGGGCCGTAGAGGTCCGCAAGCGCCAAGGCCCGAAGCCCTCGGAGAACGTCTTTGGCGAACAAAGCAAGGCGATCCCGCGACGCGGCGGGCGCTACGCGGGCCGTCTTCGCCTCGCCGTTGTGCCGGACCGAACATCCAAGAGTCTCACGGGGTTCGCCCGGATGGCCGTGGCTCCTGGCTCGGACATCATCACGGACGACTGGAGCGCCTACAGCAAGCTCAAGACCTTCGACTTTAAGCACCATCCGTTTGCCGAGAACGGCAACCCGGAGGTCGCTGAGGAGCACCTTCCGCTGATTCACCTCGTGTTCTCGAACCTCAAGGCATGGCTGATCGGCGTACACCACGGCGTCGCCCCGCAGCATCTCCAAGCCTACCTGAACGAGTTCACCTTCCGCTTCAACCGGCGCTTCTTCCCGTTCAACGCCTTCAAGTCCTTGCTCGGCATCGGCGCCGAGTCGGAAAGCGCCACCTACGCCGAACTGTAACTCGGGCGACTGGGAGCACCCGAGTTTCGCGGTGGAGGGCTAGTCTATGGGTAGTAGTCAAGTGCATGATCCGGATAAGCAAGGATCCAAGACCCAGTCGAGGTACGGCGTCAGCACCCAGCCGATGGCCAGGAAGAACAGCAGGTCGCCGAAGGTCACGAGAACCTTACACGCCTTAGCTTCCATGCCGAGAAGATTGCCGCTCGCATGGAGTCTCTCTTATTGAGCGGCTAGAAGAGCCTCCACCTCAGAACTGGTGAGCGGACGAGCACCGTACTGCTGTTGCAGGCACTTCGAGAGCTGATCCGCCACGGTGTTCTTCTCGCGACGAATCCACTCGTAGCTCACCCGCGGGAACTTCTTTGCCAGGTGCCAACAGGCGTCTCGGAAGAGCTTGAGACGCTCATTGTGAACGTTGAAGTTGCCGGATAGTTGATTCACGATGAGCTGACTGTCGGAGTGAATCTTCAGTACGTGATGTCTGTACTCCTTCTGGAGCCAGTGCAGCGCGGAGCGCACAGCGAAGTACTCCGCCACGTTTCCTGAGAACGTCGGATTCTCACCCAGGTCGACCGAGTGATGGTGAACCAGCCGACCAGCCTCGTCGAGCGCGTACCACGCCGACCATGCGTGCGGCAACGAGGGCGCTTCGGACTTCTTGCCCCACGCACCGCCGGTGATCGAACCGTCCGTCCAGACGTTGAGCACGAGCTGCTACTCTAGGTCGATACGACCAGGCGCCAGGATGCGGACGCTGTAGCCGTGGGCCCGGCCGCACCGGCACCCGCGCTTGTGGACCTTTTCCATCACTGCACCAACTTGTGGTAAGCGTCCGAGCGGCAGCGCCGGCACCCGTCTTCGCCGTTCATGTAGTACTCGGCGCGCTCTTTCAGGTCCGTGGGGGCCTCCGAGTGGAGGGTTTGTGCAGAACTCCTCGTAGAACTCGGGCGTGCCGAGATAGAAGCGGAACCCGCTCTCCAGGCAGGTGACTGCCAGGTGTCCTGCCTGAAACTCCCCTTCGGGGAGCTGCTCGATGACGATGTCGTGGGTCTGCTTCATTTCAGAGTCTCTCGATCAGAACGCAGGGGAGGTCGCGTTGGACGTCGACGGGGAAGCCGTCCTCGTCGCAGGTGGTGACGTCGGTCTTCTGCACGATCACGCCCTTCGCGTGGCCGGTGCAGTCGCAGCCCTCGACGTCGACGAGCGTGTCAGGAGTCGCTTCGCCGTCTGCGATGAGGGTCTGCAGGTGCTCGATGAGGTCCTGGATGGTCAGGACCTTGTTGACCTTCAGGTCGTTCATGCCGGCAGGACCTTCTTGTTCAGGAACTCGTCGACGATCTCGCGAGCGATCCTGGTAAGGAACTTCGCCCCCTCGGTTTTGATGAGATTCGGATCGTGCCGCGACAGACAGGAGCGCAACACTTCGCCGAACCTCACCGTAAGAAGATCGTCCGCGCTCATTCCGCGCTGAAAGCCCTCTTCCTTGATGGCGTCGATGAGGGCGTCTCTGATCTCGGCCCGGTTCACGCCGCCACCATCTGCGCTTCAGCCGCGCGCATCGCCGCGTAGCCCTCGCGGTGCTTGATGCGGCAGAGCGTGCATCTCTTCTGCCCCTGCGGGAGCGGGCGATGCTCGGGGCACGAGGGACACATGCCGGCGTCGCGGAGTGCCTTCCGCAGGCGCCACTGCTCCTTGTGGTAGTTGGGGTTCTTCTCGTGCCACTTGAGGCACTTCTCCCGGTTCAGCCGGGCGTGCAGCGCGCAGCGGATCTCGGGACGCTGCCCCTTGAACTCACCCCTGGTCGCGATGCGGCTCTTGCGGTTGCAGAGGATGCATCGGCCGATCGCGCGCCGCTCGTTCGCCCACTTCATGAAGTACTCGCGGGCCTTCTTGAGGTGCTCCAAGCAGAGCGAGTAGCCGAAGAGCTTCGTGCGGGAGCACTGCGGGCACTTGTGCTTCTTCTTGAAGTGCTTGACGAAGAAGGGGCTCACTTCGTCCTCGCGAGTTCCCGCGCGCAGCTGATGCGCCCCGCAGACGAGTTGCGATCCGTGTAGCCGTAGCCGGCCCACGTGGTCCCGTACGGCGTCTTGGCAGCAGAGTCGCGCAGGGCGCCGCCCGTGCGGCGCTGCAGCTCCTGGTCAGCGCGCATCTTCTCGACGCCGGTAAGCTGGTGCGTGGCGCCCTTGTTTACGCCGTAGCGGGCGCGCAGGGCCTTGGCTGCTCTCTTCAGACGAACGCTCATGATGTGCTCCTAGTAGGACTGGGTGGTTTCGACGATGGCCTTGGCGCCGCACTCGACGCACCGACACTCGACCTTGCGAGTCTGCGTGACGAAGTCGCGGGAGACCTCACTGGTGCTCTGCTGGATCGCGACGGCGATCCACTCGTGCTCACGCCCGCCGCGGTTGGGGCAGAACTTCATCGTCTCGTCGGCGAGGCGCTCGTAGCGCTGCCGAGTTTCGAGCTGCGTGCGCAGCTCCTTCGCTTCAGCCTCGATCTTTGCGAGGCGCGCTTCGAGGTCCTTCGTTCTGACTGCTCTCATCTGCATGTGGAGCGAATAGCGAATCTCCACACCCTAGAAACACGAAACCCCGGGGAAGAACCCCCGGGGTTAGCTCGTGTGTCCATCTGCCGCGCACTGACCAGGACCTAGCCCTGCATGCCCCACAGCTCAAAGGGTCGCGGCTTCTTGTTCCGATCCCTGCCTGCTTCCAAGAGGGATATAGCGAATCTTGCTCAGTGGCCGAAGTTGCACCCGATGGTGAACTTCCGGCCGCGGATCACGACCTCCTCGTCGTGGCGACCGCAGCAGCCGCTCGCGGCCTGTTTCCGGTAGCTCCGCATGTCCTTGCGCACGTCGAGCGCAGCGACGCGGATGTTGTCGATGCAGTTCTCGTTCAGGTCCTGGCGCATCTGCTGGATGGCTGCGCCCAGCTCGCGCTCGAAGCTGGGGTACGAGTTCTGCTTCGGCTGGGTCTGGCGACGCTCCCAGCGCTCGTGCTTGATCTTCTCGACGAGCTTCGCGCCTCGCGGCACCCGGCTGTGCAGGAGCTTCGTCCAAGCCGGAGGGCCGTCCTCACTGCCGTAGATGGTTGGCTGGCCCCAGTACTCGGGATCGTTCTTGTACCAGAACGCCTTCTCCTGGCGCGCCGTCGCGTCCTTGTACACCTCGCGCCAGTAGTCCGGGTCGCGCCGGTGCCACTGCAGGTTCTTGTACCAGGCACTGAAGTTGGGGAGTGTTGCAGTGCTCCTTGTCCTTGCCGGGAGCGCGTTCGAGGGTGTTCCAGTAGTTCGTGGACTCCAAGTAGTCGCTGTGGTCGAGGACCGTGCAGCGTTCACGCGGGCGCTCCATCAGGGCGTTGTACTCGTCGGCGTTCATGCTCAGTGCGCTCATGTCAACCCCATCACGTACTTCGCGGCCTCGATGCCCGCGAGCTTCATGTGACCCATGAAGAGGACCTCGGCGAGGACGCCGTTCGCGAGACCGCCGGCTTCCCACGCCTGCTGGGCGTCGGTGACGGCGGACTCCATCTTGTCGTTCACGAAGTGACGCACCACCTCGATGAGGCAGTCGGGGTCGATGCTCGCGTTCAGCGACGAGCAGAGCCCTTCAGCCTCGTTGCACGCGCAGCGCAGAGCGATGCTCGCGAGCTGCGCAGGTGCCGTGGGTGGCGAGGTGACTATCATCGACGAGCCAGCTCCATCTCCACGTGAGCCTGGAACTGCTCGAACCAGTCAGCCTCCTCCAGCGCCGCGGGCCAGTTGTGATTCTCCTGGCCGTGCTTACAGAGCGCCTCGAAGGACTCGACGGCCTCTTCCAGTTGCGCGATGAAGTTTTTGAGGTCGATCAGCATGGAGACCTAATAGCGAATCAGCTCAAGGCCTGCTTGATGGCCCGCGCGAGCAGGATGGCGTTCGGGATGCGCTTCCACCCCTCGACGCGCCGGCCGAGGCTGTACTTGGGCCCCGTGCTCGGGAACGACGGGTCGACGGCGCGAACGGCCTGCCACAGCGTTCGCGGGTGGCCCTCCGGCTTGATGATGACGCTGTTGATGTCCTCCCAGCCGCGCTCACTTGGAGCTGCGAGATACGCCGCAACGCGCTGGCGCACGTCGGGGGTCAGGGGGCCGAACATGTTCTGCGCTCCGTCGAGGAGGGCCATGGGTGTAACGTTACAGGAACGTTCCAGCCTCCGCAAGCACTTTCGCTATAGACTCTTTCGTGAGCACGTTACCGGCTGGCGCGGTGGTTTTACAGACCATCCCGCCCTGCCTCCTCCTACCCGACGGCACCCTCCAGGACCTGACCCCCGAGCAGGCTGTCCTGCTGCAGCGCCCCGACTTCCTGGCGCGCCTGGACCAGCTCGCGGACGCCGCGGAGGACCTCGGGAACGCGCTCGACGACGACCCGACCAACCCTGCCCTCATCGCCGAGCTGGAGTCCGTGACGGGGACCATCCGCGCCCTCCTGCGCGAGAACCTGTCGGGCCCGCTCCTTCGCATCTTCGGCATCCCCGAGAACGACGACGAACAAGGAGCAGGGACATGACCCAAACCGCGACGACCATGGAGCACACACCCGTCAACTCGTCCAACCTCGCCTCCGCGGGCTACGACCCCGAGGCGCAGACGTTGGAGATCGCCTTCAACAACGGGCGCGTCTACCAGTACCTCAACGTGCCGCCCGAGGCGTTCGAGGACTTCAACAAGGCCGAGTCGAAGGGCTCGTTCTTCGCGAAGACGATCCGTGGCCGCTACGAGGCCAAGCGGATCGACTCCGACATCTACGACGTCGGCTGAGGCCGTTCTAGATACGCTGCACCGGCCCGCAGCGTCGCCGCATCATCCTTCATGCAACCGAGAGCGGTGTTGCATCCATCGCACAGGATGCCACGTACGCGCCCAGTTTCGTGATCGTGATCTACGAAGAGACGCTGACTTCCTTTGCGTGTCTGCCTTACGCTGCAAATCGCGCAGCCGCCACCTTGTGAAGACAGTAGAGCGTCGAACGCTTCCTGGGTGAGGCCGTACCTCTCCTGCAGGTGCTGCTGCTTCGCCATCGCTCTTCCGCACGTCTTGCAGCGATATGAATACCCGCTCGGCCGACGCGACTCCTTGTAGAACTCCTCGATCGGCTTCGTCCGCTTGCAGTAACTGCACTTGCGCTGAACCGGAACCGGCAGTACAGCCCCGGTGATACGACCGCGCTCGTCTCTCGTCAACATCCGCGGTCGTAAGATTGCGGCTCTAACAACTACGTGATGGGACCGATGACGGGTGTGGGAACGACGAGATGGGTCACGATGACGGTCCGAGTGAACGCGTCGAGCGCCGTCGCGAGCTGCTGAGCTGCTTGGTCGACCTGGGCACGCGAGGCGAAGTTCACTCCGAACGCGCTGGCGAGAGCGGCCGGCAGAGCTGCTGCACCTGGAACGACCGTTACCGCCCCGGGCGGCGTGCCCACGAAGACGATGGGCGGCGTCATCCAGAACGCCGTGAAGGCCTGCGCCATCTGTGCGCACGTCTGCGGCAGCACCCGACTCGTCGCGAAGACGGGCACCAGAGCTGCCTGCAGAACCTGCTGAGCTGCCTGGATGGATGCCGGCGTGGCGACTCCGAGCGGGCTCTGAGCTGCGCTCGCGTAGCTGCCGTACGCCTGCGCCCACTGCTGGGCCGCCGTGACGTAGTCCCGCGCTGGGTTCTTCATCACCTGCACAAGCCCCTGCTTGAGCGTGGGGAGCGAGAGGGCCAACTACTTCTCCGTGAACGACGTCTCGGAGAGGTTGTCCTGGAACTGCTGCGCGAGCTGCTGGAACTGCTGGATGTTCACGGGCGGGCTCGACGGACCCACGCCGGTCATGACCGTCATGCTCGCCAGGGCCTGGACGAACTTCTGCACCCAGTCGTTGAGCTGGTTCCCGAGGACGTGCGGCTCGTCAGAGTCGGCGCTGCCGTGCTTGATCTTCGGCGCGGTCGTGACCACCTCGTTCTCCGAGGTGATGAGGATCTTCCCGTTCGCGTGGTCGAGCTGGATGACGTTCTTGCTGTCCTTGTCGGCGACGGTGAAGTTGCCTTCCTTGGTGATCTTCACCGTCGTGCCCGTCATCTTGTCGACGTCGACGCCGTCCGCGGGCGTGCCGTCGATCTTCTGCGCTCCCTGGTAGGTCAGCGTCAGCTCGCCGTCGTTGTTGATGACGAAGTCGATCCCGTTGAACCGGAAGTGCATGTGGTGGCCGAGGTCGCCCTGGCCGTTCGTGCCGTCGTCGTCTTCCTCACCGTTCGCGTCGCGGATGCCGCCGACGATGACGGCGCTGTTGACCTCGCCGTTGATGCACATGAGGAGGACCTTCGAGCCGAGCGCCGGCCGCGGGTCCTTCACGTCGCGCTTGGCGGAGGTGTCCGGGCGGTAGGTGAAGTGGAACGTGTCGGCCTTGCCTCCGAAGAGGTCGCGCTGGATGACGTGCTCGTACATGCGCGAGACGGCCGTGTTGTTCACGCGCTCCTTCACGCACACCTGGTACTCGGTGAACTTCTTCGAGACGTTCTTCGGGTGGTTCTTGTGGTACATGGCCTGCACTTCGCCGACCATCATTCGGACCTTCCCGAACGCGTCGTTGTCGAAGTGCGTGCCGCCGAGGAACGAAGGGACTACGTCGCCCATGGGCTACAGGTTCTCCGGTGAGGTCTTGGGCAGGCTCCTGCGGTCAGGCGAGTCCTGCTGGGCTTGGGGCGAGAGCTGGCTGTCCTCGACGGTGATGTCCTCCGTCACCACGACGTCGGAGGCGCGCTTCGAGGGACCGCCCGAAGTCGGGCGCCCCTGCTCCAGCGTGAGGCCGGGGTCGTACTGCGTGTTGTCGTCGATCGTGACGCCCGGGTAGATGGGGAGCTTCTCGGTCTCGTTGCCGGCGGGCGAGTCGGTGTAGCTGTCGGGCGGCAGGTCGGCGCGCATCCCGTTCGTGAGCGAGAGCTGCGTCGTCCACTGCTTCGTGCCGTCGTTGGTGTTGAGCGCCCAGGTGTGGGTGACGGCCTCGATGTGGTAGGCGACACCGTCGAAGAGCAAGTTGTCGCCGACGCAGATCGGGGCCTGGATGCCGTGGCACTCGATCGAGCCGTTCAGCGTGAGGTGGCTGCCGATCATCCAGTCGGCGACGAGCGCCATCCACTTGCCGGGGACCTTGCCGACCTGGTCTGAGACGAAGCACTCGACGGTCGTCATGTACGGCCGCATGCCCGAGCGCATGATGTCGAGGTCGTCGCGGATGGGCGGGTTGTTGACCATCTGCTCCTGGATGGAGCGCTGCACGTCGGCCGTCTGGTAGTTGTTCGAGCCGTAGATGTGGACGAAGTTGAAGCGCGTGGCGTCCGAGCGGCCGATGTCGGCGTGCTGGATCATCACGGGCGGGATCTCCCACTGCGGGAGGTCGAGGAAGCGCGTGAAGGGGACGTCGCCGAGGCTGCCGTTGTCGATCTCCTCGGAGCGCGTGTCGGGAGTGAAGGACTCGGTGGTGAACGGGATCTGCCGCATCACCACGGTGGGCACCACCTTGCCGGCCGAGTTGACCCGCAGCGTGGTGTACATCTCGTTGATGGTGGGGTTCAGGTACGCGTTCAGGACCTGCCACAGCGGGCGGCTCGCGAAGTCGAGGTGGGCGGAGAGGAAGGTGCCCAGCATCTTCTTCGGGCACACGCGCCGGTTGATGCTCGACGTCGGCTTGACCTCGGGCAGGAAGACGTCCCAGTCGCCGCTCTTGTTCGGGTAGTTCTGGACGCCGATGATCAGCTCCAGGACGTCCGCGTACGAGACGACGCCCTTCGACGCCTGGCCTGGGTCGAAGCCGATGAGCTTGCCGACCATCTGCGGGATGATGTACGCGTAGTCGGGACTCAGCAGCGCGGTGGGCTGCGCCGAGATGTCCACGCCGCCAGCCGCGAGGACCGTCGGCACGCGGTCAGCGACGGGCGTGCTCGGGCCGTGACCCACGATGAGGTCGAGGAGCGCCGGCACGATATCGTTGACGTTGTTCTCCTTGACGCCGGTGTCCGTGTCCTGCGCGAACAGCGCCTCGGCGTCGAGGCCGATGCGCGCGAGCCACTGCCCGAGGTCCCGCTGGATGACGTCCTTCGAGGCGAGCGAGCGGTCGTAGTAGAACATCGCGTCCAGCTCGCTGAACGACATAGCGGAGATGGTGTAGCCGGCGTGCTTGGTGCCGCTGCCCGGGTCGACCGAGACCATCTTGCGCACGTTGTGGATGCGCCCCATGAACTTGAGCCCGTCGTTGAAGTCGTTGCAGGGCTCGCCTTGGTCGATCTGCTTGAGGAGGCGCTCGTAGTCCTCCCTGTTGTTCACGATCCAGGCGAAGACGTGATCGCCGGGGAGGATCTCGATGAGGTAGTTGACCTCGGTCGCGAGCAGCGCGAGCTGCATCTGGCCGGTGTGGCTGCGCTTGTTGTGCGACACCTGCAGGTGATGCAGGTCGTCCGTGATGACCAGCGGCTTCTCGGCGCGGAGGAGGGCGCCTGCGGAGAGGTCACGGGTGATGGACCCCATTTTCTTGCGGCTGAAGCTGAGCGGGGTGCCGAGCCGCACGACCGCCACGATCGCGTAGCTGGACTGCGTCAGGTAGCCGGGGTCCGCTTCCTTGTCGAAGTCCTGAATTACATTGAAGCGTCCGGCGCGACTGCTCACCGGCTAAAGATTGCGGCTTGACTGCGCCCTGCAGCCGCGGGACCATGGAATGATGAAGACCATCCTGGCGTTCCTGGTCGTGACAGCCCTGGCGGCTCCCGCCGGGGCGAAGATGAAGCTGAAGTGGAGCACCGCGGGCGGACTCGACGTCGGCACCTACGGCAAGTGCCAGGTCGGCGTAGGGGCGAAGACAGGCATGACCAAGTTCGACGGCGAGAACGTGGCCCTCGTGTGGTTCATGGGCGACGCGCACAGGCGCGCGGCGTGCGAGTCGTCGCCGCTCTTCATCGTGCTCCGAAAGGAGGATGGTGAGGTCGGTGCCGTGACGACGCCGTCCACGTCGGAGACGATCTCAAGCGACCACGAGCGCGTCGACGAGGTCCAGAAGATCGCCGACGAGCTGGCCGCGTTCTATCACCAGGACTTCACGGTGCTCGTCGCTGAGCCGGGCTCGCAGGTGAGCGAGCACAAGTGGATTCTGAAGATCCTAGGACAGGCGGCTACTTCCCCCCGACCTTGACCGAGGTGTCCTTCGGTCCGGGCCGCGTGCCGAGGTACGAGCCCTGCACCATCGCCTTGAGCGAGGTGACGAACGCGGTGAGGTCCTGCTCCAGCGTGCGGATGGCGAACTCGGGGTTGCCGGAGGAGAGCGCTCGCATCGCGCCCTCTCGCTTGTCTTCGAGCTGCTTCCTCATGTGCGGGAGCAGGTTCGCGCCGGTCTTGAGGATCTTGTCGTCCTCGCCCAGCGCGACGCCCTCCTGCACAGCCTCGATTGCCTGAGCACCCGTAGCAGCGCCGCGCGCCGAGGTCCTGCTGACCGAGTCGCCGGCACCGCGACCGCGGAGCGGGCCGAGGAGCCCGGCGCTCGCGGCGAGAGCGCGCATGTAGCCGAGGCCGCCGGTGTTGTCCTTCGCGAGGCCGGCGAACACGGCGCCAGGTGCGAGAGCCTGCAGCTCCGCCTCGACGGCCTTGCGGCTGGAGCCCTTGAGGTAGCCGAGGCCGCCTGCCTTGCGGTAGCGCTCCATGGCGGCGCCCGTCGCCGACGAGCCTCCGCCGGTCATGGACGAGGTCACTCGCGCGAACGCCGTGCGGTTCTGCGCGGCGATGTACTTCTCCATGATTTGCGGGGTGACGCCGACGCTCGCCAGCTCAGGCGGCACCTGCTTGGTGCGCATGAACTCCATCATCTGGGCTGGGTCCATGCGCATGAGCGCGTCCTTCAGCATGACCGAGCCGCCGGGCGCTGCCTGCAGCGCTGCGGACGCGTTCATCGCCTTCTGCAGCGGGTCGATGCCGCCAGACATCATATTGCCGAGCGCGCCGACGCCGGCCTGTACGACGTTCGCCATCCGCATGTCGCCGCCGGTGGTGCCCGTCGAGGACGCCTCCATCAGCGTCTGCATGATGCCCAGGCCACTGCCGGGCGCCCCGCTGCCCATGAACTGGCCGGAGTTCATCAGGCCCATGCCGAGGTTCGCCACCTGCACGCCGGCCGTGATGTCGAGCCCACCTCGACCGATCATGCCCTGGATGCCGAAGCCCGGCGCCTTGCCGAACCCGCGGCCGAGGAACCTGCGAGCTGCGTCTGCACCGCCGCCGCCGAACTGGGCACCGGCGCCGAAGATCGACGCTGCGTTGTGGAGGCCGCCGGCCTTCGCGCCGAGGATCGACGGGCCGTAGCCGAAGAAGCCCATGCCGGCCGCGCCGGACAGCTCCTGCATCGAACCGACGTACTCCGAGTCGCTGTAGCCCGCGGTGAGAGCCTTCGCCTGCAGCATGCGGACGGAGTCGATGGGGATGCGCCCGTTCCCCACCTTCACCATCTGGAGACCGCCCGAGATGTGCGCGGCGCGCGACAGACCCATCTCGCCGATCGCGCCCTGGTACAGGCGGTTCGCGCGATCGTTGAACATCGGGTCCTCGGCCATCTTCGCGTCGAGAGCCTTCTGGTAGTTCTCGATGCCGAGCGCCTGCTCCTGCTGCTTCGCCCGCATCAGAGCGAGGGACTTCACGTCGGTGGTGCCGATGAGCTTGTTGTCACCGCCGAACAGGCGGGCGACGAGGCTGCCCGCCTTCGAACCGAGGAAGCTGAGCCCGCCCTCGATGCCGTCGCTCTTCATGTTGTCGATGAGCGAGTCGGGATTCGTCAGCGCACGCCGCATCGTTAGGAGCTGGCCATACTCGGGCGAGGCCAGCGTCTGCATGTCGGGGCTCTGCGCGAGCCGGGCCATCGCGATGACGCGAGCGAGGTCGCCGTGGTGGATGGCGAGCGCGTTGCCGCCGTAGATCGAGCCCGCCGTCGCGCGGGCGTTCATCTGGAAGAACGGCTCGTCGATGCCGTACTGGATGTTCGCCATCTTGTTCTCGCGACCAGTGGCCGCGACTGCCGCTGCACCTGCGGCGATGGCGCCGAGGACGCCGAGGACGCCGATCTTGCCGTTCAGCACGCCGGACGGGAGGCCCATCTGCTGAGCGATGCCGCCGCCGACCTGCTTGATCTCGCCGCCCAGCTCCCTGAAGTAGCCGCGGGCGCGAGCGAACGGGCCGTTGTGGCCGCGCGAGTCGCCCTCTGCCTCGATCGACTCCTGCGCCTTGATGAACTTGTCGCGACCCGAGCGGGCGCGGTCGAGCTGACCGAGGGTCGAGTAGTACTCGCCCTGCGCCTGCTCCATTGCGTTACTGGTGAGCTTCCCGCCGAGCCCTGATGCCTGCCGCGTCTTGAGCCGGTCGTACTGGCGCTCCAGCTTCGCGAGCGAACTCTCCAGGCGCCCGATCTCGCGGCTGCTGTCGTCGACGTGCCTCTTCAGGCTGTCAGACATGACCTTGAAGGCGTCCTTCGAGCCTGACGCCGCCCCCTTGAAGAGGGCCGCCGAGTTCTGGACCGCGCGGGCGAGATTGTCCGTCAGGCCGCCGCCGGCCTGGGCCATGCGGGTCCCGATCTGGCCGGGGCCGCTGCCCTTGCCGCCCGAGAAGGCACCGACCTTCGCGCCGAAGCCACCACCGCCGCCCCCTCCGCCGAAGCCGAGGTTGACCTGGTGGGTGGCCTGGACGAGCCGATTCACCTCCTGGGTGATCTCGGCGATGATTCGCTTGGTTTTTGCCGCGCTAGTTTCGTCTATACCTACGGTAAACTTGATATCTTTCGAGGGCATAGGCTAGTCCAAAAACGTAAAGGTGTGGCCGCGATACTGGCGATAATTGCCGTGCAAAACGTTCCAGATTCCACTGTTCGAAATGCCGAGCGCCTCTGCAGCCTGCGGAGCGGAGAAGTAGACGTTCCCTCTCTCGTCCTTAAAGGGCCGACCGCCTCGCTTCTTCGAGAGCGCGGCTCGCTGCTGTTCCGTGCGTTTCTGACCGCGAACCGCATCTCCAATCTTCGCCCGGTGCTCTGACGCGAGCTTCCTACCGCGGTGACCAGCAGCGATTGCAGCGCGAGCTTCCGGCGTGTGAGTCCTCCCCCGTCTCGGATGAATCGATCCAGGACTGTGGTAGCGCCGCTTCTGTGCAGCGCTCATTCGCTCAATGACGTCTGCGTCGTACTTCACACCGAGCGGACCGGGACCACCGTCGGACTTGTTCGTCAGGTCACAGCCAGCAGCACGGGCCGCCGCAATCCACTCCTGCTCGCTCTCGTACAGGCGCTCGGCGGTCGCGAACTCTTCGAGCACCTCGATCTCGTACCGAAGGCCGAGGGCTTGAAGCTGCCTGATCCAGTTTGCCTTGTGCGAGTTGCCCGCCCGCCTCAGGTTCCATCCGAGGCCGTGCTGCCGGGGGCGATGAAGCCCTCTCGTGCTCATGCCGATGTACCGCCACTGAGCCGACCGAGGGTCGACCAAGGCGTAGATGAGGAAGCGAGGCTCCACGTTTAGAAGATTGCGGCCGTCTAGACTCCGTGGACCAGGACGACGCGGACCGGCTTGGCCCCGCCGCGCCGACTCGACCACGTACTGCGGTTGAACCGCGAGTAGCCCTCGGCCTCGCACTCGACCACGCTCTGCCCCTGCAGGGGGCCGTTCACGCAGAGGAACTTCTGCTCGGTCCTCGTCACCTTCGACGCCTTGTCCTCGTACCACTGAGGCCGGCGCAGGTACTCCTCCGCCTTCTGGTCGTAGATGGTGATGTTGAAGACGTCGTGCTTCCTGGCCTGCGGGGTCTCGCGGACCTGCCCCTTGAACTCGTAGTGGACGCCGTGCCCGAACTTGTTCACCTGGACGAGGTCGAATGACTTGTCGTCCATGAGCTTCTGCAGTTGCTGCTGCGGCGTCATCCCAGGCCGGGCTCGTTCGTCGCGATGCTCTCGTACACCTTCCGACGGCGCTCCCGCTCCTCATCGTCTTCGGGCTTCGGCCGAATCTCGATCCAGTCGAGGTCGGCGAAGTGAAGAACGGTCTGGATGACGATCTCCTCGATGAGCACCACCTCGTCCGCGGTCAAGACCTGGCGCTTGAACGAACGATCGCCGTTGTCGTCGACCCAGTAGATCTCGACCCCGTGGCCCACGATGGTGTTCATCGTGACGTCACCACGCGGGTGGAAGATGGGACCGCGCCGGTCCTTCGTGAAGCTGAGGGCGCGCACGTCAACGCTGCTCTCACCGATCACACGCTGGGCGTCTTTGAACCAGTGAGGCGGGTTGCTTGTACAGTCGATTCCGTCGGCGATGATCTGCATGACACCCCTCTCCGTTACGCGGGCTTGTCGAGCAGCCCGAAGCCGTCCTTTTCGAGGTCGAGGTCTTCGTCTTCTGGCAGGAACGTCATCTTGATCTCGGGCGCCTTCGCGACAGTGGGCTGCATGGCCAGCACCGGCTCCGCGCCGGGCTTCGAATGCCGCACTGCTGGTGCGATGGGCGTCTCCGACTTCTTCTTGAGCGCCTCCTTCGCGCGCTCCGCCTCGGCCGCCAGCTCCTCCTGGGCGATCTCCCAGGTGTCCGCGTCGGCCATGTCCTCTTCGATCTGGCGCTGCTTCAGGTCGTCTGGCGACTCCAGCATCGCGTCGATCTCGTCTTGGATGTCCTCAGCGTCTTCGAGCTTCTGCTCCCAGTAGGCCTGCAGCACGTCGACGAGCGGCAGGTCGTCAACCTCGTGGAGAGGCGTGTGGAAGGTCGTGGAGTACCAGCGGAAGATCTTCCGCAGCTTGTACTCCGGGCTGGTGTCCCTGCCCTGCCTGTAGAAGTGGACGTTCCGAAGGGCCGCCCACTTGACGGCCTCGAAGATGTCCACTCAGTGCCCCTTGTCTCGAAGCAGGTACCCGACGCAGACCACGCAGAAGAACAGGAGGGCGATCTTCAGCGCGAGCGGGTTGAGCAGCCAGCGCATCGACGTCTACTTGACGGGGCCGAGATCTCGGACGAAGCCGTTGGTGACGCGGATGCGGTGGTAGACCTTGCCGTCGCGGCGGTCGACGAGGTCGAAGTCGCGCTGCACGTACACGGCCTTCAATCCGCGCTCCTCGCGCCCCTTGATGCCGTAGTGCTCGATTTCGACCCGCCTGACTCCGTTCGGCAGGTCGGGCTTCATGACGTACACCTTCAGCATGCCCCATTCGGTGTCGGCCCATGCAGGCCCGATGGACTCGCCAGTGGCTGGGTCGACCGCCTTCAAGTTGTGGCCGGCGACTCCGGGATAGATGGGGTTGATCACCGACCGAGCTGTGTACGTGGGCATGTGCTACTCCGCGGGGGTGGCCTTCGCGTCCTGCTCCAGGTCGGTCTTGGCCTGCTCGCCGTCGCCCTGGACCTTTTTGATCTCGTCGGACTCGGCCTTGAGGGCCGCGTTGTAGACCTTGCCGACGATGTTGTCGTCGTCGAGGCCGAGGCCGTTGTCGGCGGAGGTCCACCACGACGGCGCCTCGATGATGCGAAAGCCGAGCTGCGAGAAGATCTCCGCCGTGTTGATGGCGCGCTCGCTGGGCATGTTGCCCTCGGGCACGGGGCCCAGGAGCTGCCGGCGCAGGTTGTCGATGTTCAGGCGGTCGCGGTGGCTGAGCCGCGTCTTGACCTTGAACTTGCCGGCGTAGCTGGTGCCGGTGGTCTCCCCGACGTCGCGGACGGTGAACTCGTTCTCGTACTTCAGCGTGGGCATCTGCGGTGGGTTCTCCTGTGGATTAGTCTCAGGGCCCGTGGAGGGACTCGAACCCCAACCTCGCCCTTGTGGGGCGATGCTCTGTCCAATTGAGCTACACGAGCCGTTTGTGGAGCCGCGGGGAGTCGAACCCCGGTCTTCAGGTCGTCGTCGAACAAGCGCTACGTGCGTTCCCATGTCTTACGGGGGCGAGGGGACTGGGACCCCACAACGGTTTTCACCGGCCCTCCACCACTCGGTTTACGTCCGAGAACGAGCCGCACCGAGCGGCCAGTGGTCTCCCTGTTGTTGTGCCAGCGAGGTACCGGGAGCACCTACTCGCTGGTCTCGGCTTTAGGCCAGGGCGCGAACGCCGTGGCCGACACCGAACCCGTTGGCGACGATTAGGTCGAACGGGACGTCGAACTCTTCGTTCTTCGCTTTTCTTTTTTGGTCGGCTTTTTACGTGGCCTGCTGACCAACCACGGCACGCTCTCGATCTTCTTCTCCCCGAATCGAAGCCGTATCGGCCCCATGTACTACTTGCGAACGATGCTCATCTCTTCGTCTTCTTGATCGCTCCTCCAAGATTAGGTCTCTTGCCTTCCAGAGGTCTAATAGCGAATCAGCCGTTGCAGGCGAGGTAGTCGCTGACGATGTCGACGAGCAGGGCGTCGAGAGCCGCGCGATCGGGCTCGTACGGCAACGGCGAGCCCTTGATGGCGAGGATCGCCTTCTCCTTGTCCTGCGCCCACTGCAGCAGGTCGTCGAACTTCCACTGCCCGTGGCGGACGGCGTTCAGCTCGTCGGCGTCGGGCCTGCGGACGATCGCCTCACCACGGCGCATGATCTCCTCGGCCATCCGCATGAGGCGGACGAGGTGCATGGCGTGCTTGGTGTCGTACCCGTACTTCGCCTCCAGCTCGCGCCGCTTGTCGTTGCGCTCCCTGTCCCACTTCAGATACCCGTGCCAGTGCTTCATCGCCGCGTGGTACTTGCGCTCCGCGATGATGATGGGGATGACCTCCGAGGCGAGGTTCACCTCACTCGCCACCTGCGTGACGATGGCCTCGGCGTTCTCGTCGATGCGGTCGCGGGTCCAGCCCTCACCGGCGAGCTTGTCCGACAGCTTGCGGACGCGCGCCTCGATGACGCCGAGCTGCTCCTTGCCGATGGTGGGCTCGTCCTTCGGCAGGCCGAAGTCGGTGCGCGACGGCTGCTTCTTGGGCGGGTTCAGGAGCCACGCGCGGTGGGTCTTGATGCGCTTGAGCTGGCCGAACGCGTAGCCCGAGAAGCGGTACTTGGCGTTCTGCGAGAGGAACTCGTTGCGGGCCGCGTAGATGCGGCCCCAGGGCGAGCGCTCGAAGCCGTACCCGTCCCACTCCCAGCGCTGGCGGTCGGTGACGAGCCAGTCCGACTGGTCCGTGAAGAGGACCTCGATGATGTTGGGGTTGCAGTCGGCCGCGAGGTCGAAGAACTTCTGGACGTTGTAGATGACCGCGTCGATCGCGTTGCCCTTGTCGGCCTGCTCGAACCTCTCCAGGAAGCCGAGGAAGTACTTCCTGGGCGGGATGGCGATGCCCTTGACGTCGATGTCGGACTCCGGCGTGTTCGTGCCGTACGCGTGCGAGCCGTGCTTCGTCAGGAAGATCGTGCGGTCCTTCAGCCACGCGAGGTTGCCGCGTGGTACCACGAGAAGTCTTCGAGGGACATGTGGGGCCTATAGCGATTCAGACCAGAGCTGGTCCTCGGCGAACTGGCGGCAGCGCTCCTGGAACTGCACGGCCGAGTCGCCCTCGCCTTCGAGCGCGAGCTTCTGCGAGTCCTCCTCGTTGCGGACGATGCGGCGAGCGAGCTTGAGGCGCCCCTCGAAGTCGATGTCGGGCACGAAGATCGCCTCGTCGATGCGACCGGGACGTGTCGAGCGCCCGTCCTCGCCGGTGGGCGCCCCAAGCGCCGGGTCGATCTTCGACACGTCGTTGGTGGTGACGAAGAGCAGGAGGCCGTCCTCGCGCTCGATGCCGTCGAGGGTGTTCAGGATGAAGTCGAACGTCAGGTCCGACTCCTTGATGACGTTCTCGCGGCCGTGGAAGACGGCGTCGAAGTCCTCCAGCAGCACGATGCGGGCGCTCGCCCCCTTCGTCTCCTTCCACGCCTTCTCGAAGTCCTCGGCGTCCATCGTCGCGATGTGGAGGACGTGCACGGGGATGTCGAGGTACTCGGCCACCGCGCGCACGAGCGAGGTCTTGCCGTTGCCCGGCCGACCGTAGAGCAGGAAGCCGCGACGCCAGGGGAGGGCGCGCTCGCGGTACCACTCCTTGTGCGAGCGCCAGAACCTGACGCTCTTGAAGACGCGCGCCATCCCGGGGCTCAGGGCGAGCGTGTCGATCGGGTCGTCGGGCGTCGGGAGGCCGAGGTCTTCGGGCGGCCAGCCGATCGGGATCATCGAGCCCTTCCCACCCTCGGTGGTCCCCATCGTCGCCTTCGGCCCGTCGGTCTCGGTCTCCTGCGTGTAGCCGATGTGGTGGACGATCTTGAAGTTCCGGCTCGACTTCTCGTTCTGCTTGTGGACCTCGTCGTGGAAGTCGGCAGCGTCCAGGAGGAGCCTCGTCCAGTCGACGGTGCCCCGCAGGAACCTGAAGTTGGCGGGGATCGTGTTTCCGTCGTCGTGGTGGGCCGGCGTGAGGAAGATGAGGGAGCCCTTGTAGAGGAAGAGGCGGTACGAGCTGCTGGCCTGCAAGTAGAAGACGGTGTGCAGGTCGCCGTTGTCGCTCTTCACGTGCTCGCGCTCTGCGTGGTACATGTCGTCCTTCAGTCCGAACGACTTGGCCTTCGCGTTCAGGTAGCGGAGGAGGACATCAGCGGTCCAGGTGCCGTCGACGCTCCTCTTGATGAAGAGCCAGCCGAGGAGCCCCTTCAGGCCCCAGCGGACGCCGCGCCAGAAGTAGGGCGCGAGGGCGGCGACGATGGCGCTGGTGGCGATGACGAACTTGTGAGTCGCGACGTACGCGAGGATTCCGACCATGAGGCGTGAATAGCGATTTGGCGCAATTCGCTATGCAGCCTTCATGGATCGCCAACAGGCTCGACAGGTCATCATCGAGGCTGCTCGCAAGGAGGCGGCCAGCCTCCTAAAGAGTCGCCGACGCTACCCGCACGGCAGGTTCATGGTCTGCCAGGACGGAGAGGCGGTGTGCGCCTTCGGCGCCGTCCTTGAGAGGGCTCACCTCTTGAGCCGCCTCGGGGACGGCACCTTCATCTCGAACATCGGGGCATTCGCCGCCGCGCTGGAGATGAAGATCGACGACGTCCCGGAGCACGTCCACGCAGCGCTCAGCTCCATCTCACACGCGAGCGACAACGAGGACCGGTGGTCGGATGTGCAGCGCCGACGGCGAGTAGCGGATGCTCTGCGCTACTTCGCTGACGTCCTGCAGTACGCCGACCTCCCTGCCTAGATTCGCTATCCGCTCTCCATGGCGAACAAAGGCACGCACAACGACGCCGGAGAGAGCGTCCACTGGGGCACTCCGAGCAAGGTCGTGGACACCGTCCGCGCGTTCTTCGGGGGCGAGATCGACCTCGACCCCTGCTCGAACGACGGCTCCGTCGTCAAGGCGACGGTGGAGTACAAGCTTCCGGAGACCGACGGTCTCGTGGCGCCCTGGAACATCAAGGGTCGCGGGACTCGGGTCTACATCAACTCCCCGTTCGGCCGCTGCTTCCTGCGGGACGACCTGAAGGTGGTCTTCTCTCAGAAGGAGTGGACCGCCGGGCGAAAGGGCTGGAAGAGCCTGGTCGAGACGTGCCGCGGGGCGGGAGCTGTGGCGCAGGATCTCGGCGGTGAGCCGAACGACGTGGGAGAGGTCCTCATCTCGGACGTCTACGCCGCGCGCTTCAAGTCGACGACCATCGCCGACTGGACCTTCAAGTGCCTGGCGACGGCCGAGCAGGACGGGTGCGAGAACATCCAGCTCCTGCCGGCGGCGACGGACACCGGGCACTGGCAGAAGATCATCTTCCCCGGCGCGGCTGCGCGCTGCTTCATCCGCGGGCGCCTCCAATTCCTCGGCAACGTGAAGGGGCCGGCGCCGATGGCCACGGCCCTCGTCTACTACGGCCACCGCGCGAGTCGCTTCAAGGAGTTCTTCGAAGTGCTCGGGAGCGTGCGCTGATGGCTCGCGAGGCGCTCACAGCGACGTTCAAGCTGCGGCGGAAGCTGGACGCCGACGACTACAAGGAGCTGTCCAACCAGTTCGCGAAGCTCCTCTACAAGGTGTCTGGGCCCGTCGACACGTGCAACGTCCAGCCAGGCACCAACGGCGACCGCATCCTCGTCGTCGCCCGCTTCCAGAACGACTCCATCGACATCGGCAGCCTCGGCAAGCTCGCCGACCTCCTGGGCGTCACCGCCGACCTGCGGATGGCGTCGGGCACCATCTACTTCCACGAGGTGCCCATCGAGAACCTCAACATCGAAACCACCTGGGTGAAGTGACATGTCGATCTCGAAGCTGACCGGCAAGGACGGGCGCAAGGACATCCACCTCTGGACGCCCATCCACGAGGTCGTCGCCGAGCTGAAGCAGGTCTTGTGCGTGAAGGGCTGACGTGAACCCTTCATCGAAGCTGACGGTCTCTGGTCTTCTGGAGGTGTTCCTCGATGTCGAGGCGCACCCGTGGCGACGAGACGCGGAGGTCATCGTCGGCTACATGCCGCCGTACCCGCATCCGGACACGAAGCCCACGACGGTCGTGTGCTGGCACGGCTCATTTCTGCGGTACTCGCACGGGCCGAGGCAGGGCTACTTCTGGGACCTCTACGGCGACGACATGTACTCCGAGGAGCTTGCGTGGCTGGCCCTGTCGAAGGCGCCACCGCACCCCCGAGTCCTGTACGCAGGCGTCAAGGCCGTCAAAGACGTCGAGTGCCTGGAACCCTCCCGATGAAGCGCGAGGGCTGATTCGCTATCAGCTCTTCATGAACACCACGACAGACCTCGTCACCATCAAAGAGCGCCCCGACCTCTTCACCTGGGGGCAGATCCTCAAGCTCCACACGGTCGGAGACTTCACCGTCGTCGAGTACCTCGACCGCAAGGTGCTCAGCTTCCCGCAGCGGACCCTCTTCCACGCGTACCACAAGCACAACGACCTGCACAGCTCCCACGAGTCGCTGGAAGCGGCGCTGATCTACTGCATCGCGCGGAAGAAGATCGACAACCCGAACGACGCGCGCTACATGGCGATGGCTGCGGCGAAGCTGCTGGAGACGGGGATCTAGGAGCCCGTCGTGCACCACCTCCTCGTCCTGGCGATCCTCTACTTCACGCACGGGCAAGGCCCCAAGTGCGTGGACGCGGACTACCTCGCCAACGTGATCGAGTTCGAGGCGCAGCAGAACAACCAGGACCCGTTCCTCGTCGCCGCCATCATCGCCAACGAGTCCGAGTTCGACGCCTGCGCGGTCAGCCACGACAGGAAGGACCTGGGGCTCATGCAGCTCCGGACGACCGGCGCCGGCAAGGGGTTCAGGCGCCGCGTCCTGCTGGACCCGTCCGCGAACGTGCACATCGGCGTGGCGTACCTGGCTACGATGGCCACGGCCTGCAAGACGAAGCCGCGGACGCTGCATGGCTACAACAAGGGCAACTGCAAGGGCCGGCTGCGTCCGTACGCCCAGCACGTCATGAAGCTGTACCGCGCGCTGATGACGCACCTGGAGATGGCGTCGACATGACGCGCGACCAGAAGCTGTTCCTGATCGCCTCGCCAGTCATCGCGGCTGCGACGGTGGCCGCAGCAGTAGGGGCCGCCGTGCGCCGACTGCCCGCCGCGTTCAGCGCGACGTGGGACGCACTGGGCCAGAGAGACATTCGCTATGGGGCTTCCAGGAAAGGAAGAACATGGAACCCCTCGCGTTAACGCTCTCGGTCATCATCTACTTCGGCATCAGCGTCGGCGTCGGCCTGCTGGTCATCGACGCCTTCATCTGGCTGCGGCGCCGGTACAGGGCTGTCCGCATCGCCTGGGCAGCACTCAAGACGGCGCTCTCTGTGTGCATCTCGCCGGTGCTGTTCCTGCTGTTCCGAGTGCGGATCGACTGGTTCATGACGGCGTTCACCGCGCTCTGGCCGCACCTCGACATCCTCGACGAGAAGAAGGACCTCTACCTGCGGCGCTTCTTCATGACGCCGAAGACGCCCTGGTTCCGCCCGCGGTTCCTGCACTTCATCGCGCAGGACGACAAGGGCCGCGACCCGCACGACCACCCGGGGCCTTTCAAGACGAAGATCCTCCGCGGCGGCTACGACGAGTTCGTCTACTTCCCGCTGAACACGCAGTTCCGGAAGTTCTACGGCACCCACAAGCTCGTCATCACCCACGAAGGGGACGTGCTGGAGAACAAGGTGGGGCACACGCACATGCTGACGCTGCACGGCCCGACCTGGACGTGGGTGGTCGGCTGGATCAGCGGCAAGCCGTGGGGCTTCTGGAAGATCGACCCGGACGACGCGAACAAGGACCGCTGGGTCTTCAACGAGGACTACGGAGTGAAGGGCGAGGAGATCAGGAGCTGGGACTCGTGAGCAAGCTGGTCATCGTCGGTGAGCTGAACCCGTACGGGCAGGACCCGCGCTTCGCGCTCTACCACCTCCCGCGGCACGCCTCCGGCAACCGCCTGCGGGAGCACCTCGGGCTCTCAGACGTCGAGTACGAGAAGATCGCGAAGGTCAACCTCTGCTACGGCAAGTGGTCGATGAATGCGGCGCGCGAGACCGTGAAGCTCATCAACAGCAGGTTCGACGTCGCCGTACTGCTGGGTGCGAAAGTTCGAGACGCATTCAACGGCCCAGAGTTCTACCAGGTCGACATCATGGAGGAGGGGCGGGCCATCGCGCTCGTCACGCTGCCACACCCGAGCGGACTCAACAGGATGTGGAACGAACCCGGCGCGCGAGAGCGCGCCAGGGCTGTGATGAGGGTGGTAGCGCCCCAGCTCCCCTGGGGCTCGGCCTAGCCGACCGTCACGGCACCAAGGCGTGGAGTCAGCGTCCCGGGAGTAAGCGGATACCCCTGGCTGCCCATCGAGGCGAACGAGACCGAGAACCCACCGTTGTGCGACAGGGGATGCGATGGAGCTGTGCGCCAACTACCACTAGCCCTGTCCCAAGCTACGACTTGCTGGGCACACCACGCAAGACAGGCACGGTCACGACAGCTTCGTAACCGCGCCCCGACTGCTTGAGCTTCATTGAAAAAGTGCTCGGCGACTTACGACGGACCTTCGAGGACGCACATGCCGGTCAGCGTCTTGCCGTTGTCGCCCGCGTTCGAGAGAACGACCGCCAGCAAGTCGCCGTCGGCGAACAGGACCTCGTGAGCTGCCGTCGTGTCGGAGACCACGGCCGTCGAGCCCGCGGGGATCGTCACCGTCAAGGCGGTTGCCACGCCGTTCTTGTAGAGCGTGGCGACGACGTTGGTCGCGAAGGTGTTCGACTCCGGCTTGAAGCGCAGTCGAGAGACCAGACGCATGCTCGTCGGGAACTCACACGCTCCTAGGTTCGCGCCACCAGCGTTCGGGCCCGTGTTGGCCATGTAGGACGTGGTTGCTCCGGCGCTACCGAGGATGAAGCCCGACAGCGGCAATACCCAGGTCGGGGGCATCGGGCCAATGAGGCGGTTGCCGCGACGGTCAGCGATGCCCGTGGCATTGAGCTGCGTCCAGGTGATGATTTTGCCGTTGGCCAGACGGATATCGCCGTTGGCTCCCGTCACCGTCGACGAGTTGGTAGAGCCTTGGCCGAAGACCGAGCCCACTGCGGTATTAGTGGCGTTGAACTGGATGCCGATGTCGGTGCACGTGCCCGACTCGTTGATGATGGCGCCGTTGTTGCCGAACACCTGCGCCATGTTCTGCAACTCGCAGATGCCCTCCACCGAGACGCCGATCGAGCACCCGCTCACGACGGCGATCGACGCGAGTTGGCCGCGGACACCGATCAACTGCAACCCAATGCCGCCCGACTTGAGAACCCGCGTCGGGAATCCGCCTTGGCTGGCACCGTTGATGTTGCCGATCGTGACGTTGGATGCGGAGTTGATGTCGCCCATCGCCATGGCGCCACCCTCAATGCGAAGGCCACCGGCGAAAAACTCTTGCTGCATGTTCATGGTCGTCATCGACTTGAACGTCGCTAGACCAACAACGACATTGCCCTGCATGTTCATCGCTGCGCCAGCCATCGTGAAGAGACCGGCGAGACGGCACCCGCCAATCGACTGGTTGGCCACCGAGCTGAAAGCGAGCGAGTTGAGGAGGAGCGCGATGTACCCGGCGCCGTTGTTCGAGACGCCAGGCGAGAAGAAGCAGAACGAGAAGGAGCTAGTGTTCGTCTGGTTGACGCCGCCAGCCACCACGTTGCCACCGTTGACATTCAGGCCCAGGAACCGCAGCGAGCCGTTACCGTGTACGAACGGGTTCAACGGCGCGTTGACGCCCGGCATCTCGATGTAGAAGACGTCGGAAGCTGTAGGAACCGCCGGGAACGCCGAAGCGGGGTAGAGAGTGTCGCCGCCAGATACACGAACGATGGTGCGGCAGATGTTTCTGAGGGCCGCCGTGGCGGTATTCGAGTCGAACCGGATACGGGCACCGCATGGCAGGGCCGGTTCAGAAGCGAAGCCTGGCGCGGCTCCGCCGACCTTGAGGCACTGTACGGTGGAGGTGGTCGGCGTGCCCGTCGGATTGTAGCCGCTGGCGTTCATGCCTGTCGCCGTGATGGCGCCCGATCCGATGACGTCGTTGGCGTCCCAGTTGCCGGCGGTGGCACCAGCCGTAGCTACCGTCGACGTGCCACGGATGCACATGACGGTGTAACCGCTGGTGCCAGTGCAGAGCAGCGAGAGGTCGTCGGTGTACGTACCGACACCGATCATGATGCCGATCGTGCGACCGGCGCCATTCTTCGGGATGATGGCAGCTAGAGCCGCAATGGTGGCCTTGGGCTTCGTCCACGCGTCAGCCGCGCTGACATCTGAGTACCCTGCGTTGGAGTCGCTACCCGTCGCCGCGTCGACCGCATAGTATCGGGGGGTGGCCACCGGCCAATCTGCTGCGATGGCCGCAGACAGAACATTCGAACTGTTGACGAAGAGACCGCCGGCCAGCTTCGTGGGGTCGAGCGTGACCGGGCTGCCCGCGCTGCCGTTACCCTTCAGCGGACTCGCGGTCGTGATGGTCCCAGAACCGCCGCCACCGGCGAGCGTGCACCATGTCGATGTCAGCAGGTCGAAGACGAGAACCTGCCGGCCCGACGAATCCCACACTGCGGGGGCTTCACCCGAGTCGTCGAGCGGGGGCGCAACACTCGGCACACCCTGAACGATGGGAAGAGTGACTCGTGCTTCGAAACCGTGGCCAGTCTGCTTGAGCTTCACCCTCTCAAGATTGCGAGCGGCGGCTACTCTTGCAGGACCCCGCCGAGCGTGCGGAGCTGTCCGAATACCTGGTTGGCGATGAGCGGCGAGACGACGTCGACCGCCCCGAAGCGCTTGGCGTCCTCCCAGTCCATGTGCCAGTCGCGGCCGTTGGAGACGCGGGCGCGGTACTGCTTGTAGGTCACTTTCATCCGCCTGAGGACGTGCTCGGTGAACCGGCGGGTCGTGACGCGGAGGTCCTCCGCCTCGTTCAGCGCCTCCTGGCGGGTCATCCGCTGGGCGCCCACGAACATCGTGAACGGGTCGTGCGTGGTCAGAGACGAGCGCTTGGTCATCACTCGGATGTCACACGCCTGGAGGATGTAGAACGCGGCCGAGGCTGCCTGGCCGTCGACCACGCACACCACCTTCGCGTGCGAGATCTCGATGGCGCGCGCCAGCTCCACTCCGCCCTCGAAGGACCCGCCGGCCGAGTTGATCTCCAGCATCGCGAACTCGGCCTTCGTTTGGCCGACAGCGTTGAGCCACCTGATGGTGGAGTTGACGGAGTCGACGGTAACCTCTCCGGACAGGCGGTGGACGAACGTGCAGTGCGGCGACTCCGGGTTGCAGGTCAGAACCGGCTCGACCGGCATCGTGCGCATGATCGACATGAGGTCGCCGAGCGATTCGAGCCCGGCGGGCGCCGGCACCTCGATGACGGTCGCTGGAAGTGTGGGCACCCCTGCGTCCTGGGCCGAGGCCACGTGAGAGGAGAGAAGCACCATCACGAACAGCACCAACGACCTGGCTCGCGTCATGTCAACCTGCCCTTCCAATGAATCACATAGCGAAAGTGGCCTTACATAGATTGCGGCCTAGACTGCATTCGCTATCAGGACTGCATGCCGAGCTGCTTCGCGTGCTGCGGGCCGTACCATCCCGCAACCGGACATCTCTACCGGGAGTGGGACATCGCGTTCTGCGGACGGTGCTACGGCTTGTTCCTGGCCTGGCTATCCGGACATCTATGCCGCCGCTGGGGCGGCCACCGGTTCTACGACGAGGCCGCCACGAGCATCATCGCGGGCGGGCGCAGAAGTGGCGATCAGGCGGCACAGCTCGACGAAGCGGTCCTGCTCTAAATCCATCTTCATGCGCTGTACATCCTTGTGGACCCACTGCAGATTCCCTTGCACGTAACCGAGGGAGCTGTCGATCCTGTCTAGAGATGCCGTGTGAGCGCCTCCGGTGCGTTCTGGAAGCGCGATCGGCACTCCAGATAGGGAGCAGCGGCCACCGTGAACGCCCCACAGGAACGCAACGTAGGTGATGTCGACGTCGAAGACGATGCCGCGCGTCTGCGCATTCCTCTTCATCTTGTAGAACTGTGAGCCCGAGATGGGTCCTGCCCAGCCACGACGGCGAGCGCATCCGCACGACGTCGTGTGGCCGAACGTCAAGTTCGTAGTCGTGGCGACCTTCCGCCCGCCGCAGTCGCACACGCACAGCCACCCACCCGGCGCCTTCACATCAACGGTCAAGGCGCCGAACCTTTTGCCGAGCAGTCCGCAGTCCCCACACGACGTCGACCTACCACTCAAAAGGTATCGCTGCTGAACGCCCCTGATTGTGCCGCATTCGCAGACACACAGCCATCTCACCTGCCCGCGCTTCGTGCCGACGATTCGCGACTGCAGTGTCCACTTCCCGCTCTTCGTTCCTACCGCAAGCTCCATGTGCTTAGAAGATTGCGACTTTCCCCCACGTTGAGCAGTATTAGTAGCTGGTTCCGCGAGCTGGACTCGAACCAGCACAAAGCGATTTCAAGGCCCGCGGTCCTGCCTTTAGACGACTGGGGGGTAGTCCCTCCGCCAGGAGTCGAACCTGGACCTCGGCCTTCGCAGGGCCGTGCGGTGTCCAATTCCGCCACGGAGAGATGGTTGCCTCGGATCGATTCGAACGATCGTTCCCCGGTTCAGAGCCGGGTGTCCTGCCGCTAGACGACAAGGCATTGGTGGGAGAGGATGGAGTTGAGCCATCGGGGCCCCGAAGGACAACTGGTTTACAGCCAGTCCGTGCCCCCTACACGTCTACTCGCCCGAACTTTGAAACGTGACCTTGAACCAGCCTCCTTCGTTGGCTGTCTTCCTGCGGTGGCAATTCGCGCAGCGCACGACGCACTTCGCGATTTCACGCATGATTCTCTGGAGCGAGCACCGGCGTGAAATCAACCCCGCGACGTTGTCGTCCTTGTCTCTCAGATGGTCGAAGTCCAGGACCACAATGTCGTCTTCACCGCAGTCGACGCAGGGGTGGCTCTGGAGGTATTCGGCCACCGCCTGCGCAGTCTTTCGGTTGCGTTCCTTCGCCAGGGTCAACTTCCTATCCAGGTCAGCGTGGTCCTTGTGCCATGTGTTGTCGTACGCCCTCTTGCAGGCCGTACACCTTGCGAGGCGTCTACCCTTGCTGGGCTGGAAGCGAAACTCTTCAATCGGCTTGTCGTCGTCACATCCTTTGCAGTGCTTGGTTTCCATGCTGAGAAGATTCGGACTCACCAAGCACGAGTCCGAACCGGCAGTCTGGGTGGCGAGAGTCGAACTCGCATGGCTCGGTTCCGGGTCGAGTGATCCGCCTTTGACCCACACCCAGGTGGTTCTTCGTACGAGCGGGGAGACTCGAACTCCCACCCCCTTCCGGGGACCGGTTTCTGAGACCGGCGCGTCTACCATTCCGCCACGCTCGCGTGCGTGTACCACTAGGTACGAGGACTCTGTCGGTGGGCGCTGTGGCGCGCCCCTGTGCGTCTTCTTTACCCCTTAGGGGTAAAGGCGCAGGACAGAGCCCTGACGCTGGCGTTGATGCAAGCGTGGGCGACGTGGGCGCACCTGTCCCGAGGAGCCGACCAGGCTCTTGAACTCGGTCATGTTGGCGGTGCGCTTCATGGGAACGGCGAAGAGATTACGTCTCGGTCCGAGACAAATTCTTTGGAATGCGTATAGCGAATCTACATCGCCCAGTCGGGCCGCGGGTCCTCGCCGGACCACACGCGATCTTCGACTTCGTACGCCTGGGCCTCGTACCTGTTGTGCACGTAGGCCTGCATCCACGACCGCGTCTGCAGCCGCTGGCGCACCAGCTCGTACCCGTACTTCACCCAGCTCACCAGGAAGCACACGTTGCCTTCGTCCTGGTGCACGTGCACGAACTCGTGGACGCGGACGAGCTGGTCGACCTGCGACGATGCCGAGTCGGAGACCCAGTAGAAGATCAGCACGACGAACGGCAGCGGGAGAGTGAATGCGGCCCAGTTGTTGTCGGCCATCTTCCTCGCGAGCCATCCATCGCACGTCAGCTCGACGACCTTCTTCTTCGTCTTCGGCTTGGCGTGGTCGTAGACCGCCGGGGTGATGAGGCAGAAGAGGATCAGCAGCAGCGCGAGGAAGCAGAACGCGACGAACAGGGCGAGCATCACAGCGTGGGGCATCACGAACCTTCCTCTTCCCCCTTGGGGTCCTTGGCTTCCTTGGCAGCCTTCACGACGTCCTTCACGACGTCCTTGATGTTCGTCGGCGGCGGCGCGATGGTCGCGCCGTTCTTCATCGCGGCCCAGTCGCGGCCGACGTTGGCGCCGCAGAAGACGCCGTAGACCGACACGATGCCGAACACGACCTCAGCGAGGGCGGCGGCGGCGATGAACTTGCCGGCCAGGAAGATGGTGACGATGCAGATGCACAGGCCCACCCACTTGCGGGACTTATAGCCGCCGTCGTTGTGAGTGAGGGCCATGGACTACTTCGAACTGTTCAGCTCGCCTTCGATCCGGCCCAAGCTCTGCAGGGCTTGGTTCATGTGGTCGTCGACGGCGTCCAGGCGCTTCTCGATGTGCTCGACGTGCGCGGCCTGGTCGACCTGCTTCGCCTCCTGCGCAGAGACGCGCGAGTTCAGGGAGATCGCCATCGTGACAGACCCGCCGATGGTCATGACAGCGAGGGGTGCTACGATTTTGCCGATGATTCCGAGGGGCATGATTGCGAGCGTGCTCCTGAGGTGCCGAGAAGATTGCGACCCGTCACCGACCGAAGTCTCACGCAAAAGCTCCGACGGGTCCCTGGAAAGATTGGGACCCCCGGCGAGCCAAAATATCGCTACAGGCCGTCGATGTAGATGCGCCTGTCGATGGGTAGGTGGGGCTTGTAGACGAAGGGCGGGATCGTCCGAACGTCGCGTAGACTCGGGATCGCCAGGGCGCTGACGGTGCTCCCGGCGTTCTGCTTCTCGATCTCCGCGGCGAACTACTCCTTGAACCGGTCGAGCTTGGCCTTCATCAGGTGCGTCGGCTCTTCCACGGTCGGCAGGAGCGCGCCCTCTGGGATGTCGATGTCGATGACCTTGGTGGCGCACCGGTAGCAGCACGCGTAGGTGTTGTCCCTGGCGCCCTCCACGCGCGTGTCGCACGCAGCGGCGCAGACGTAGCAGGAGTACCTGGCGCGAGTCACGATGACGAGGCGCGGGTACACGACCGGGGCCTCGATGTAGTCGCCGAACATGTCCAGGCTCATGGGAGCTGGGGCACCGTCGGGTGCGCGCAGGTGGAGAGGGTGCCGGCCCACGGGTTGTTGCAGCCGGTGCTCATGCGGATGAGCGGGTCCTTGTACAGGTAGGCGCTCGGGGGGACGACGATGAAGCGGTTGTCCTCGATCCCGGCCCGCCAGTGGCAGCCGGACGGTGTCGCGCAGGCTGGGATGAGCCCCTGCTGGACTTTCCAGTCGCAGAGCGCCTCTGGCGCTGGCGCCGGCAGAACCTGCTCGGTGCCAGCGCAGTCGAGCTGCCAGTCGGCGGCGACCTTGACAACGAGGTCCTGGCGGCGGAGCGGGAGTGGGAAGGTGCTCTCATCGCAGTCCGATACGGCGATGAGATCGGGCGGCAGGACAGGCGGCGTGCCGTACTGCTGAGCGAGGCACTGCTCCACCTGGTCCGTCTGGACGTCGATGAGAGCGAGGTCGAACGTCAGGCCGGACGTGTCGACGCGGATGCCTTCCGGCGTCGTGGCGTTGGGGTGCACGTCGTAGTGGTACTGGCCTGGGAACTCGTTCTGGTAGTTGTGCAGGTAGTACGGCGGCACGTCGGGGTTGCAGGCGACGAGAGCGAGGAGGAGCAGCAAGCGCTTCATTCGGTGATGCGCTCCCTGTTCTCCGCGATGTCAAGCTGGTACTTGGCAGCCAGCAGGTTGATCATCGTGGCGTGCTCCGCGAGCATGCTCTGCACGAGGGCGAGGACCTCGTCCCTTCTCTCGGGCGACATGAAGACGTAGCGGCACTCGTTGCACCGCTGGAGCGGGAGGTCGGGAGGGAGGTTGGTCCACACGCCCGGCGTACCCGGGTGCTCGAAGAAGCGCCCGTCGCTGCACTCAGTGGAGACGACCCCGTCCTTGCACCGTGAGCACTGGAAGAAGGGCGGCGCGCCCGTGATGAGGTTCGGCACGCTCTACTCCTCCGTGACTCGCACGTGACGGAGGAAGTCAGCGAAGACGGCCCACTCACTGTCCACGTCCCTCACGCCAGGGAGGTTGCGCGGGTCCAGGGTGCACACGACCGGAGGGCCCAGCGGAACTTCGTCGACGACGGTGTCGGTAGACGCCTGCGGAGGGAACGCACCGTCGAAACGGAAGCGGGAGTTCGTGATCTCGACGAGGACCGAGGTGTCGTCGAGCGCACTGATGAACACCAGGTCGCGAGACGTGCCTGCCCACTCGGCGAGCTGCGCGAGGTCCTCCGGCGTGAGATCGTCCTCGCTGGTGTCGACGACGAAGACGAAGTCGTGGCGGTTGACGAGGCGGGCGTCGACGATGGAGCGAAGGAGCGCAGCCTCGGACGCCTGCGAGACGAGCTGGTACGGAGCCTCGGGCAAATCTTTGTAGTTCTTCATGATGCAGCCCTCCTCAGGGCGCGCGGCAGCGTGACGGTCAGGAAGAAGCGAACGGGGTGCGCGGCCTTCTTGTCGCGCTCCCAGTCGGCGACGTCGTAGAAGACGACTCCGTGGACAGTGCGCAGCGGGAGCGTCGGGGGTGACGGCAGGGCGACGCGCGTGTACCACTGGAAGCGCAGCCAGACGAAGACGCCCTCCCAGCCCCAGCCGCCCAGCGCGACCAGGAAGTACTTCAGGAAGGCTGCGAGGAGCGCCCTCACGCCTTGCCCACGACCGGCGAAGTGAAGGGAGGGTCGGCCTCCTCTTCCTGGTCCTCCACGACGTGCGGGGCGGCCGATGGCGCCTCGACGATCTCGCGGCGACCGAACTCCGTGACCTGCGCGATGGCCTGGTGGTACGCGGTCAGCAGGGTGACGCGGAACGCGACGCGTGGGTCGGCGCGGAACTTCTCGATGGTCTCCTTGGTGATCTCGTCCGACGCCTTGTCGGCGTCCACCTGGAGCACCTGCGTCAGGAAGGAGACCAGTTCGTCGCAAGTCTTCGCGCGGCCCGTGGCGCGCACTGAGTCGGCAACCGTCTGGGCCAGGTAGCGCAGCCCGGCGCGCTTGTCGTCACCGCCCAGCTCGGGGTGCTTCGAGACCACCGAGTCCAAGAACATCTCGATGAACGTGGCGCGGGCGTCGCTGACCTGGGACATCGTCTGACCTCCAGAGAGCGGATAGCGAATGTCGCTACGTGTCGTTGCGCGTCACGTAGAGGTGCTCAATCCAGAAGGAGAGCAGCGCCACGGCCACTACCGGCCACAGGAGCAGGAAGCAGACGGAGTTGCCGGCGTTTTCGCCCAACGACGCGAGCAGTCGCTCCGGAGAGGCGCCGCCGTGCTGGTGCGAGATGCCGGACGCGACACCCAGTGCGAAGGCAGCCACCAGGAGGCCCACCACGTAGACGACGAAGAGCGTGAACATGGGGGCCTGATAGCGAATCTGGCCAAATAAAAAGGCCCACCGGCGCGAAGCCAGTGGGCCTTGGGGGAAGGGCGCGAACCGATGGGCGCTACGGAAGCGCGGTCGCGAGCGGGCCCTCGGTGTTGGTGGTGTCCTCGTCGTCGACCATGATGCCGACGAAGTTGACGGTCAGCTCCGACAGGTTGCGGGCGTTCATGCCCGTCGAGTACCCGGTGGGGCGGACGTTGCGGAACTTGGCGATGCGGGCGTCCTGACCGAGAGCCTCGCGCTGGCGGTCGATGATCGTCAGCTCGATGTACTCGTGCAGCAGCAGGTCCTGCAGCTTCGGCACGCTCGCCTCGCGGTGAGCGCCGTGGCCGATGACTCGGAAGCCCGAGCACTGGATGTTGACCTCGTTCGCCGCCGTGTAGTCGATCTCGGCGGGGCTGAAGCGGCCGAGGATGTACGCCGGCTGCGTGTCGTAGGTCAGGCCGTAGCTGACCGAGTTGAAGAGGCCGATGATGCGAGGTTGGCCGGTGGCCTTGTCGACGATGCCGAGCTTCGCTCGCGCACCACTCATCACCTTCGGGGGATTCAGGGGAGCTGCCATTTCATCCTCTAAGATTGAGTCGCTAAGAAAAGAAGAGGCCGGGGCTCACACTGAGTGGCCCCGGCCGTGTCGACTTACGCCGACTGCTGCACCTGCGTGATCTGGAACGAGATGGGCACGAAGTAGATCGCGCCGGCCAGCTTCACCTCGATGCTCACGACCATCGCGGTGCCCTTGATCTGGATCTTCGCGTTGCGGAAGCCGCTGGGCGCGTCGTCCGACGGAGAGATCAGCTTGAGCCGACGGAGGTCGTCCATGATCGACTCCAGCGTGCTCAGTGCGAGCGAAGCGCTGATGTCGGCGACCGATTGGCCGACGAACGCGCGCTCCATCTGCTGCTTGAGCGTGAGGGCGATCGTGTCGGCGACGTAGACGGCCTGGATCGAGTTGTAGACGAAGTTGTTGTCCTTGCCGTACGTCGTCTGGTCGCTGACGAAGTAGAAGCCGCCGGTCTCGTCGCGACGGACCGGGAGCAGACCCGCGAGGAGCGCGTCCTCCATCTGCGAGTCGTCCTGGTCGTTGAAGTCGCCGGCCGCCTGCACGACGCCGGAGATGGCGACGCCCTTGCGGAACATCGGGCGGTAGAAGCCCGCGGCCTGGATGCCTGCCGCCTTGACGGCCGCCATCCACGGCTGGAACTGCTGCACGCCGTTCGCGCCGAGGTCCTTCGCGTCCTGGAACGCGCAGGAGCAGCGGAACGAGGCGAGGTTCGCCGCGGTGGCCTTGCAGACCTCGAACGTGTCGCGGATCGACAGGAACGCCTGGCGGTTGCGGCCCGCCTTCAGCGTCGACATCTTGAGCACGTGGGCCCGCGAGGCCGAGTGGATGCCCGCGATGGTGTATGTCGACGACGTGTCGGTCAGACCGTCGGCGATGTCACCCGTCGCGTCGCGCGAGAACAGGGGGACGAGGAAGTTGCCGCGCGCGAGCGCCAGCGCGTTCATCGCCGCCGTGTAGATCGCGTCCGTGGTCGCGCCGCGCGTGCCGCCCGCGAGGTACGCGATCGAGGTCGTCGGGGCCGGGAGGCCCGCCGGAGCACAAGCGCTGAGCTGCACGAGCGCCGAGTTCTCGGCGACGGCCTTGTTGAACTTGTACGCGTCCTGCTTGATGCGACCGGGAGCGCCGCCGAACGTCGAGCAGATGTTGAACGTGCCCTGGTCGAGCGAGGTCGACGGCTGCGAGCCGAGGACCGCGGTGCCCGGCGAGGCCGTGAAGCCCGGCAGGCTGGCGATGTACGTCGCGAGGTCCGAGATCGTCGGGAAGTCCGCCAGCTTGATCGCTGCCGGCGACGAGCCGGTGCCGCCCGTGACCGTGATGGTCATGGTCGTGGCCGTCACCACAGCCTGCGCCGTCGTGCCCAGGTAGCCGAGCTGCAGCGCGATGGCGCCGCCGGCCGAGATGCTCTCGCTGATGTTGTCGACCTGGCGCGCGTCGTTGAGCTGCGCGATGTACTCCGTCGCCGAGGTGATCAGCTTGGGAGCGTTGTTCTTCGAGAACCACGTCGGCGTCACGGGGACGCCGTTGGAGAGGACGGCCACCATGCTGGTGAGCACGCCCGTCCCGGACGTCAGCTCCGCGATCTCGATGCTCTTGCCGAAGCCGTCGATCGGGTTCGTGGACGTGACCGCGTGGATCTCGACGGCCGTGTAGGCGTCGAGGTCGACCGAGGTCGAGGCGATGTTGATGGCGGCCTGGTTCGTGGGAGGCGTCAGCGCGTTGGGCGCGCCCGTCACGTCGAGCACCTTGGTCGCCAGGATCTGGCTCGTCGAGACGCCCGTGACGACGTACGAGCCGGCGTTGTTCGCGTGCACCGAGGCGAGCACCGAGGCCGCCGGGATGAACAGCGTGTCGCCGATCGAGGGGAGGGCGTCGAACGCGACCGAGCGGTCGATCTGGACGCGGTTGCCCGAGACCACCGTCAGCGCGAGCGTGCCGGTGACGCCACCGATCAGGGCGACGGACGCGCCGCCGCTCACGTCGATGCCGGGCACGGCGTCGAACGCCGCCGCGGTCGCCGTCGGCGTCTGCAGCGCACCGACCGTGATGGCCGTCGCCGAGCCGCCGTTCACGCGCACCGACACGTTCGTCGAGGCGATCGGGAGGAGGCAGGCGAACTTGCCGGTCGTCGGCACGGTCTCGGACTGCTTCGCCGTGACCTGGTAGTTGATGAGGTTGCCGAGCTTGCCGAACGTCTGGTCCTGCAGCGTCGTGTACGGCGAAGCATCGAACTTCGCGAGCGTGGCCGAGGCCTTGCCCGAGGGGTTCGTCTTCACCAGGATCGCGCGGAAGAACGTGCCGAGGATCTGCGGGTCGTTCGCCGCCGGGTTGGCGCCGCGGAACGCGTCCACGAGCGGACCACTGCCGTACTTCGCGAGGACGTCCGCCATCTGGTCGGGGCCGAACGCGTTGAGGCCGATGTCGGACTCCTGCGTGAAGTCCGGGCCCATGTCCGCCTCACCGACGAGGAAGAGCACGCCCGTGGTGCCGAGCCCGCTGTTGGACTGAGCGACCGAGTAGGTGACGCTGCTGCTCGGGATGATGAGCGCGCCTGCGTCCGTAACGTACGACTGAGCCATTTTCTAAGTTCTCCGAGTGATCGAAAGTTGTTGAGTGAAGCGGGCCGCTACTTCTTCGCGGCCGTCTTCGAAGGGGTCTTCTCGCTGCGAGCGAGAGCGGCGTGGCTGGTGGCGATGCCCGTGGCGCGCTTCGAGGTGGGGCCGAACGCGCTGCCGCCGCCCGGGGCGGGAGGCGCTGCGACGGCCGGCTTGCGGCTCGCGACGAGGCGCTGCAGCCAGCCCACGCCGCCGGCCTTCATGTCGTGGCCGAGGTTCATGCTGTCGCGGACGCCCTGGAGCGGGCCGGGCAGCTTGCCGGCCGGTGCCGGAGCTGCCGCCGCGGGAGCTGCGGGCTTCGGGGCGGGTGCGCCGACGACCGGCGCACCCGTCGGCATCGCCGTCGGGCTCGACGCGATCGACTTCATCTTGCCGATCTCGGCGTTGGCCTGAGCGACCGAGGTCCGGCCGGGCGAGTCGCCGCCGCCCTGACCGACCGGCTGCTTGCCGGGCGTGCCCGGCACCTTCGGGATCTTCGCGCCGGGCATCGCGGTCTTCTTGAGACCGCCCGAGCCAGGAGCGTCAGCGGCCTGCGCCGGCTTCGCGTCCTCGGGGAGCTTCGAGCCGGGGCGGCGCGCGTCGGGCGCGGTCTTCGCCTCGCCGACGGTCTTCTCGTCCTTCTTGATCGGCTTCTTGTCGCTGGGGTGGAGCGGCTTCGGCTCCTTCGTCTCGAAGAGCAGCTTCGTCGGGTCCTCGACCGTCTTCTTGACGGGCTTGGCGAAGCGCTTGTCGTACGGCTCCGGCGTCTTGGCCGGCGGCTTGCGGTTGCACGAGCCGCACTTGCCGCTCGTGTTGTGCGCGAGCGACACGATCGACTTGCCGCAGCCGCTGCACGTCTCGTGGGCACCATCGCCCTTGCACATGCACTGCTCGCTCATCGCGAGCGGGACGTCGCCCTGGCCGCCAGTGCCGGCGTCCATGTTCTTCTGCAGCTCGCGCGCGCGAAGAGTGCGGAGGTCCTCGGCGTAGCTGTCGAGCGCTCCGCGAAGGCCCTTGGCGAGGGTCGCGGCGATTTCCTTGCGAGTGGTGGGGGTCTGAGACACTGGATGTAAGCTCCGTTCAGGTGGTTGAAAGATTCAGGTTGGGAACGCGCCAAAACGCTGTGACGCGCAGTCGGAACGCGGCTTCGTGCCTGGCGTTGCCGTGAACGCGCCCCAACTACGGCGCGCCAAAATCAGCGAGCGTTCTTCTGGAGGACGTCCTTCAGAGCGAAGAGGAGGTCGCGCGAGAACTTCCGGATGACGTCGTGGTCTGAGTGCAGGCCCATCCCACGTGCGGCCTCATCCACGAGTCCGAGTGCGGTCTCCAGTGGCACCTTGTGCGGGTGCGGGACGAACCCCTCGTCCGAGGGCTCCGTGAACTTGCCGGTCACCGCGCGGTGAACCGCGTCGTGCATGACGGTGTTCAGCTTGCGGTGGAAGTCCTCGTCCGAGATGTGCACGCCGGCCTGCGCGGCGAGTTCGCGCTGCTTGTGGGCTGCGAGCCACTCCCAGTGCACGGCGCGCTTCGCCTCTCGGGCGGTGCGCTGCTTGCCGAGTCCGCCCATGCGGCGGCCCTCTCCGTAGATCTGGTTGAGCTGCGGGTACGTGAGTGCGTGCGCCAGCTCGTGCGTCTTGCGCCAGTTGTCGGTGTAGTCGGCCTCGCTGAAGTCACCGCCGGAACCCGCGCTCGGGTCCCAGATCATCAGGTGGCCGGTGTTGTAGTTCTTGCCGGCGAGGTCGGCCTTCCCGTGCTTGCCGCCCGCGTAGTAGACCTGGAAGCCGTTGTCCTTGACGAGCTTGTCGACGACAGGTTTGGTGCCCGCCATCGGGTAGAACTTCAGGTTCGAGGGCTTCGCCTTGTCGATGGTCCCGTGGGGCGCTGCGTACTTCGCGTACGTGGCGACGCCGGCACCGGCGGCCTGGGGGTTGTTGTGCGGGACCGTGGGAGTGAGAGCGGACTCGTCCTTCTTGGCCAACCGGAACAGCCCCTGGTACTTGCTGCTGTCGAGGAGGACACCGCCACCCACCGAGTGCTGGTGGTGACCCGTGTGTCCCTCGTGCCACGGGTACGAGTGCGGGTGCTTCGAGCCGCCCATGCTCTTGCGGAGCGCGATGAGCAGGTGCTCGCGGATCTCACGCTTGTTGAGCGGCTTGTCGCCGGTCGGCGTCTGCTGCGCCAGCGGGATGTTGTTCTTGACCGGCGAGTCCTGCGGGTGGTCGAAGTCGAAGTGGAGCGTCACGTACCCGCGCTGCGGGATGTGCGTGTAGTAGTCGTCCGGCTGCTCCTTGCTGTAGCGGAGCAGGGGCAGGCTCGGGTGGTACTTGCCGGCGTTGTCGCCGCGCGTGTACAGCAGCTCGTGGCGGCCGTCCTGCGAGTAGATGACGGCCTCTTGCCCGAACTTCTGGCCGAGCTTGTACATCTGCTCGCGCGTCGGGTTGTAGACGAGGTACGAGTGCTCGGGCCCGCCGTACGACCCGTGCGTGGGCTCGTACTTGAGGCCCATCTGCTTGAAGTGCGATTCGAGGGCTTCGTTGCCGCCCTGTTCAGACGAGAAGCGCGGCGCCTCGGCCGTCATCATCCCGACGGTCTGGCCACCGTGGAACAGAGGGTGGTCAGCGACCTCGGGAGGAGGGGCCTTGTACAGGTGCGTGTCTGCACCTTCGGGCGTGCCGGACATGCCGAGAAGATTGCGGGCGGCTTATTCGTCGTCCGCGACCCAGGTCGGGTTGGTGTCGTCGGAGAGGAACTCGACGAGGTCCTCGTCGTCCGACTCGTCCTCGTCGGACGTCTCGACCTCCACGATCGTCTTCGTGTCGACGGATGAGATGGCGTCGTAGGCGCCCTTGTCCCAGGACTGGCGAACGTAGCCGGTGACGTTGATCCAGCGGCTGAACACGATCTCTGCGTCGAACTGCGAATTGCGCGAGAAGTCGGTCGACGCGAGGGTGCTGCGCTCGAAGCCGCGCGCTTCGAGGAGGTCTTGCTTGTACTTGAGCAGGATGTACTTGACGATCGAGTGCAGGTACGTGAGTCGCCAGGGCTCTCCGTCGACGTGGCAACCGACCTGGTACGTCTCGCGGTAGCTCGCGCTCTCGACGTGCTGGATCTTCCTGGGCTGGGCGGTCCTGATGGTCGAGTTGTTGAAGTCGACCGACAGGCCTGGCTGCAACGCGATCGTGTCGTCGTCCAGGACCTCCAAGATCGGGTACTGGCGGCCGGCGCTGTCGAAGAGCACCATGCCGGCGCCGAGCGTGATGTTCTGGATGGCGCTCGCCGGCAGGACCATCATCCCCGAGGAAGGGAGCCACTTGATCGGATTGAAGGGTCCGCAGAGAACGGGCCAGTCACTCGCGACCTGCTCGACGGGCACGTAGTGGACGTCGCCGTGGGTCACCTCGACCTCACTCGACTCCTGCAGTGAGATGGTGACCGCGGGGAAGGTCACCTCGTCGACCCGGTAGCTCATGAAGACCGGGACCTCCGTCTTCAGGAACCACTGCTTCGCGTTCTCGATCTCGTCAGCGACCTTGAGCGGGTTGAGGAGCGGGTCGCCTCGCATGCCTGCGAAGACGTGGTCCACCAACGCGGGGTTCTCGCGCATCCGCGCCATGCCCTCGATGAGGGCGAGCCGGATGAGGGTGTCTGATTGGACAATGCCGAGGACTTCGCTCATTTCCGCATCGGTGAAGATTGCGGGCCGTCGCAATCTCTTTGGGGCATGCCCGACGCGGTAATCGAGTTCGCCGTCAGCACGATCCTTCGGACCATCAAGTTCGAGGACCAGCGCCTGAAGACGGGGATCGCTCTTCGCAAGCACCTCGGCGCGCAGATCTCAGCCGGCGTCGAGGTCGAGCACTACCGGATCGACTGGATTCGCAACACCGTGGGCGAGGTCGTCGAGGCGCTGGTGACGTCGGCGAAGCGCTTCAACCGCGCGCACCCCGCGGACAAGATCAGCGTCGCGGACTTCGTGGACGTTCTGCTGTCGACGGTCGAAGCCCTCCGCGAAGAGGACTAGCCGATCTCCATCATCATCTTGTCGACGAGAGCGGGAGCCACTTCCTTCTCCCACGTCTCGCGCGCCCACTGAGCGGCGTCTTCCATGATGTTGACGGCCTGGTTGCCCGGGTGCTCCCAGCGGCCCTGGCCAGCGTGCTTCGAGGACGCCACTCGGAACGTCATGACGTGCCGCTTGACCTTCCCCTTGCTGTCCTTGCTCTGGTAGACGGTCACGCCCTGCAGTAGCGGGATGCCGGTCGGCCCCTGCTTGACCGCTCCGAGCGGCCCCTTGCCTTGGCCGGGCCCGTGCGAGCTTTTGATCGGGGCCGTCTCGATGTCGAAGGAGTGGAGTCGTCCTAGCTTCGCCTGACCCGCGGCGTCCGTCTCGATCTTGCCGAACGGGATGCCGCGCTTCTTCATCTCCGACTTGATGGTCGTGATGAGGTCCTGCTGAGCCGGCGTCGCGCCGGTGCTGCCCTTGCCGGGGCTGTGGTCGAACGGGATGACGACGTACTTCGAGCCGTCTGCTGCACGCTTCGCCTTCGGGCTCGCCAGGAGCTGGTCCAGCATGTTGTGCGAGGTCATGCCGTCGTCGATCCACCGGACCTTGGCGTCGAGCGACACCATCCACGTGTCCTCGTTGACAGCCTGGACCTTCAGACCCTTGACGAACATCTCGCGGCGCGTGTGGAGCTTGGTCGCTGCCAGCTCCTCGGCCTTGCGCTTCGTCATCTCGGCGAGGTCGCGAGCGGCACATTCTGTTGCGCCCTTGATTGCCTCGTCGACATTCATCAGGTCGGCGAGGTCACCGACGTCGATGTTTACGAAAAGGATGGCGCACCACCCTTCGAAACACGCCCCCGGAGGGCGGTGCGTACACGATGGCAGTTCGCGCAGACGAGTTCGCACTTCGCGATTTCGTCAAGAATAGCTTCGAGGCTGTACGACTGCTTCATCATCTGGGCGATGTTCGCCTTCTTGGTGCCACGGATGTGATCGAAGTCCATCGCCACGGAAGGAAAGGTCCGTTCACAGTCTGCGCACGGCTTGCGCTTCAGCTCGTCGACAAGTCGCTTCTTCTGATCGAGAAGCGCGAGTGCGGCCTCGGTCTTTGGACGGCCTCGAACATACGAGCGTTGGCACGGTTTGCACCACAGATACACCGTCACACCCCTGCGGATGTAGCTGTTGAAGTCCTCGACCGGTTTCGGGAACGTACACCTTGAGCATCGGCGCTTCCCGTCGATGACGGGAACAGGAGCGGGCATGCTCTAAAGATTGTTGCTCTACGAAGAGCAACTACTTCGCGCCGGGCTGTCTAGAGCTGACCGGATGGGACACGGCCCCAAGTAGGGGCGCACCCGGCTCCTTGCCTTGGACCATGCCGGCCCGGACCTCTTTCCAGCCCTGCGTGCCGTCGGCGTGCGCGACCTTCACCTTGCCGTCGAGCACGGAGCCGACCGGGAGGTGGAGGTGGTGGCCCGAAGCGGCGACGTTCGCGCCGAGGTTGGCCTTGTCCAGCTCGCCCACCTTCGTGGCCGGGCTGGCGTCCATCTCCTCCTTCTGGACGGTCGAGAGGGCGGCCTGAACATGGCTTGGCTCGCGGTCGGCCGGAGGCTGTGCGGGGGCGGCCGGCGAGACCGAGCGGCCCAGCTCGATGACGCCTTGGACGAGCCCCATGATGGCGGCGAACGTGTCGGGCGCCGACGTCTGGAGCTGCTGCAGGACGGGCATCTGCTGGCGCACCGCGAGCAGGACCTCAGCGACGCGGCGCTTGACCTGGTCGGCCTGCGAAGCCTGCTGCTGGTTGTCGGCGTCGTCCTTCTTGCCCTGTGCAGCCGCCATGTCGTGGAGCTGCTTCTCGAAGTCCTCGGCGGCGTGCGTACCCTCGGGCGGCGGCGGGGCTGCGTCTTGCGCGTCCTCGATCGACTTCTCAGCCTGGGCGCCCTCTTCGTGGTCGCCCTGCGTCCCCTTCGCGCCCCGCTGGGCGCCGGTGAAGCCGGCGTGCTGGTCCTTGTCGGTCGTGCCGGCGATGCCGGGCTGGTCAGCCTTGCCGAGGTACTCGTCGGCGATCTTCTCCTGCTCCGTCTTGGGGTGGGAGGTGGCCTTGTCGATCTCGGCCTGCATGTCCGGGTCCCAGAGGACCGTCTGGTTGCCGCCGCGGAGCTTCGCCACGAGCAGGGCCTTGGCGCTCTCGCTCATTTTCATGCCGACGCCGACGGAGACGGTGGCACCAACCAGCTCCGCGTACCGGCGGGCGATGTCGGGAACCTCTGCGAGGTGGTCGGCTCCGATCTGGATGCGCCCCTCGTCGCCACCGATCTCGACGACGCTGCCGCCGACCTGGAGGCAGAACGAGCGCCACAGCTCGTTGCCAGAGTTGATGGCCTGGTCGACGCGGCGCACCTCGCCTACGTCGTCGCCGAGTACGGCGAGACCAACCTGGCGACCGATGTGGTCGCCGTCCCACGAAATGAAACAATCCATTGCTTAGTTCACCACTCTGAAGGTCTTGGTCCGATGACAAGCTGCGCACAGAACTTCGAGCTTGGGCAGCTCCGCACGCAGACGCGCCAGGCTCATGCTCAAGACACCTGCCGCCCTTGTCGAGCGACAAGCTACCTTTGACGCCGGATCGCGGTGGTCTAGGTCCATCTGCCAAGGTTGGTAGCGCATCCCACAGTGAGCGCAGGGCACGTTCTTGACAGCCCACACGAACGTCCGCTTTTTGACGTAGTACCGACCGAAGCGACTGTCGGGGGTCACTGCCTTGGCGCGGTGATACGTCCTGTTGCGGTGGCACAGGACGCATACCAATTCACACTTGGCGATTTCGTCAGCGACCTTCGACATCGAAGCGTACTTGACCAATCTGGACACGTCTGTGTCCTTCTCGGCGCCGGATAGGTGGTCGAAATCCATACATTCAGGCGGAAGGGTCCGTCCGCAGTCGACACACGGCCCCGTCTTCAGGGACTGCAGTGCAATGCGCTTCCTCTTCCGATAGCGCGAGAGACGTGAGGCGGACTCCATGCCCCCACAAGATTGCGGCAGGACATTCGCTATTAGGCCTACATGTCACAAGTTGCCACGCCCCTGATTCTCCTGGCCGGGCAAGCCGGGTCTGGGAAGGACACCGTCGCCTCCTACATCGCCGAGAACTACAACGGGGTCTGCGTTGCCCAGGCGGACCCGATGAAGAGCCTGGTGAAGCGCCTGTTCGGCTTCAGCGACCAGCAGCTCTGGGGGCCGAGCGACTTCCGCAACGCCGTGGACGTCGGCACGCTGCTGCCCGAGCGCCAGGCGTCTCAAGTCCTCCTGAGCAACCTCTTCACCAGCTACATGAACGAGATCCTGCCGGGCGCCTGCACGCCGGACGTCATGGCGCGCGCGATCTACTGGTACCAACAGTTCGTCCAGCGCGAGAAGCTCGACAAGGGCGAGGCGCTCTCACCTCGCTACGTCCTCCAGACGCTCGGGACCGAGTTCGGTCGCCACGTCAACAAGGAGATGTGGTCGCAGCACGCGATCCGGACCGCGCAGAAGCTCCTGAGCGGCGGCTGGACCTACGACCGTGACCAGGGCCTCGTCCAGAACGACGAGTTCCCGGGCTACGACTTCGCCATCATCACCGACGGGCGCTTCCGCAACGAGGTGATCAGCGTGGCCATGGTGGGCGGCTTCCCCGTCCTGATCGTTCGGCCGAACGCCAACGCGAAGGCGGTCGAAGCGGGCGGGATGAAGAACCACCGCAGCGAAGCCGAGCTGGGCGGCATCCCGCGCCACTTCTTCCACGGCATCATCAAGAACGACGGCTCGCTGGACGAGCTGTACACCGACGCGCGCGAGATGATGCACGACGTGTACGGCGCCGTGCTGCGGAGGGCCGCGTGATGCCCGAGATGATGATGTTTCCGACGCTGTACAAGCGGTCCAGCTCTGGGGCGCTCCAGCAGTGGCGCATCTGGGTCGAGAAGTGCTTCCAAAAGGATCTTCACGAACCGGGCGACCCCCAACTGGCTGGGATCATCCACACCGAACATGGCCAGGTCGACGGGAAGCTTCAGACGGGCGAGGATGTAGTCCGCCAAGGAAAGAACCTGGGCAAGAAGAACGAAACGGACGCCTACCAGCAGGCCTGCCTCGAAGCTGAGGCTCTGTGGCGCAAGAAGAAGGAGCGCAACGGCTACGTCGTCGAGCGCGAGCGCGCTGAAGCCGGCGAGGATGATGCCGAGGGCGGCATCTTCCCGATGCTCGCCAAATCGCTGGAGGACGTCCCCGAGAAGAAGCGCACCTGGCCCTACGACTACCAGCGCAAGTTCAACGGCGTGCGCTGCATCGTCGAGGTGGTCGACGGCAAGGTCAGCCTCTGGAGCCGGAAGCGAAAGCGCATCCTCGGCGTGCCTCACATCCAGGCAGCGTACGAGGCCGCGTTCCGCGACGTCCCCGGCAGATTCACGCTCGACGGCGAGATCTATCGCCACGGCTGGTCGCTGCAGAAGATCTCCGGCTACGTCCGGAAGGAGAAGACCAAGCCGGACTTCGAGCAGCTCGGGCACTTCGTCTACGACCTGCCCGTCAACAGTGACTTCGCCAACCTGAAGCGTCCATGGCGCGTCAGACGCGGAGAGCTGGACGAGATCTTCACGAACATCATCGGCCTGACGCACGACCACATCCATCGGGTCGAGACGATCTCGGTCGCAAGCGAGAGCGAAGCTCGGGCGATCGAGAAGAAGTGGGTCGGCGAGGGCTACGAGGGCGGCATTCTGCGCGACCCGTACGGAGAGTACGAGGCAGGGAAGCGGTCGTCGGGCCTGATGAAGGTGAAGTCCTTCATCGAGCGCGAGTTTCCCATCGTCGCCGTAGGCGAGGGCCGCGGGAAGTTCGAGGGCTTGGCCGTCTTCACGTGCAAGACGGACGAAGTCTTCACGTGCAAGACGGACGAAGGTAAGGAGTTCGACTGCTGCGCCCCCGGGAACTTCGAGGACCGCGCGGAGTTCCTGCGACTCGGCGACAAGCTGATCGGCAAGCTGCTCACGGTCAAGTTCTTCGAGTGGACCGAAGACAAGAAGCCGTGCTTCCCGGTCGGCGTCGCCGTCCGGATCTACGAGTAGCTACTCCTCGGTGGGCAGCGCGAACGCGTCGCCCTTGTGCGCCTTGAACCGGTAGACGGTCGCCGGAGTGTTCTTCGCCTTCGTGGCGACCTCCTCCGGCGGCTCTCCGACGTGGTCTCCGCCGAGCGCCTTCACGGTGAGCTTGTACATCGCCCCGTGTTTGGCCTCGGCCTCGCGGTCACCTGCGCCGCGTGCGGCCTGCATGCCGACGAGGTGGTGTGCTGCCGCCTCGACGAGCTGGTCGTGGACGTAGTCCTTGTGCGCCTTGGCTTCCGCCTCGTGGCGGGGCAGCTTGAAGTGGAACTCGTTGATCGCTGCGCGCGTGTCGAGATCGTGGACGTGGTCCGCGTCGACGATGTTGTAGCGGCCGAGCCACTTCGGGAAAACTTTCGGGTCCATCTACTTCCTCCCCACGGCCTCGTAGATCGTGACGAGCGACTCGCGGTCGAGGTCTTTGAACTCGACGGTGAGCGTCTCTGCGTCCGTCGCGACCACCCGCGCGGACTTGCACAGGTCGCGCAGGCACATGCAGCCGAGGATGCGCTCGTTCTTGAACTGCGCGATGCCGCAGGCGGCGCAGCGATGAGTCGCCTCCGAGCGCGTGAACTTGACGGTGGCGCTCTTCGCACCGGGAGGCTTGGGCGGCTTGACCACCGTGGCGCTCTTGGGCGGCGTGCCTCCGGCCGGCGTGGGCGGCGTCGGAGCTTCGGGTGCCGTCGGCGCCGCGGTGAGCCCGGGGCCCTCCTGGCCCTTCTCCAGCTCCTTGCGCTTGGTACACGACTCGACGTGCTCCGCCTTCTTGCTGATGCACCCCGGGCAGAACGCCTTGTTCAGCTCGCGCTTCACCATCCTCGTCTTCGCGAAGAGGTCGATGGTCTTGCCGAGGCGCTGGATGTCGACGTTCCGCATGCCGGGGTCGATGCGCTCCTTCTCGACGCCGAGCGCGACGGCGATGCTGGCGGCGACGTGGAAGACCGTCTCGTTCTCGAACCGGTACAGCTCCTTGCCGACGGTGACCGAGCCCGAGAACGCGGACTCGTTCTTCGTGAACGCGATGTACGTGTCACCGACGCCCGGAAGTGGCCCCTCGTAGGCGGGCTCAGAGGCGAGCCACGCGAGGATGGTGCGGGGAACGATGGCGTGAGCGAACACCTCGGAGCGTTCACTGGCTTTGGCGAGTGCCAGAGCGCCGTCTGAGCCGAGGACGCCGGTGAGAAAGGCTAGCTTCCGAGGATGCATGCGCGTGCTCACGAAAGATTGCTACCGGGGACCGTACGAGCCGTCGCGCGGACCCTTGTGCTGCCGCGGACTGTTCGGGTCCGGCGCCTGGTCGTCCTTCTCTTCCTTCTCGAAGACGTACTCGCGCTGGAGCGTGAAGGCCTGGGGCATCCGGATGAGCTTGCGGGCGAGCGGCGTCTCCACCTGCGCGACACGGACCTGATGGTTGATGCGCTGGACGTACCAGTAGGGGCGGTACGTGTAGCGGATCGAGTAGATCTCGCCCTTGTTGGCGATGGCGTCGAAGCCGGGGCGGTCCCCCACCCAGACGATCTGCCCGTTCTCGATCTTGTAGTCGTTCACGCTGTAGCGCTTGCCGTGCGTGTCGACGATGTCCATCACCTCGACGACGGGGAAGCTGAGCTTGTCGCGGCCGGTGGCGTGCGTCTCGACGAGCTGCCAGTGCGGCACAGTGATCGCTTCCTCGTCGAGGTACATGCGGTCGTACTGAGCGACCTGCGTGTCCTCTTCGGTGTCGTCGTAGAAGCGCGGGGCGGTGACCGAGACGGTGCTGTCGTCGAGGAGGCCGAGGTCGGACGAGTTCTGCCGGTTGCCGTTGCCGGTGAACAGGCACGTGATGGTGCCCGCCTTCGTGTACAGGAAGCCGTTGCTGCAGCCGGCGTGGTCCTCGTGGATGCGCCGCGTGTCGTACCGGTCGACCATGCCGACGGGGCACTTCATCGCGCGGTAGTGCACGAGCTTGACGCCGTTCGCGCGGATCGCGACGTCGAACATCACGGGGTCAAAACTGGTCGTGATGTAGCTGAACTGGAGGGCTACATTCCCTTCAGGCTTAGTGTTCACGGCTCGCCTCCAGGTACGTGGCCAGGTCGCGGAGAGTCTGAGGGTTGTCTCTCACGTGGCCGAGGGCAAGATTGCAGCCGCTGCACAGCAGGCCGCGAATCACACCGGTACTATGGTCGTGATCTACGTGGAGCCGCTTCCAGCGTCCAGTCGGAGGCTGCTTGCAGACGTGGCACTTGCCTTCGTGCGCGACGATCATCGCCTCGTACTGCTCGGTACTGAGGTCGTAGTTCTTCTTGAGGTTGTCGCGACGGTTCTGGATCTTCACCTTGGCAGGGTTGTTCTTCCGCCATCGACGCGCGTTCTCACGCGCTGCCACCCGCATGGCATTGGTGCGGGGATGAGTCCGGCGCCACTCTCGCATCCGGACGGCTGCCTGTTCCTTCGTCTCGGCCACGAAACGTTCCTATCGGTTACGGTTCGTGAACTGTTCCCAGAGCGGGACCATGTGCGCGAAGCTGGAGAGCGGCAGGTCGTCCGACTTCTCCAGCGCCGTGATCTTCAGGTCGGGGCGGAGCTTCTTCGCGATGTGACGCGCGACCGCGCGGTGGGGACCCGCGCCGAGCGTCTCGACGCCGTCACCCTTCGCCACCACGACCAGGTGGAGGCCGCCGGTGGTGGCCAGCTCGATGACCGGACGGTTGTCCAGCGTCCCGATCTGGCGCTTGTAGTCGATGTGCTCTTTCGTAATATTCATCGGTTCCAGGTGGAAAGATTGCGGCTGGAAGGCGATGACGCACTGTTCACCTATCGCACATGGTGGGCAAGTGCGGGGGTTGTAAAATGGGTGGAACGCCTGTAACGTACTTTCCATGAGCACGACGGAGCTGGTCACCTTCGAAATCCGCACCTCCCACTTCGGTGAGTTCGTCCGCGAGTTCGAGCGGCTCGCGAAGAAGGCCAAGAAGCTGAAGCTCGTCCCGCCGACCTACGAGGTCGTGGGCGAGAAGGTGGTTCCGGCCGTGATCGGCGCCCTCGGCGAGGTCACCGTCCCGGCGAAGCACTTCCAGGTCGTCACGGTATCTGGCCAGTCGCCCAAGATCGCCGGCTGGACCTTCGTCGCCGTTCTCCAGCACGAGGAGAAGGGCAACATCGTCCACCGCGTCCCCTGCACGGACTCCATCAAGGTCGAGAAGGACCTCCGCGCCGTCAAGCCGTTCTGCAATCACTGCAAGACGGAGCGCCGCCGGCTGGACACCTACGTCGTCGCGCACGAGGACGGCCGCCAGCTCCAGGTCGGACGCAACTGCCTCCGCGACTTCACGGGCCACGACTCTCCCGAGGTCATCGCGCGCTGGGCGGAGCTGCTGGGCGCGTTCGTCGAGTCAGTCGGCGAGGACGAGGACGGCCTCGGCGGCGGCTGGGGTGGGGGCGTGCTCGGTTGGTCGCTGGCGGTGTTCCTCCACGCGACGGCCGCGTCCATCCGCGAGAACGGCTGGCTCTCGCGCACGAAGGCCCGCTCGATCAACGAGTCTCGCTTCGATGGCTCGTCGGTCCAGTCGACGGCCGACCTGGTGCTCGGGTACCTCACGGCGCGCGCCGAGGACAAGCGCAAGTTCATCACGGAGCTGACGGCCGCCGACCTCACGCGCGCCACCGTCGCCCTGGAGTTCGCGAAGGCCTACTTCGAGAAAGCCGAGGAAGAGGACAAGGAGTTGTCGGACTACGAGCACAACCTGCGCCTCATCATCGAGGGGAACTCGACTGACGCGCGCGGCTCGGGGCTGACCGCTTCGATCATCGCCTTCTCAGAGCGCCTCATGGGTAAGGAGCTGGAGCGCAAGAAGGCCCAGCAGAGCGAGTTCCAGGGCGAGGTCAAGAAGACTGACATTTGGACGCTGGTCGTAACCCGCGTCGTCGACCTCACCCACGAGATCTACGGCACGTCGCACATCAACCTGATGCAGGACGAGCAGGGCAATCGGTTCTCGTGGAAGACCAAGGAGGCCCTCAGTCTCGGCAGCATCTACCGCGTCGTCGGTACGGTGAAGGAGCACAAGGTCTACATCCCCCGCGACGCGCAGCCGGGCTTCGCGGGCATCAAGCAGACCGTTCTCACGCGGTGCTGGGCCATCGAGCTGGTGAAGCCCGCGCGCGACTCGAACGTGGACGACTGGTCCGCCGCGAACGCGAAGCGCGTCGAGGTGGAGTCCGAGCTGGCGGCCGAGGCGGAGGCCGCCAAGGCGGAGAAGAAGGCCGCGCAGAAGGCCGCGCGCGCAGCGAAGAAGGCCGAGAAGGCCAAGGAGGCCGCGTAAAATGTGCTACGAGTGCGAAGGGATTGAGGTCTACGAGGACGACCTGGAGACGTTCGAGCGCAATCAGGTCGCGAACGACAACGAGGAGGTCGAAGAGGCCGAAGACGGCGAGTTCGACGACGAGGAGGTCGACGAATGAAGAAGACGTGGATCTGGCACGAGAACACCGGCATCTACCTGGCGGAGTACACCCAGAACCTCCTCCCCGAGTGGGACGTACACGGGAAGGTTGCCCTCCGACAGGTCTACGAGTCCGAGGCGCCGCAGTGGTACGGCTGGATTCCCAAGCTGGGCGGTCCTGAGGTGTTCGTCGGCAAGTTCGCGACGCGCGAGGAGGCTCAGCGAGCGGTCGAGCGTGCTGACCAGGAGCACTAGTCGACGCGCGCCCAGGCGATGCGGCTGACGAAGCACCAGCCCCATGAGCCGCCGTTGCAGCAGTAGTCGGGCAGCGTTCCACCGCGCACGATCTCCATCTTCGCGCGACGCTGACACAGTAGACACGTCTCCGGCATCAACTGCGTCAGAGAGTCGCCGTTGACGACGGGTTCGACTACGGTGACCGCCTCGTGGCGCTCGCCGTCCTCGTCCCACTTCCTCTCCATGGCCTAGTACCGTGCGTAGCTGACCGTGCAGAGGCGGTCGGACGGGTTCAGGTAGAACTCGGTCACCGAGCGCGGCGGTAGGACCACGCCGAGCATGAGAGTTACGTCGCACGAGACGTCCACGGCCATCTCGTTGTTCGAGGGGTTGGTCACGGACGCGATCCCGGTGTGCTTCCACGCGGGGAAGTGCTGGTTCGAGACGCTGTCGAGCACCACGCGGGTGTCGACGGAGATGAACGGGTCCAGCGCGGTGGGGCCGGTGTACGCGAACGTGCTGGAACACGACGCGAGGACCAGGAGGAGAACTGCCAGGGCTCGCATGGGCCTAAGATTGCGGCCCGAGTGTTGTCTCCCAGGCTACGTCGTGACCCAGAGCCGGTTGATCGCCTCGTCAGCCGGTGCCGAGGCGACCGCAGCCTTCACCCGGGCGAGGCGGTCGAGCGTCGGGGCCGGGTTGATGCCGTAGCGGTGGCAGAGCGCCTGGACGGCGCCCGCGTTGAGCCCCAGGACCCACTGGCTGATGCGTGCGGCGGTGGACGCAGACACGCGCGGCATGTAGCGGAGCTTCTCGTCGGTCGTGAAGGCGTTGAAGTTCTGCCGCGGGGCCCACGCGCGCAGGTAGTAGGGGACGAACGAGTCGTTGTCGTGTGCGGGGTCGAAGGCAGGACCGGCGAACGCCGAGCCGTGGTCGATGAGCTTCACGTCCCCCTCGTCATCGACCATGACGTTCTGGCCGTGCGAGTCGGGGTTGCCGAGGACGAAGTCCATGATCGCCCACTGGTGGAGCACGCCGTCGGTCAGGTACGGTGCCAGGACCTTGCGGACGATGCCCGGCTCCGACACGCGACGCTTCTCGGCGGTCTTGTAGCTCCACGGCAGGAGCTGGAGCGCGGCGTACTGCTGGCCGTCGATGAGGATCAGCTCCGCGCGGGGGAAGCTGCTCCAAAGGCCCCACTCCTTCGCGATGTGGTACCAGGCAGCCTCGCGGGCGCTCTGCGTGGACGGGTCTTGGGAGCTGCCGGCGGCAGCGCCGGCCTTCCCCGAGCCCGGCTTCAGGAGCCAGGTCGAGTGCGTGGCCTCGTCGCGAGCGACGAGCGACCCCTTCGAGTGCTTTCCGGCGAGTGCGACGGGGAGCACGAACTGGTCCTTGTACGCGCGGCGGAGCGCCTGCGCGACGTCCTCACCTTCGGCGTGCGCCGCGATGACAGAACCAGCGGTCGCGGCCAACTCCTCCGACTTGGAGAAGTCGCCCATGCCGCGGACCGCGTGGAGAGCCTTGATGTTGGTGTCGTTGATCTCGAACCCGTAGGCCTTCAGGGCAGCGTGCTCAATGTTCCCGTCCTCGTCGTAGAGCGCGCGGCGAACGGCTTCGATCGGGATGTCGCGCCCGCCGGACATCCAGCGTGCTGCCTGGAACTCGGGCGTGGAGGTGGGGATGAAGCCGAGCATCGACGCGATGACGGGGTGGTTCGCGAGGTCCTTGCGCTCAAGATTGCTCTTCGTGAGCGGCTCCTCCTCGACGAAGACCTGATAGGCGCCTGTGGCGTCCAGATGTTCCAGGGTGGCGTGCAGGTCGCGATCTGAGTCGTCCTCCGGACGCAGCCACGGGTAGTCGAACAGCAGGCGCTGCTCAATCACGTCGTCCGTGCCCTCGTAGAGCTTGGACTTGTCGGTCATGTGGTCCGTCACTACGACGCGCATTTACGCTGCCTCCGCCGGCCGTCGCGCGAGCCACGGATCGTACGCTTCGACGTACTTCTTCCAGTCCGGGTGTTGGTCGATCTGCTCGCGAGGCAGGCTCATGATGTGGTGCGGGTACTGCGGCTTCTCGTTGAGCCAGTTCTGATACGCCTTCTTCGCGTTGCGCTTGTCCGCGCGCGCCTTCTTCTCTGCGTCCTGCTTCGCGCGGATACGCTCGTTGAAGCGGGCCACGGCCTCGGGGTCGTCCTTCTCCGCCTCGGAGAGCTGGTCCGGTTTGTACATCGGAACGGCGTCGTGGTACCAGTCGCCGCCGTAGTTCTCCAAGCCGAAATGCCCGCGCTCGTCGAGCCAGTCGGCGCGCGCATCGAAGTTGCGCTTCAGGTGGTCGCGCACCTCCGGGTCCTTGATCTGGTCGAGGCGCTTGTGGAACTCCTGGCGGATCTTCGGACCCGCCTCGTCCCACCACTCGAAGGCCGGGGCGTACTTCCGCATGCCGTCGAGCTGCGCGTCGTACAGGGCGCGCTGGCGGTCACCCGGCTTGTCGTAGTCGTAGTTGCGGCGGACATCCTCCGTGACCGGACTGGCGATGCCGTGGAGCGCACCGGTTGCGTAGTTCTTGAACGTGTCCTCGCCGTCGGGCGTGCGGTCCAGCGACAAACGGTCCTGCGCCGGACGGATGTACTGGAAGTTCCGCGAGTGGTCGATCGCGAGCGGTGCGCCGGTGTCGGCGTTGAACATCAAGTTCCCACCGTGGCGGTCGTTGTTGTTCGTAAGGAAGTCCATCAGCGCGATCTTCCGCACGTCCAGGTCGTGTTGCTCGGGCTTGTAGTAGGTCCGACCGCCGTCCGTGACCGCGAGGTGATTCGGGGCGAGGTGCACGACCAGGGCGGGCTCGTGCTCGTGCCCCGGACCCATGTTGTGCTCTGTGACGTGGACCTTCTGGTGGAGGTGCCCGATGCCGCCTGCGTGGAAGAGGGCCTGCGTCGTCATTTCGGCCCAGCCCTGGATCGGATACTTCATCCACTTGCTGCAGCGCTGGATGACACGCTCGTGATAGGGCTTCACCATGGCCTTGCCGGGCTCTGTTTGACCCGGGACCTGGTAGCGGAACACCTTCTTGCGCGTGATGCCACCGCCGAGGCCAGCGCTGCCGCTGGAGTGCGCGCCAACGCGCTGGGCGCTGTTCACGACGTTGTGGTGATACGCCTGGACCTCGGCGCCGTGCGACTGCGGGTGCGCGGACAGGTCTGGCTTGTGGTCAACGAGCTTGTGAGCTTCGGGGTCGAGCGCCTTCACGATGGAGCTGAAGTGCTGCGGGGCGACGGCCTTCGCGAGCGGCTCGGACTTGTTCAGCAACTGCCCGAGAGCGCGCTGGCGGTCCTCGGGCTTCGCCGAGGGCCCCTCCAGGAACGCGTTCAGGAGCGCGCGCGAGGCTGCGGAGCGCGGCTTCAGGAGCGTCTGCGTGAAGAGGTGCTCCTTCATCTCCGGCGACGTGGCGTTCGTCTTGAGAGCGTGGGTCGCGATGGCGACGACGTGCGGCTCGCCTCGGTCACCGGCCATCTTGACGACGTGCTCGACGGAGCTGTGGGGGAGGGAGGGGTGTGCGACCGCAGCCTGTGCGAGTGAGGTCGCCTCGGCCGACGGGACGATGAGGCCCGTGTGGAGGGCGTGCTCCAGGACGTCGACAGGCGCCTTCATATGACCCACTAGGGCGAGGCGGTGCGCCGCTGAGGTGCGCGGGTCGAGGTACAGAGACCGCACCATGACAGGCGGCAGGCTGGGGTGGCCGACAGCGATGGTCAGCGCGCGGTCGAGGTCGTCGCCCGCGGCGTGAGCGCGAGCGTTGTTCACGAACGAGACGAGGTGGTACGGCCGAACGCGGTCGTGCTGGCGCAGGAACTCGTGCTGCTGCACGAGCGGGAACTTCCCGTCGCTGCCGGCAGAAGCCGACATCAGGTGGTGTGCCTCCGCGTGCCCGAACTGCGGGTTCGCGATGGCGAGCGAGTGCACGTCTGGGTGCGGGTCGAGCGAGGCCGTCTGCAGGTGGCGCGGCGTGACGGTGTTGAGCTTCAGCGCGAGCGTGCGCTCGTGCGGCGAGGGATGCTCCAGGAGCCTGCCGACCTCGTCCTCGGCCTTCCCCAGCTCGCGGAAGCGCTCCGGCGACACGAGGTCGTCCATGTCGTCGGCGTCGACGATCTTGCCTCCCATCTTCACCGCGAGCGACGTGAAGTCGTCGAGGTTAGAGTCGCTCCACGCGCGGGCGACCACGCGCTTCCCCTTCACCTCACAGACGCCGATGCCCTTCCAGTCGTCTTCGTACTTGCTGCCCGCCTTCTTCCGGTACTCCTTCGCCGACTCCTCGTCGGGGAACTCGTACGTGGTGTAGACGTCGCTGTCCTTGACGCGCCACTTGGCCTTCGCCAGCGGCTCCTCGGCCTTCGACAGGCCCTCAGCCTCGAACACGCGGCGGACGAGGTTCTGATCGTCCTGCGGACCGTGGAGGTGCTCCCAGATCTTCGACGGGATGCCGTTCTCGATGTCAACGAACTCCCACTTCTCGACCTCGTCGTCGGGGTCGAAGTTGCTGTGGGGCTCGCCGGTGACGAACGCGGAGAAGCAGTGCAGTGTGATGCCCTGCGGGTTCGTGAACGTGGCGAACGGGACGAGAGTCTGCGCGTGCAGACCCGTCTCCTCGAACATCTCGCGGCGCGCCGCCTGCTCGGGAGTCTCGCCCTCCTCGAAGTGACCGCCCGGGAGGGTCCAGCGGCCGTTGTCCTTGCGCTTCCCGAAGAGGAGCTGGCCGTGGCCGTTGTATGCGGTGATCAGAGCGACTTCAGCCACTACGCAGCCACCTTCTGAGCTTCACGGTGAAGGCGCAGGTACGAGGCCGCACGCTCCAGCAGGTCTGGGTCGTCGTTGAACTGGCCGAGAGCTGGGTTGCACTTCTGACAGAGCAGCCCACGCACTCGACCAGTCTCGTGGTCGTGATCTACGTGCAGTGCACTTGTCGACGTCTTGCCGTTCTTCGGCGGCAGTTCGCAAATCGCGCAGACGCCACCCTGCGACTCCTTCAATACTGCGTACTCGTCGAGAGAGATGCCGTACGAGTTCCTGAGCTGGCAGTTGCGCTGGACCTGGCGAGGAGAAAGATCCGTGTACTTTTTCTTGCGTCCGGGCTTCCGTCCGTCAGTGATGCCGAGGGTCTTCCTGACATAGTAGAAGACGCTCGGATACGGTACGTCGAACGCTACCGCGATCTCGCGATAGCTCTTCCCCTGCTGGTACATCCGCACCCACCCGTCCTTGTCCTCCTGCGCGTGGCGGGAGGTCGGACGCTTCTTGTGCATGAAGTGGAAGGACACCTGCCGCATCGCGAATCGAAGATTGCGGCTCGTTGAAACGTTACCGAACGACCTAGGTCAGACGTTATCTGAGAAGAGACGAAGACTGTAGAGATTCTTCAGCTTTCGGACGAGCATCTGCCGCTTCGCTTCGAGGTCCGCGAGGCGTGTCTTGAAGATCTCGGGGCCGGGCGTGCTCACGCTCTGCGAGAAGCCGTCGATCGACATCGAGGAGCCCGACGACTTGCCGTACGTGGCGCCGAGCTGGCTGAGGACGTCCATCGCCGCGATGACGCCGATCAGCTCGTTCACCATCTTCGGGAGAGCGCCCTGCGGGAAGCCGATCGTGTACCGGATCTTCCAGAAGGCAGGAATCCAGTTCATGCGCCCCTGGAACGCCGAGAGGAAGGCCATGCCTCCGCCCGTCGTCGGGATGCCGGTGCTGTTCCCGCCCATCAGCGCGACCGTCAGCGGGATGATGTTGAGCTGGCCCCACTGCAGGTTCGCGGTCTCGATCCACTCCAGCGGCACGTTGTAGACGTCGCTGTTGTCGGACAGGTTCACCGTCATCGACTCGATCGAGGCGACGGGGCGGTGGGGGATCTTGAAGTAGCCGTACGACTGGTAGTCCTTCAGCGACCACTCGAACTTCTTCTCGATCTGCATCGGGAAGATGGTCAGTCCGGTGTCCAGCTCCGCGGTCGCTGCCGCCTTGTCGATGAAGTCGACGAGCATGTCGGACGTGATGCGCGCGGCGACGCCCGTGATCGGGTCCTTCATGCCGCTCACGAGCGGGAGGCCCCACAGGTGACGCTGGACGAGCTTCTCCGGCGTGACGAGCGGCTCCGTGCGCGCCCAGTCGGCCGCGACCTGCCCGATCGGGAAGACCTCGCCGAGGCCGCCCTTGCTGTTCGTGTAGTCGGCCATGGACTACCGCACCCGGAGGAGGGCGCCGGGCTGCGAGGTGAAGCCGAGCGACTTCGGCCCCTCTGTCAGCACCATCTTGAGGTTGATGGACCCGAGCAGAGGGTCGGTCGCCAGGATGGGGATCGACCAGATCGAGGGGTCCTGCGGGTACGGCTGAGTCGCCGTCCGCACGACCTTCTTCGCGTCGTCGACGTTCATGAGCGTGACGACGAGGGAGGCGCCCGCGGCCGGCATGTAGCGCCGGCCCGACGGCTGAAACCCTTGCTCCGGGCGGTCCAGGCTCGCGTCGATGAGCTGGAAGTACAGGGTCTGGGTGTCCCCGGCGTAGATCTCGACCTGGCTGACGTACTCGAAGCTGTTGACGCTGCCGACGTCGTTCAGGAACCTGCAGGAAAGGAGCATCGCCCCGAGAAGATTGCGTCCGTTCCTGGTTCATCCTGGTACGCGCCACTGAACGCGCGTCCAGGTCTTGACGGCCACTCCCGTTACAGCAAGAATTGGTTTCGTAACTAAAACCGTTGGGGGGGGACCAAGAAGATGGCGAACGAAACAGAACCACGGCGGACTCATCCGCCACCTTCCACGCCGCAGGAACGGCGGGAAGAGCTGTACCAGTGGGCGCTAGAGCGTGCTCTCGCGCACGACGTACAGACAGTCGTGAAGGCACGACAGCACGCCAAGGGGGTCTACGGCATCGCGCCAGGGACCGCGTTCGTCGCGGAGATCTTGAAGCGCGCCGCCGAGGACGCGAGGGCGAAGCTGCGTGGTGAAACTCCGCAGGTATCGATCAGGCTCCCTACGCCGGAGATCGTTCCAGCAGGAGCCATCGACATGGCTTCCATCGAGCGAACGATGCGGGCGGCAGGTGTCAGAATGATCGAGATCATGCCGGACGGGAAAGTCCAGCTTCAGTTCTTCAATCCCTGATCCTGGACCTTCTGCACCAGCACGACGGCTACTTCTGGCTCGTCTTCCTGAACCTCTGGAATGATGGGGTCGAGGAAGCGAGCCAGCGCCGTTACAGTCGCGTGGAACGCCGGGTCGTCCCCCATATGCCTGGCCAAGGTGTTCTGCGCGTACTCGACCGAGACACCTCCGACCAACCTCTTCGCCTCTTCGGCGTCGCCGAGCAGTACGTGCTCGTACGCGAGAACGAGCAGGCCCTTGTGGAACGTCTCGTCGTCGACGTGACCTCCAGTGTGCATGTCGCGGAGCTTCGCTTCCATCCTATCGAGGCGCTCGGTCACGTCACTCACGGTTGGCCTCGCGCCCATGCTCCCAGGTCGCCTCGGCGACGTGGTCCCGCTCCGTCATCTCCGTGCCGAGCAGTCGGTCCATCTCTGCGCTGAACTTCTCCGGGTTGGCGCCGGCCTTGATGGCGGCGGCGATCTCGTCGAGTCTCTTCTTCACGTTCTTCTGGTTGCTCACTTACTGGGGTCTCCTGTGCATCGTGCACGGCGGATCGCTTCCGCCATCTCTTCGATGCGCGCCTCTCGTTCACGCGCGTCCTTCTTGCGGTAGTAGGCGAGGTTGTTCTCGCGCTGGCAGTCGTTGCAGACGTGCAGCCGCTCCTCGTCGTAGAGGACGTTCCACCAGGTCTTTGCGCGGTGGCCCGTGCGGTTCGTCCTGCACTGCGGGCAGATGTGCCCGAGGAACAGCCAGGCGAAGAACCTGCGCAGAGCCTGGAGTGCACTTACGAGCGCTTCTCCGCGCATGACTTCGACCTGCAGCAGGCTCACGCTGCCTCGCGGGGTTTCGGCAGCATCATCACCGGCGCTCCGTCCTTCGAGGCCTCGCGTGCTGCCTGCTCGCGGACGACGTACTGGAACTGCTCGCCGATGAGCTTGACCACGTCCTCGTAGGACATGTTGACGATGGCTCCGACCTGGCAGGTCGCGACCATCAGGGCGGTGAAGGCGAGGTACGGGTCGTTGTCGACCAAGCCGGGGGCGGCCATCGCCAGCTCGATGCCGGCAGCGCGAACCTTCTCGACCAAGTCGGGGTTCTCGTTGAGTTTTTGCAGCGGGTTCTGGCCCATCTTGAAGAACCAATAGCGAATCAGCGCCCGTCGACTCGCTGCGCAAAAGAAAAGGGCCCCCGGTTTCCCGGAGGCCCTTCTAGGTGCCTACTGCGTGTCCTGAAGGACTACTTCAGGTTGTCGATGAGGACGTTCTTGCGGGGCTCCGTCACCGCGAGGGTGCAGAAGCGGAAGTGCGCCTCGGGCATGCTGAGGTCGGTGACCGCCAGCTTCACGCGCGAGTACGACGCCAGCTCCTTGAGCATCATCGTGTCGCCCTCGATCAGGAAGCCCGTCACGAAGCCGGGCAGCTTGTTGCCGAGGTCCGTGAACGTCGTCGAGTTCGCGCCCGGCGTGATGACCACGCGGCCGATGAACTTCTGCGTGCCGGCCGCGCCGCCCGCCACCGTGCGGTAGACGTTGAAGAAGCGGACCGTGCCCGACGCCGGGTGGTTGATCGTCACGACGACCTTGTCGGCCGTGGTCCCGATCGTCACCGACTGCGACGCGCACTGGAGGCTCTCGCCCAGCTCGTTGCAGCTCGTCGCGGTGTAGATGTACACCTGGCCGGCGGTGAAGGCCGTGGGGGCCGTCGCGTCCGTGGTCGAAGCCGGCGAGATCGACGCCGGGGCCAGGGGGCCGTTGGCGCGAGCCGGAGCGGGCTTGTACTTGCCGCGGAGGAAGTGCGACGCCTCGATCGAGACCGTGCCGCCGCTCACCCACTGCTTGCGCAGGTCGGCGCCCGTCGCGTCCAGCGGCTGGCCCGCGAGAACGTTGCGCGAGATGCCGAACGCGAGCTTGTTGTACGCGCTGAGCGAGCGCGGGTCGATGATGAGCTTCTCCGCCTCACCCCAGTTGAGGGCCGAACGGACGCTCGCGTCCTCGACCGTCTCCTGCGTCAGGACGCCGCCCTGCGAGAGCACGACCGTCTCGTCCGAGCCGAACTCGGAGAACATGAGGTCGCGCGAGCTGCGCTGGTTGTCGCTCTGGCGAACCTGCAGGTCGAGACCGTGCATGTTCGGGAGGTCGGCGATCGTCAGCGGGTTGCCGTCGAACACGCCCGCGTTGCTGAAGTCGGCCATGCCGCGGAAGCAGTCGAACTCGATGTTCGCCGCCAGGTGGATCGCCGCGTCCGAAGCCGCGCGCTCCTCCGCCTTCACGCCGTCCACGGTCTCGACCAGGTTGGCCTGGAGCGTGACCCGGCGCAGCTCGGAGTAGTACGCCATCGGAACCGTCACACGGACGTAATCCGAGGTCTCCTCCTGACCGATGCCGCCTTCCATGGCGGCGGCGCCGCCCATGATGCCGTAGCTGAGCTGACGGTTGAACTGCGCGAGCTGGCTCTTGCAGCTCTCGACCTTCAGCATCTTCTGCAGCTTGATCTTGTCCTGGTCGAACGTCACGTTGTGCATGACGTCGGACAGGTCCTCGACCTGCAGGGCCGCGCCCTGCTGCAGGCGGCTGGGGGCCGCGTCGTAGTTGCCGGCTTCGAGTGCCTTGACCAGGCCGCCGATTTGCTCGATGAGATTCATGATCCTTGGCTCCTAAGTGATTCCGTATCTGGTGGGGTTGCTGCCCTGGTTGCCGGGTCAACCCCGGTTACTTGTTTTCGAGGAGGTGGGCGACCTTCTCGACCGTGATGAGGTTCAGAGCGAACTGGTTGATCAGCTCGCGGTCCGACTTGCTGAGCTTCCCTTCCGCCTTGCGACGGAGAGCGGCGCGAACCTGGTCGCGCGACATCGACGTGACGTCGACGCCCTCGTTCTTCTTGATCTGGGTGAGCGACGTCACCGTCTTGCGCGCCGGAGCTTCGACGACGACCTTCATCGCCGTGACGAGCTTCCCGAGGGCCTCGTCCTGCTCCGCGACCTTCTTCTTGAGCGCGGCGATCTCGGCGTCCTTCACCGTGGCCTCGGCCTTGCGAACCGCGTCGAGCGGGTTCTCACCGTTGCCGTCGGCCGGCATCTCGCCCTTCAGCGCCGGGGGCGCGTCGGGAGGAGGAGAGCCGGCGTCCATCGGGGGCGCCGCCGCTGCTGCCGGAGGAGGTGCGCCCGCGTCCGCCGCCGGAGCGGGAGGAGCTGCGGGGGCGCCGTCGGCCGCTCCGGCTGCGTCCGCGCCGAGGGCGGCCATGAGGGCCTCCTTCGCCGCGAGGAAGTGCGCCTTCAGCGTCTCGGCGTCGAGCTTGCTGTACTCGGCGACGAGCGCGTCGTGGTCCGTGGTCGCGTCGGCCGCGGGATCGCCCGAGGCGCTCGCGTCGGCCGGGGCCGAACCCGAGGCATCCGCCGGGGGAGCGTCGTCAGCGTCGCCGTCACCCGAGGGCGGAGGCGCAGCGGACGCCGAAGCGTCGTCAGCGGGAGGACCCGCGTCAGCCGGCGAGCTGGCCTCCGAGGCCGTCGCGGACTCGTCCGCGGGGGTCTCGTCCGAAGTGTCCTCGCCGGGATGGGCCTTGGCCAGAACGTCGGCCTCCGCCTTGAGGAGCCCTTCCAGCTCCTTCTTGACCTCGGACACCAGCGTGTCGAGGTTGATGTCTTTCGTGGACATTGTGTAGGTGTTCCTTCCAGCCGTACTGAGTGACGGAGCTGGGGCCTACTGGGACGCCTTCATGCCCCAGTACAGCGACTCCTTCCACGTCGCCGCAGCGGCGCCCGTGATGCCGGAGACGGTGGGAGCCGTGCCGTTGTTCGTGCGGTACCACTCGACGTTCGTGCCCTTGGCCACGATCGTGCCGATGAGCGGGAGCAGCTCCGCCGGGCCGAGGATGTCGAGCACGTTGTCCGTGGTGCCCTCGTAGTTCTTCTCGGTGACGAACTGGATCACCGTGGGCGTGTAGACCGGCTGAGCGAGACCGATGACGTTCGTCGCCAGCGGCCAGTCGATCGCCTTCACGCGGATGAACACGTTCTTCTGACCAGCGGTGCCCGTGCCGATCGTGATCGTGGCGTCGCCGTTGGTGTCCTGACCCTCGACGAGGGCGAGAGACGAGAGACGCTTCTTCAGCTCATCGGCCAGCTCGTGAGCGATTGCCTGGGACTTTGCGGACATTGAATGAATCTCCTGTTGGGAACTTGAAAGGAGCGACTGCGCGCTCGATGCCCCTAGGAGATTGCGGCTGTAACCGAGACAAAAATCCTGCAATGCAATCTTCTGCGTCGTGAACGAGAAGTTGTACGTGTGCGCCGGCTGCACCACGCCGAAACCGCGCCGCGAGTTTCACGAAGAGTCTGCGCCCGACCGCAGGCGCGAGGTGAAGTCGCGCTGCAAGGAGTGCAGGTCGCAGGCGTACTACGACAGCCGCTACGACACTGTGTGTGCGCAGTGTCTGAGGAACCGGCCACTCGACAAGAACAAGATCTGCTCGCGCTGCAACGAGGAGACCGGACTCCGCCAGTGTCGAGGTCCGTGCGGCGCCCTGCTCCCGATCTTCATCGAGTTCTACGAGGGGCGCCGCACGTGCAAGACGTGCTCGAAGGCCGCGCGGCGCGCTCGGAGTAGCAATCTAAAAGCATGTGAATAACGACTTCAGATGCCCGTACGTCGCAAGCCGCGCGCACACGCCCGCGCGGTGCCAGCGCTGTCTTCGAGCACGTAACCTGCGGAATTGCAGGCAGTGCGAGAAGACGCTGCCGTTGGACACCCACTTCTATGGCCTCTACGGCCTGTGTAAGAGCTGTACCAAGGACAACGCCACAACCTGGAATGCGCTCCATCCCGAAAAGCGACGGAAGGCTGTCACGCGCGACAATGCAAACGGGAACAGGCGCCGACATCTCCGACACCTCTACGGTCTAGAGCTGGCCGACTACGATGCACTGGTCGCGAGCCAGGGCGGAGGGTGTGCGATCTGTGGCGGTCCGCCAACGCGGAAATACTTCAGTGTTGACCACGATCACGAGACGGGGCAGGTCCGCGCCCTGCTGTGCCAGCCGTGCAACGCCGGCCTCGGCCACTTTAGAGATTCGGCTGAGCTGCTGCGGCGGGCTGTGGCGTATCTTGCAGCCCATGCACAGCCGCCGCTTGCGGATCATGAAGAGGGAGTGGTCCCTCATGACCAGGCACCAGGGAGTGGGCAAGATTCGGCACCTGGCCAATCGGCCAGCGCGACTTCCCTGTAGCCGGATCGATCTTCTGCGCCTTAGCCGCATAGAGCGCCTTGTCAGCGTGCTCGGGTGTGTGGCCAAACCCGAATGCCATCGAGAGCTGGTGCTTGCCTTCGATGGCGGGCATCGCCTGGAGCTTCTGACTGAGCAGGCGCGAGAACTTGGCCGCGTGCTCGGGGCTCGGGACGTGCGCGATGAACTCGTCGCCGCCGTTGCGGAAGAGCTTGCCGTGCGTCTGACCGACAGCTTCGTCCATCGCTGAACGTGCGGCTGCTCCGAACGCCTTGATGGCCGAGTCGCCGCCTTGGTGCCCGAAGGCGTCGTTGATGGCCTTGAACGAGTTCCCGTCCATCTGGATGTAGGTGCCCGGCTTCTTTTTCTCGGCGAAGTTCTGCCACGCCTTCTTGTTGCCCATGCCCGGGGTCATCGGGTCCTCGTAGAGGGAGCGCGCGTAGTTGCGGGCGAAGCCCTTCGGCAGGTGTCCAGCCGCCTCGGCCGCGCGTGCATGCTGCAGCATCGCGTCCTCGTCGATTTCCGGCCCCTCTTCTTCCGACGCGGCCTTCATCAGGTCTTGCAACTGCGACTCCATCTTCCGGATCTGCTCGATTGCGCCTTCCTTGTTCGGATAGCGAATCTGCGCCGAGCCGTCGCGGAGGTTGCTGACGACCGACTGGACCTCCGGGTAGGACAAACGGTTACCGTCGAGCAGGTAGTGCCCTTGACGCACCTCCAGGACGTGGTCTTGGTCCATGCCTGCGCGGCGGTAGTGGAAGACGGACGGCATCGGCCGCTTCAGCGGCTGCGCCGCGGGGATCTCCTGTGGGACCTCGTCGTACTTCGGGAGGCCGACGTGCTCGACGTCCACGCGCAGCGACGGCGACATCTTCATGCCGTGGATGGTCGCGACCTTCGCGGGCGTGAGCTTGCCCTCGGGCAGCACCTCGTTGAGGAGGCCGTAGTAGTCCTCCAAGTGGTGGATGTGTCCGTCGGCGATTGCGAAGCGGCCGGCGCGGTGCTCCTGGCCGTTGATCTTCAGGTGCACGCCGTGGATGGTCGGGATCTGCGGGTCGGCGAGCGACGCTGCCTGCAGGTCCGAGGCAGCCTTGCGCAGCTCGATCTCCAGCGCGTTCACGCGGAGGTGCTTCGCGAAGTCGGGCAGGTCGTCGTGCCGCTGGCGGTACTGCGCCATCTCCAGGAGGTGCGGCACGATGTGGTGCACGTACATCATCTGCGCCGGGATCTCGCCGAACTGCTCGTGGTACTGGCTGTGCAGGACGAGCAGGCGCGCGAGGAGCCCGTGGTCGATGCCGGTGACCGCGGACTTCTTCAGGCGGTCGAGGATGCTGTTCATCTTGAGGAAGAACGGCTCGTGCGTGGAGAACTCGTTGGCCGACTTGTTGACCATGCCGCGGCGACGCTCGTCCTCGGCGATCGAGCACCAGTGGCGCCAGAACGCGGGGAAGTTCGCTTGCTCGGGGTCCTGTTGGAAGTGGCGACCCCACGTGGGGTGCTGCTGCATCGTCTGCGCGGCTGGGTGGTTCTTCGCATACCACCGGTCGATGCCTTCGAGGACGTGGTGGTTGTTCGCGTTCCAGAGCACGGACTTGAGGTAGGCGAGCGTGTCGCCATCCTTGTCGGCATCCATGCCGAAGAGGTGCCGGATGATGTGCGTGTCGGGGACGAAGGTGTTGCCACCGCCCAACATCGTAAACGTGAAGCGACCCGTCTTGGGCGCGAGACCGGGCACGGTGACGCCCTTGTACTCGCCCATCTTCGCCTTCGCAGCGTTCTCCGCGTGCTCCGAGAGGTCGTTCTTCAGGCCGAGCTTGTCAGCCTCGGCCCGCCACTGCTTGCGGAGGCCAGCGATCTGCCGCTCGTCGATCTTCTTGCCGTACGCGGCCTCCTGCGCGGTGACGTAGTCTATCTTGTGGTCGCGCAGACCAGCGGCGAAGCCGGCCTTCCTCGCCTCTGACTTCGCAGCGCCGTACTTCTGCTTGAAGAGCTGCTGCTTGTGCTTGTGTCCCATCAACTCCGCAGTGGCTGCACGCGAGTTGACGCCGTGGCGCTTCACCATGTCGACGAGCGTCGAGTGGAGCTTGTGGTACTGCTGGACGTTGTCGAACTTGTTCTGACCGAGCATGAACGACATCAGTTCGCCGGCCTTGCGCCCCTTGGCCTCGGAGTCGTTGCTCAGGTGGGCGTCCGCGTGGTTCCGGAAGTAGTCGCCGGCCAGACGCGGGTAGTTCGTGCCCTGGTCCTTGTCGAGCCAGTGCTTGCGAGCGCGCTTGAAGTCGGGGTCGCGCGGGTCGATGCCGAGGTCCTCGAACGTGTCCGCCAGGTGCGAGTACATCAGCTCGTGCGGGCGCACGGGCGTGTTGGGCGACATCATCGAGAACATCGCCGAGTGCATGACGACCTCGTCGGGGAGTTGGCCGGACTTCGTCAGCTCGTGCAGACGAATCCAGTTCGGCATGACCTTGCCGCTGTGGAAGTCCTCGATGGGCTGCGAGTTGTAGATCTCGCGAAAGCCGGGGTTCGGCGTGTTGGCCGGGACCGTAGACATGTCAGTGCCCGGCGCGACGTGCAGCTTGCCGTCCTTGTAGAACGGAGTCTTTGCACCAGCGTGCTCGACCGTCGCGAATCCCTTGTCCGGGTTGTAGAGCGGGAAGCTACCCTTGGGCGTGTGCAGAATGCCGTTCTGCTCGTCGAACTTGTACCCGCGCATCTTGAGCGGCTGCGTCGGGATGCCACGGATGGTGCCGTTCGCGATCTTGATGGGCGCGGCATCCTCTTCGTCGACGGGCTGCTCCTTCGGCTTGGCGGCCTTGGCCGGCTTGGCCGCCGCTGGGGCGGCCGGCTTGGCGACCTTCACCTTCGGCTGCTTCGCAGCGGGGGCCGCCTCCTCCTTCTTCACGAGCTGGGCGCGACGGACGTGGTAGTCCTCGGCCATGTCGCTGAAGTGGTCGAGGAACTCGTCGCTCGCCTCGGGCAGGCGCATCTTCGCGAACGCGCGGAACTCGGTCTTGTCGAACTTCTTCTTCGAGCCGTAGTCCCGGAGCGTGGCGAGGACGGTGCCCTTGCCGATGCTCTGCGGAACGAGCGCGCCGAAGCCCGCGGTCGCGCTCGGGGCGACGTCGCCGCCGCCGAGGGTGAGGGCCTTCGCCAGCTCGCCGTCGACGAGCGGGTTGCACGTGATCTCTTCGGAGCGGCCGAGGCGCTCGTAGAGCGGGTGGGCCAGCTCGTTCTTGTGGGCGTCCTGCAGGGAGAGCAGGTCGGACGTCTTCTCTTTCGCGACGTTCGTCTCGAAGCCCTCGGGCGCGTTCGGGTCCTCGATCAGGCCCGAATTCGCGGTCCGGTTGCAGGGCTTCACCGTGACGGCGACGCGCCTGATGACCGAGGCCTTGAGGCGGTTGCCCTCCTTCTCCAGCGTCGAGCCCTCGACGCTGAACCGGCACACCAGCATCTCGCCGTGGGCGGCGTTGTCGCGGATAATGGCCGCGATGGCCTTCGCGTTCTCGTGGCCGGCGCCGTCGAACAGGCGGCAGATGCCGTAGATGAACGGCAGCTTGACCTTCTGCCAGTACGCGTACTGGCGGTCGTTCTCGCAGTCGTCGGGCCCGAAGATCTTCTTGGCGGCGATGACCTTGCCGACGATGGTGTTGGCGCCCTTCTCGCCGGGCTCGTGCTCCCAGTTGAGGAGGAGGGTGCCCTTGTCGACGTCGGAGATGTCGGCGCCCTCGACGTCGAGGATTTCGCCTGAGGAGTCGATGGCTTCCGAGCCAAGGACTCCGTCGATGATCATGCCGGTGCTCGCCACCTCCCCAAGATTGCGGGCGGCGATCGGGACGGATTCGCTATGTCCTCTACATGAGCCGTAGGTCGTCGTGCACAGGACCCCACGAGTGGGAGGCGTCCCCGCGACACCCGTTCCGCCAGAACTGCCGGAACTGCCCGGTCACCTTCCCGTGCCGCGAGGAGTGCGCGCACGGCGACTGCGAAGATGTGAAGGGCGACGCGCCGCGCTGCTACGTGTGCAGGAAGCGGGTCCCGGGGTTCGAGAACGGCTTCCACGACACCCGGCACGGGAAGCTGGTCCGGATTCACCAGGGGGAGTGCGCAGAGAAGTACGAAGCGACCAAGGGGTCAGAGTCAGAGACCGAAGAGGAGGCTGCAGCGTGACGAAGAAGCCGTACGTCCTGTTCAACGAAGCCGAGGTCGAGAAGGTCTTCGCCGGGAAGAACATCCTGCCCTTCATCGGTGACAAGCTCCCCCGCGGGTGGGAGCTGACGGAGACCATCGTCGTCAAGCTCGACACGGCCCACCTGGAGGCGGTCAAGAGGAAGCTGCGTGATCTCGTGGCGGACGAGAAGACGTTCGGCTTCGGCGTGCTGGCGGCGTCGCCGGAGCAGGTCGAGCTAGGAGTCTTCGTCGGGCGTTGAGCCGCGCTGGCGGGCGTACTCGTCCCAGCCGAGCTTGATGAACTTCACATTGCCCGTGTCGTCGAACCCGTAGCCCGGCATCAGGTTGCCGATCGTGCACCTGCAGTGCGGGTGCAGCCCGGACGTGCACGGGTGCTCGTCGCCGCGCTTGTGGTAGCCCGACGACACCTCGCTGAGCTTCCAGACGCGCGGGATGGTGTGGCCGTCGATGTCGATGAGATGGAGGCGCTTGCACTCCTCGCACATCTCGGTGTCGCGCACCGTGACCCAGTAGACGGTCGGATCGGCGATGTCGTGGGCGGCCGACACCTTCGTGATGCCTTCGAGAGTGCCCAGGTTGCGGGCCGCGGTGCTCTCGGTGTCGATGATCTTGGTGACGTCCGACATCACCTTGCCCCAGACGTCTGCCAGCTCGCCGCCCAGGACCGTCTGGACGTCGGCCTTTTTGTTGTCGGCGAGCCACGCGTTCACCGAACGCAGGACGCGGGCTTTGGTCGCCTCGCGCTGAGCGTCGATGTAGCTCTCGGCCACCTTGGAGAGGCCGTGCACCATCGTCTCGTCCGCGCGTGAGCCTTCCTCTGCTGCCGCCTGGCGGTAGATGCCGGGCAGGGAGAGCGCCGGCTTGTGACCGATGAAGATCTGCTTGTCGCCGCGAGCGCGAATGAAGTCGGGACCGATGACCCGGCCCTTGATCCTGTCGAAGACGCGATCGACGGCCGCGTTGACCGCCCGGATCGCTCCCCGTGAGAGCGTAGCCGGCAAGCTACGGCCTCACGTGCTTCTCGGCGAGGGCAACGATCTCCTTCGTCGCCTCGCGAGCGTCGTTCTCCAAGCCGATGCGGAAGTGGTCGAGCGTCTTGCGGCTCTGCGCGAGCAGCTTGCGCTTCGACAGCGGGAGGTGACTCTCGCTCTTCGTCAGGATGGCGATGGCCTGGTCGATCGAGCGAGTTAGGTCTTGGCCAGCAGAAGCCTCGGCGCCAGCCTTCTGCTGGGCCTGGGCCTGCTGATCGTCGTCAGCTCTGCCGTACGGCGTCTTGTCCTTCTTGCCGCCGGGCTGCTGGTCATCTCCACCACCGGGCGAACCCTCGACGTCGACACCCGAGCCCTCGGCCTGCTCCGCGCCTGGACCGCCGGTACCAGCGGCCTGCTGCTGAGCCGCCGCCTGCTGCATCTGCGCCTGCTGCTGCTGCATCTGGAGCTGCTGCTGCTGCAGGAGGAGCTGCTGGTACTGGAACCAGAACGGGTCGCGGAAGTAGGCGAGCTTGGGGTCCTTCGAGGCGCCCTCGACGCCCATGAAGAACTCCAGGATCTGGCCGACCGTGAAGTACTTGTCGAGGACATCTTGGAACTGCGGGTTGAGCGGGAACTCGCCACCCATGGCGCGACCGATCGGCTTCTTCTCCACCTTCTGGAGAACCTGGTCGTAGGTCATGTGGACCGGCATGTCCTGCTGCAGCCGGACCGACTCCTTCTCCTCGGTGTCCGCGTCCAGACCCTTGAACTTGAGCCGGCAGATCTTCGCCAGGTCCGGGTCGATGAGCGGGAAGAGGACCGAGTTGACGAAGTCCTCGAAGTTCGCGAGCAGCGGCCGGATGCCCAGGTCGCGAGCGGCCTCCAGGCGGTACTCGTTGTTGCTCTCGGACAGCGCCTGGTTGTTCGTGCCTCGGCTGAGGTAGGACCAGCCCGGCAGCTCGTCTGGGCTCATCTGGAACGCGCTCAAGATCACGCGCGCGTTCATGTCCGTCAGGTACTGGAACTCGGTGTCGCGGGAGCTGTTGTCGATGGGCTCCCACGTGATCTCGTCGCCGCTGCCGACTGCGAAGACCGGCATTCGGTACGAGTTGTTGACGTTGTTGATCGACGCGTTGAACTGCTGCTTGATGCGGGCGAGCGCGTGCTCGTCGATGTCGTCCGACTTGAACAGCAGCATGCCGCGCGTGGCGCGACCGCTCTGGAAGTAGAGCCGGTTCGACGTGGTGATGTTGATGTGGGTCGTGATCGCCGACATCATCGTGTCGATCGGCGTGACCGGGTACCCGTCCAGCTCGACGTCCGCCACCGGGAAGAAGGTGTGGACGGCCATCTCGTCAGACCTCAGCGCTTGGCGCGGCTGACCGTCGATGACCTGAATCCAGGCGTACTCGTCGTCGAAGAACTTCTTCTCCTCGATGAGCTTCTTGTTCGTGATCTGCTTGAGGATCGCGAGCGCCTGCTTGCGGACTGCTTCTGCCGCCTGCTTCTGCTTGGTCGCCTTGTAGATCGTGCCGGCATCCGTCGGGCGGAAGGAGTGGAACTTCTTCTCCTCCGAGTCCCTGGCCGTCTTGGTCCAGATGATTTCCGTCGCGATGCGACCGAGACCGACCGCGTTGCGGGCGCTCATCATCAGGTACTGCGAGAACGACATGAAGTCCTCGCGGTCGAGACCCTCGTTGCTGCCGCACGTCTCGAACTTGCGGACAGCGCCCTCGATGCGGACCTCCAGGGTCTGCTTCTCTTCGGGCGTCATCTTGTCGACGATGCCGACGCGGGGCTCGATGACGTAGCCCGTGGAGAACCTGTCCGGCCGCGGGCGGCCGAAGGCGGACATCTGCGTCTCGCGCGCGCGGACGATCGACGCGACGAGGTCGTCCTGGATCATGATCCTCTTCAGGAGGACGTCCGGGACGAGGCGCAGCTTCGCGCGATAGACGGACTGGAACTGGTTGACCAGTTGCGGGTCGGTCTCGAACGCCAGGCGCTCGACGGAGTCCTCGCGGCCACCGTTGAGGATGTTGACGATCGACTTGTAGAGCGTCATCCCGTCGTCGCCGCCCTTTTGGCGCGGCTCCGGCATGTCGGGCGCCATCATGACGAACGACTTCTTGATGGGCGGTGCGGTGGAAGCCACCGCGAACCCGTTGCTGGCCGCCAGGGACGAGACCCCGACGCTACCCTTCGTCGCTTTGGCCATTATTCAGCCGCACAGACCGTGACGTTGGCGCGCGCCGTGGAGCGGCTCACGAGCACCAGCTTCCAGGCGTGGCCCCACTTCATATAGGGGCCGACGAACTTCTTGTCGCCGGGCAGAACCGGCTCCACGCGGTTGTAGTTGCCGGTGTCACCGTTCACCTGGACCACGACCTCCTGGTCGGTCTCGATGTAGAGAAAGCGCTTGGCGGCGTCGTAGATGACGAAGCCTGCCTGGCCGGGCTGCGCGACCTCCTCGCCGAGCGGCGCGGTGCTGATGAACTCGACCCAGTTGGGGTTCACAGCCACGACGTCGTAGGAGTGCTGCGCCGTCACGGAGAAGCCCGCGCTGATGTCGATGGTGTCGCCGACCTGGACGCCCGCGGCCGAGAAGGCCTGCAGGGCGTTGTTGTCCGGTGACGTGACCGTCTCGGTGAAGCCTGAGAAGACCTCGCCGGGGAAGCGCGCGAGCGTCGCCTGGTTCCCGCTCGCGGCCAGGATCGTCCAGTAGCCCTCGTTCAGCGCGTTGAACGCTGACGGGGAGTCGCCGGTGCTGGCACCGGGTACGAACAGGGTGTCACCGACCGACCAAGGCGGGGAGTAGGCCGTGATGGTGAGCGTGGCCGTCTGGTTGGCGTTGACCTGCCACTGGACGTTCTTCCCACTCGTGGCGAGGTTGCGGTTCGTGCGGAATGCTGGCGAAGGGCCACTCGTGCAGGTGACTCGGTAGCGGTTCGGGTCGAGCGGGCTCAGCGTGAGCTGCAGGTCGGTCGTGTTGTCGTGGCCGAGGGTGCGCGATCCGTCGAAGACGGTGACGCTGGCGCCCGGGTCGACCATGACCTTCAGGGTTTCGTCGTTCTCGACCGTGAGCCCCGACAGGGTCCGGCCGCGATCGATCCCCTTCTGAGCGGGGTTGCTGTTCACCGCGTCGTCGTCAAACGACAGCGCCTTGATGATGAGAGTCAAAGCCGACATTCAGGGGTCCTGAGCCGAAAGATTGCGGCTCTAGCTCATGTCCCACTTGACCGAGCCACGGCGTCCGATGGCCTGGTCAGCGCTCTCTCCGCCACCGCTGACGACCCCGCGCTCCTCCAAGATCTTCGAGAAGAGGTTCTCGCGCGTGTACACGCCCGCAGGCGTCTCCTGGGACCGGGCGTGCTCGGGCTCCTTGGCTGCCTTCACCTTCCCCTTGGGGGCGAAGACGTTCATCACCAGGTAGCGGAGCGCATCGCACTCGTCGTCGTTCTCCTCGTCCGGCTCGCCATCGACGAGTGTGCCGGTCGGGTCGAGCTTCCAGTGGTACTCGCTCATCCTCTTGAAGAGCAGCTCGACCATCGGGTCGCCCGCGAGGAAGAAGAGCAGGGGCTCGCCCATGGTGGGCGTCAGCCGCATGCGGACGACGTTGATGCCGCCCACGACAGAGCCGGGCTCCTTGTGCCACGCGCGCATCCGGTGGCCGGCGGCGCGCAGCATGGCCACCATCTTCGGGTCTTCGGGATCGCCGAAGACGGCGCGGCCGTAGCGCTTGAGATGGTCGACGGCGCGCACAATCTGGTCGGGCATGAGCTGCGGGGCCGAGACGACGTTGACGATGAAGCAGCGGGCTCCGTCGACCGCGCCGGTGACGTCGGCGAAGTTGTGGGTCCAGCCGTAGTCCTGGCCGGCGTACCACTTCACGTCGCGCGTCTGCATCAGCGCGATCAGCTCTGCCTTGGTGAAGTCGGGCCGGAACGTGTCGCCGGTGAGTTTCTCGGCCATCTGGGCCGGCGTCAGCAGGTGCACGGAGCGGTCGAGGTTCGGGTAGATGAGGCCCTTCTTCGACGGCTTCTTGCAGAGCAGCTCCGCCTGGGCCATCTCGATGTTCTTGCCGAGGCCTCGGAACTTGTTGAGGGTGTCGGCTACCGACTTGAGGAGCGGCGACTTCGACTTCTGCTCGGTCGCGAGGCGGCCGTGGCACGCGGAGAAGAGGCGGCAGTTCTTGAGGCAGCCCTGGTAGCCCTCCTCCTTCCTGAACTTCTGCAGCTCGTCCGGGGGCAGCAGCTTGTACTGGTCCTCGGAGATGGCACGGAGCCGGTCCTCGTCAACGTAGATCGGGATCTTCGGCAGCTCGGGCAGGTGGCGCGTCGGGGCGCACGATTCGGTGACGTCGATAATGTTCCAGTGGCGGATGTGGAGACGCCGGTCGCCGTCGGGACCGAACTCCTCGTCCATCTCCTTCTGGACCATGCCGAAGGCGAACTTGCGGGTGGACGTGAGGACGGTGACAGGGAGGGTGCCCGCCCACTGCGCGGGAATCAGCTTCGCCTGCTCGTAGGCTTTGGGGTCGCGAACGACGTCGACCTCGTCCACAACCAGGAGCGGCACGTGCTCGGAGTTGGCGCCGGCCATCGTGCAGATGACGATGCGGATGTAGTTCTCGATGACGGTGTACTGCGCCTTCGCGCCCTCAGGCAGTTCTTCGTACTGTTCGAGCGTGAGGTTCTCCCCGGTGACCTTATTCAGGTACCGCTGGAACTTCGTGATCTCTTTGCTGTCACCAACGATGTACTCGCGCAGGAAGGCCTTCCCGAAGAAGCCCTTGACGTACATCTGCGACTTGATGGACTGCGCCTCGATGGCGGCCATGTGCGCGACGCTGAGCCGCAGGTGCACGACGGCCAGCACTTCGAGGATCGCGGCGCCGAGCGTCTTGAAGGAGTCGCGAGACGCGTAGTAGAGAACGCGGCTCATGTCCTCGGAGCCACCACGACGGAGGCTGTCGTAGATCTCCCAGATCATGTCCATCGGCGACGAGTTACTCGTCGGCTCGACGATGCAGTTCGGGACATCCAGGCCGAGGTAGTGCCGAATCCACTTGTGGAGGGCCTCCTTCGTCTCACACGGGACGAAGAGGGCGCGACGCAGGTGCTGCTCGCGCTGCTCGGGCGTCAACTTCTTACCCACGCGGCGCCTCTGTGAACTCGGCGTCGACAGCGTCGTCCTCGTCCAGCTCGTCCAGCAGGCTCGCGGCCTCCTTCGCGGACAGAGGGGCTTTCGCGTGCTCGTGGCGCACGGTGCCGGTGACCTCGACGCGCTTCTTGTCCTGTCCTGTCGCCTTCAGGAACAGCTCGGTCAGGGTCGCCAGGTCCTTCAGGTTCTTCGGCAGCGGGATGTCGGCGATGAGGGTTGCGTCGCCCGTGGCGACGTAACGCTTCAGCTTGTCCAACCACTGGCGGTTGGTCGCGGAGAGCATCGCAGCGAGCAGGTCGGCGCTCTCCAACTGCGTCTGCGCTGCGCGCTGAGGGATGTCGACGGCCAGCGACTCGCGATACGCAGCGAGGCGTGCGTCCCACCCCTTCATCACGCGGGCGCCGACGATCTGACCGAGGGAGAAGCCGACCATCAGCCGACGGATCTCGTCGCAGGTGGAGCCCTTCACGAAGAAGGCGTACATCTCCTCCGCGGTCGCGTCGGCGACCTCCGTCTGCTTCGTGCGGACGAAGTACTTGTACGCGTCCAGCTCTCTGGGCGTGAGCGCGGCGAGCGCCTCGGCGAGGCGTTGTTCTTTATCGCTTACTGGTACGAGGTCTTGGGGCATCGTTGGTGCTAGCTGGAAAGATTGCGTTTCCAGCCACTTCAACGAGGAGCGACCAGTCGTCACCCAGCAACCACTTCACTGAGTCGTTGAGCGCCGTGAGCCTGGCGTCGATCGTCTTCTTGGCGACCTTCCCCTTCAGGGTGGCTGGCGACCGGTAGATCACTTCACGGTCGAGCGGCAGGACCTGGACGGTTGGAGGCTCCACGTGCTGCAGGCACAGGCGCCCCCACATGCGGAGCTGGAAGATCTGGGCTTCGTGGACGATGCCGGTCGTCTTCGTCGCGGCCTTGAGCACCATGAGCTGGTGCGCCGGGTCTGCAGGGGGCTGCATGCTAGACATACGCGAGCCTCTCCTTCGCCATCGACTGCAGGAGCTGGGGGTCCGTCCCGAACTTCGGCCGATAGCGCTCCATGAAGCTCACGAAGGCCTTGTCGATGCCCTCTGACTCACGGACCTTGACGACCGCCTGGTCCGTTCGGAATATCCGGACGTTGACGCCGGAACCGTAGAACTGCTTGCGAGCGGTCACCCAGTCGGATGGCCCGCGGACGTCGATGCGGTAGTCGTGCCGCGGGTCGACAGTGCCCAGGAATGGAGTCTCGGGGGTGTCCTCGAAGTAGTAGATCCGCCTGCACACATCGCCGAGATCGAACGACTCCGCACCCACCACTTCGCCGTCGGCGAAGGTGTACAGCCAGATCGCTCGGTCGATGTTGGCGTCGCTGAGCGTGCGCCACCTGGGCGCGCCGATGTAGGTGACCTTGCCGAACGTCTGGGGCGTGTGGATGTGGCCGGACAGGATGTACGTGTGCGGGATGAGGTCGGGGTTGACACCGTCCTCGGCGTAGAAGCCGTTCTCGTACTTCCCACCCTGGAACGTCTGGTGACAGACGAGTGTCTTGGTGAGCGGCGCGGCGGCGCAGCAGTCGACGACGAACTTCTCGCGGTCAGAGTAGTAGGGCATGAACAACATGCCCTCCTTGACCGTCGGGCGGTCGACGACCTCGATCTGCTCTTCGTGCGCCATCATGGCGTGGATGGAGAGGCCTTCGCCGCCGTAGTCGTGGTTGCCGACCAAGCCGATGACCTTGATGCCGTGGCTCTTGAACGTCGCGAACCAGCGGCGCCAGAACGCGAGCACCTCCACGCGGATGATGTTGTGCGTGTGGTACGAGTCGCCCAGCAGGCAGACGTAGTCGACCTTCAGCGCGAGTGCCGTGGCGAGCACGAACGCCATGAGGCATTCGCAGTCGTCCAGCTCGTCTGGCGTCGCGTGGACGTCGCCGACCTTGAGAATCCTCACGTTAGGCGTTCGCGGGAGGCAGTGGGAAGTCGACCAAGAAGACGCTGGCTTGGGGCACGAGGATGACGGTCTGGCCGTCCACCTCGAACTCCTCATTGGCCCAGACGTGCTTCATGGTGTCGCCCTTCACGTAGATGAGGGCGCCAGCCGGGATCTTGTCGTTGCCGTAGATCACGCGGAGCTTGGTCAGCGTGACCTTCTGGGCGACGGTCCCGAAGGCGTTCGACACCTTAGTCTCGACCGACTTCTTCTCGAACGGAGCACACGCGATGTTGTTGTTGAACCCTTCGATCATGCGGGAGCCATATAGCGAAAGTTCTCGACTCCGAGCCCCTTCAGGCGGAGCAATTTCTGCTCGACGAGCGAGAGTGAGGAGAGCGCCTTGGCGAGGACGGTCATGTCGTGGTCGCGCTCGAAGCGAACGTCCGGCTGGTCCGTCTCCGGAGCGGCGAAGCGCTCTGCCAGCACGCGGGGGGCGCCGGAGTCGCTCTCGGACTCGAAGTTGTCACTGGGGCTGGAGTCGGCCGAGACGGTGCTGGCAGCCGCCATGAGGTCGGCGATCTCGTTCGGGTTGGTCTTGCACCCCTTCTTCGCTCCGTCGTTGACCTGCGTGGCCAGTCGCTCGAAGTCGACCACGCCAGCGTGGCGGCCGACGGCCTTGTTCGCGCGGTAGAGCTTGCGCTTGTCGGCCGGGTAGAAGTGCAGCAGCGTCTCCGAGTACTCCTCGATGAAGTTGCCCGTCATGCGACCGATGGCGGTGGAGCGAAACGCGCGCGAGAACACGCCGTCTTCGGGGGAGTACTTGTCGATGCCCGACATGAGCCCCTCCGATGCGATCTGAATGAGGTCCATGTACGTGAGGTGGCTCAACGGCGTGCGCGAGAAGAAGATGCGGGCGCGGCTGATGGCCAGCGGCATGTTCATCTCGATCAGCTCAGTGCGCAGTGCCTCGATCTTCCGCGCCAGACTGACGATCGTGCTGCCGATGTTGTCCGCCTCCCAACGCCTCGCCTTCATCACGAATGCGATGAACTGGTAGTTGATCGAGAAGCGGTAGAGCCCTTCGGCGTTGCGAGTCTTCAAGGCCTCTGAGATGTCGGCGGTGAAGACCTCCTGCCTCTCGCGGAAGTATGGCCGCGCGGCCAGGATGTTGCGCTTCTCGTCGCAGATGAACTTGACGAACGTCTCGTAGACCGCGCGACCCCAGCGGTGCGCGATGAGCGTATCGCGGAACTCGTGCTCCAGGGCGATGAGCCCCTCGACCTGCGCCTTCTGCTTCTCGTCGAAGTCGGCGATGTCGCCGTACTTCGCGATGGCGCTCTCCAGCGAGGACGCGAAGTACCTGAAGTGTGCGTCGTCGGTGAAGATCATCGGGAGAATCGAGCGGCGCGGGCGAGGCGCTCCGGGTGCTTCATGACGATGGTGATCTCGCCGGACAGCGCGTTGCCGCGGGTGGAGATGTCCCAGCCGAGCCTCCGCAGGGCGGCCAGCTCCCGGCACGAGTCAGGGTGGTTGTGCGGCCCTATCGCGAGGTTCAGGGAGCGCACCAGCGTGCCCTCACTCTCCTCGTCGAGGCGCTTCGCGACCGTACCTGCGTTGCGGAGCGCGAAGTACAGCAGCGCGGCCCAAGTGACGAGGAAGCCAATGATGACGAAGATCAGCATTACAGGCGCAGCTCCTGGTGTGACGGGTAGACGTCGTCGAAAATCTTGATGCGCGCGTTGGCGTGCCGTTCGAGCGTCTCGACGTTCGAGATGCCGAAGTCGAGGAAGATGCAGTCGTTCTTGCCGGGGAAGAGCCGCGTGCCGCGACCGATGGCCTGCTTGACCTCGATCTCCGACTTGCCGCCACGGAGGAAGATGATCGTCTGGGCGGCCTGGATGTCGGTGCCCGTGACGATGCAGGACGTGCCGACGAGGATGGGGAACTCGTTCCGGTTGAACGCAGCCACGAGCGCCTTGGGATCGCTGTCGTGGTACTGCTCCGGGATTTTGTCCTTGTTCTCCTTGGTCACGCCGCCGTGGGCGAAGCGCGCCTCGTAGCGGAGGAGCGGCAGGAGGTGCCCGAACTGCTCCATCTCCTCGACGAGGATGACGGTCGGGCGGCCGAGCATGCTGACCGACTTGTTCGCGAACTCCGCGGCGCGCGCGTTGACGTCCGGGTTGTAGAAGACATGCGCTCGCGTGAGGTCGTTGGCGTCGTCGGAGTCGTAGATGCGCCCGGAGGCGCCGAGTACCTTCGAGTCCATCCACACCGTGCGGAACACCGGCTTGCTCAGGAAGCCCTGGTCGACGCCCTCGCGGACGGTCATGCTGTATACGCACGGGCCGGTGATGCCGTCGAGGACGAGATCGAGCCCGTCGTTGCGCATCTGCGTGCCTGAGAAGAAGAACCGGTAGGGCGCGCTGCCCTGCAGCCCGAAGCACACCTTCTCCAGCGTCGCGGCAGGACAGAGGTGCGACTCGTCGGCGATGAAGACGCGGGCCTGCGAGAGCTTCTCCCAGATCGGCGAGCCCGGCTCGACGCGCGTGAGCGAGGCGCCGATGGCGACGGTGATCAGCTTGCTGTACTGCTTCTTGCCGTCGCCGAAGAAGCCGACGCGCGCACTGCCGAAGTGGAGCGTGAGGTCGTCGAAGAGCTGCTGCGCGATGTTCTTCGACGGCGCCATTACGACGGCCTGAAGGCCGAGGGACTTGATGAGGTTGCGGATGATGCGGCTCTTGCCGAGGCCGGTTCCGATCTCGACGCAGGCGGGGCCGTTCTGCGCGGCAGCCAGGAGCGCGTCGTGCGCGGCGACCTGGTAGTAGCGGTCTTGGTGCTCGGGCATCTTCGCCCACGGCACCACGCGCGGCGCCGGCAGCTCGTAACTGCGCACGAGCTTGTCGTCGAACACGCGCGCCAGCAGCGGATGAACTCCTGACCGGGTCCACAGCCCCTCGGCGTCCTCGTACAGCAGCGACTTCTTGCGCTCTGCTTCGAGCGCTGCGATGCGCTCGTCGTAGGCGGCTTGGCCATGCACCCGGACGAACCAGCCCTTGCTCGCCTTGGCCTTCCGGTACTCGTAGTCGACCCGCTTGTCGGTGTACGTCAGCGTCTCAGCGAGGAGCGCGCGGTTCTTCTCGTATCCACCGAGACGGAGTTCCGTCGGTGCTAGGAGGGCCAACATCCGAGTGCGTATAGCGAATGTCGTTCGCCGGTCTTAATCGCCGATGGAGCGGAATCGCTATACGACATCCAATGAGCAAAAAGAAGTCGCCGCCGTGTGCGGCACTCACTCCGGACACCCACCGCCTGCTGTCCGCGATGTTGAAGAAGTGGAAGGCGGCTCCTCATCTCGGTCGCTTCCCCGTGAAGGCGGACGACCTCATCGTGGCGGGGCTCGGGCTGCTCGACGCGCACATCCTGTGGGAGCGCGCGAACAACAGCGACGTCACGCTGGCCAGCGGTCAGACCGAGCGCGCGCTGGCTGCGGTGATGCACGGTCGAGCGAAGGCAGCGGCCATCCCGACGGGAGAGGCAATCTAGTGCGCCGCATTCGTACCATCAAGCCAGAACTCCTCGACGACGGTAAGACGGCGAGGCTCTCTCACCTGGAGTGGCGAGTCTTCGTCTCGCTGTTCCTGTTGGCGGACGACTACGGGAACTTCCGCGCCGAGGTCGAGCAGATCGACGGAGCGGCGCTCTGGGCGTTCAAGGAGCAGTCCTGTCGTGAGGCCATTTCGAGGCTCGCTGAACTGGAACTGCTGAGGTTCTACGAGGTCAACGGACAGCAGTACGCTCACATCTGCGGTTGGGAGAAGCACCAGAAGGTCGACCACCCGGGAAAGTCAAACATTCCGCCACCTCCCCGCGTTTCGCGAGACCCTCGCGAGACCCTCGCGAGGATTCGCGAGAACCTCTCGACGGATCTGGACCAGGAAGGGAAAGGAGAGGAAGGGAGTGGAGCAGCTCCTGGTGTGGTGGACGCCGGGGACTCCGAGAGGCGCCTGAAGGCGCTGTGGCTGTCTTGGAACAGTCACCAGGTTCCGAAGAACCGGGAGAACTTCAAGGACGTCCTGAAGAGCTACAGCGAGAAGCCAGTCGACCTCGACCGTCTGGAGCAGGCAGTCGAGCTGAGGCTGAACCGGATCAGCATGGACCCTGACCCGGAGAGCAAGAAGTTCCTGGGAGCCCTCCGGAACTTCATCCGAGACGGCAAGTGGGAGACGGAGCTGATCGAAACAGCGACCTCGCCTGACACGTACGTCCCCTGGGTGCCGGAATAAGCAAAGGAACAATGCCCACCGTCTCATTCTCTCCTGAACAGCAGCTCGCTCTCCTCGGTCACCTCGTCAACGAACAGCGCGTCTACGACGCAGCCGTGCACCTCGGCTACAAGCCGGAGATGCTCGACGAGCCCAACACGCAGCGCATCTTCGGTCGCCTCGACGAGTTCGCCCGGAAGTTCCACAGGCACCCCACTCTCGAAGAGCTGAAGATCGCTCTCGCGAAGGGTGAAGGTGCCGACTCGAAGGTCACGCAGGCATCTCTCCGCACACTCGACCTCGCCCTCACACAGGCGAAGACCGTGGGTCTGGAGACCGTGTTCGACGACCTCGTGCACCTCCGGGTCGGCTCCGAGTTCCTCACCGGCATGGTCGACCTGGAGTCGGTCTGGAACAAGCAGATGCAGGACGAGGCTGTGGCGAAGCTGCACAACCTCTCGCGGAAGCTCGACCACATGTCGAGCAACGGCCTCACCGCGATGGCCAAGTCGTCTGCGGACTGGTACGACATCTCGATCGCTCGACGAGAGGCGACACCCGAGCGCCTCGTGTACACCGGCCTCTCGTTCCTGGACGAGCCGATGTACGGCATCCGGCCCGACGACCTCGTGATCGTCACCGCCAGCACCGGCGTCGGCAAGTCCCAGATCATGGCCCTGATGGCCTGGAACATGGCCGCGATGGGCAAGAAGGTGAAGCTCTTCGCACTCGAAGCTGCGAAGGGCGAGATGGAGGCACGCCTCCAGTTCGCGAAGATCCAGGAGAACTACTACGGCTCGAACGTCTCGAACGGCAAGCCGATCGACTACGTCGAGTGGAGTCGTGGCCTACGTCCTGACCTGAAGCTGTTCGAGCCGAAGCCTGAGGAGCTGAAGGCGGTCCTCGCGAACATCAACATCACGTACAAGGTCAACAGCCGGTACACGATCGAGACGCTGGAGCGGGACATCCTCGCGGTGGCGAAGGACGTCGACATCATCCTCGTCGACCACCTCCACTACATCGACAAGGGCGACAAGAAGAGCGAGACCGAGGCCCTCTCGGACATCGTGCAGCGCATCCGCGACGTCAACCTGACTATCGACCGCCCGATCGTCCTCGCGGCTCACGTCCGCAAGCACACGGGACCGCGCCGCGACCTCGTGCTTCTGCCGTCGATCGACGACATCCACGGCTCGTCGGACATCTCGAAGGCAGCGACCTGGATCGTGGCGCTCGGGCAGCCGAACGGCGTCGACGAGGAGAAGGTGCCGCTGCAGCGTCTGAGGCAGGCGGCCGAAGGTGAGGGTGGCCAGCCGACCTTCGTCCGTATCTTGAAGTCTCGCGATGGCGGCGGGACGCGCACCTCGTTCACGATGGTCACGTACTTCAAGCGCGGTCAGTACCGCAAGCTCTACACGGTCGGGCGCCTCGCCGGCTCCGACACCAAGTGGCTTCCGCTCACAGACATCCGCGACAGGCCGACCTGGGCGAAGTCGTTCTTCCTGCTCGCTCCTCCGGAGACTGGGAAGCTCCAGCCGGCTGCGAAGCCGGCATAGGGAGATTCGCTATACGCACTTCTTGATGGATTACCACAAGGTCAAGAGCGTAGCGAAGAGCGTCTCAGTCAAGGGCGACTCGCTCAACTCCACCATCCTGCACACGATGTCGACGATCTCGAAGATCGTCGGCGGCACGCTCGGGCCCGGCGGCCAGCCGGTGCTCATCGAGCGTTACGAGCACAACCTCCCGCCCATCGTGACCAAGGACGGCGTCACCGTGTTCCGGAGCCTGGGCTTCGACGACTCGGCCGCCCACTGCATCATGGAAGCGGCGCGCGACGCCGCGGTCCGCACGGCTTCGGACGCCGGTGACGGCACGACGACAGCGACGATCCTCTCCGAGGCGATCGTGCGGTACATCAACGAGTACTGCAACGCGAAGAAGCGGGTGAGCCCGCAGAAGGTCGTGCGGCACCTGGAGAGCATGTTCCGGGACTACATCGAGCCCGGCATCAAGCAGCTCTCGCGGCGGGTGAACTTCGACAACGCGGAGGACGCGAAGCTCCTCCGCGCGGTCGCGCAGGTGTCGGCGAACGGCGACACGGCCCTCGCGGACGCCGTCATGCAGTGCTTCGAGATCACCGGCGACGAGGGCAACGTCACGATCGTCGAGACGAGCGGCCCGAGTCGCTACGAGGTCGAGAAGATCGACGGCTACTCCGTGCCGGTCGGCTACGACGACTCGTGCGGCAAGTTCTACTCGGCGTTCATCAACGACCCCGGCACGCAGCGGGTCGTCATGGAGAAGCCGGTCTTCCTCCTCTACCACGGGCGCATCACGGAGATTCAGTCGATCAAGCTCCTGATGGAGCAGGTCGGCTACCTGTGGGAGACGAAGAAGTACAACCGCAACGTCGTCATCTGCGCGATCGGGTTCTCCGAGACGGTGCTGGCGAACCTCGCGGCGAACTTCCTTCGGGACGACACCATCAACGTGTTCCCGCTCGTCGTGCCCCAGAGCATCATGCCGAACGGCCAGCAGGAGTTCCTGAAGGACATGTCGGCCATCACGGGCGCGAAGATCCTCGACCCGCTGTCGGCACCCATCGACCAGGCGAGCATCGAGGACCTGGGCCCCGGCGTCGAGATGTTCGAGGGCGGGCGCTTCCGCTCGTCGGTCCTCGGCTACGCCGACGAGACCCTGCTGGAGATCCGCATCTCCGAGCTGGAACAGCAGCTCTCGGCGGCCGAGGCGGAGCTGGACGCCATCCAGCTCCGTGAGCGCATCGCCAAGCTGGCCGGCGGCATCGCGAAGCTGCACGTCATCGGCTCGTCGAACGGCGAACGCAAGGAGAAGCGTGACCGTGCGGAGGACGCCGTGTGCGCCGTGCGCGGAGCCATCAAGCACGGCTGCCTGCCCGGCGGCGCGTGGACGCTGCTGAAGCTGCTGAGCATCCTCCCCCACGACGAGATCATCGACTCCGTGCTGCGTCCGGCGTTCATGGAGCCCTTCAACCGGCTCCTCTCGAACTCGGGCATCGTCGACGACAAGGAGGCCCGCGCGGTCCTCGGCCCGATCTTGGAGGGCATCCGCGACGGCAAGCCGGTCGTCTACGACTTCCTCAACAACAAGCACGTCGACCCGTACGCCGACGGCATCCTCGACAGCACACCCGCGGTGCTGGAGTCGGTGCGGAACAGCATCTCGATCGCGACGCTCCTGGGCACGCTGGGCGGCACGGTCGTGTTCCGGCGCGACAACGAGCTGGAGCGCTCCGAGGCGCAAGCCACGGCAGCGTGGCTCCGAGACGCGAACAGCAACCCCGCGGACGAGAGGCCGTAAAGACGATGTTCAAGAAGACGAAGGCAAGACTGAGGGGCTGGGCGCTCCGCCTGCTGGCGAAGTTCTCGCGCTTCACGTGGGCGAAGGAGATGTACGGTCGGCTCGCTCCGACCGTGTCGCCGCGCTATATCGTGCGCCCCCGTGGGTGGCAACCGGTGGTCGTCGGTCGACCCCTCTCAGACGAGGAGAAGAAGCGGCTGCTGCCGGACGGGCGCCTGGTCGAGGACCTGCTCCAGCAGATCCTCTACGACGCGCGAGACGCCGCGCAGAAGGGCGGCGACGTGAAGGCGGTCCTTGCGAAGGCGAGCGTCGAGGTGGCCAAGGCTGCCGAGCACCTGTCGCCTCCCGAGCCTGCCGAGCACAAGGACTCCCAGGCGCTCAAGGACCTGGCGGCACAAATGAGCGCTCTCGACGCCAAGGCCGCGAAGGAAGAGGTCGATTCGCAGGCGGCTGCCGACGCGAAGATCATCCGCGAGCTGGCGAAGGCGATGACGACGTGAAGAAGCGCGTCGCAAAGAAGATCCTGAAGAACCAGCATCGGCAGCGGCCGATGCGTCGGCAGACCGACGGGTCGTACCTGGCGAGCCGTCCCGTCTACAGCGATCAGCAGAAGAACCTCGCCGCGCACCGTCTCTTCCGCCCGGCCTGCCGTCACGGCGATGCGAAGCTCGCCTGGGCGGCCCTGAAGCTCAAGCCGGACAACTCGTTCACGGTCGACGACCAGGTCGACCTGAAGTACGAGTGGCTGAAGGGGCAGGAGCTGCGGCGCGAGAAGCTGACCATCAGCACGAAGGACATCGTGCCGCCTCCGCCAGTGGCGAAGCCGGCGTTTCGCCGTGACGGGCAGGTGCACAACTTCGGCGCCATCCCGTTCCCAGGCCAGGAGCGCAAGCAGCCCTCGCTCGCCCGCTACCAGGTGCGCGACCAGAACCGCCGGGCGCGCCCGAAGCACAGCGTCGCCGACTTCGCCAACATGACCCAGGACGACCGCCCGAACGAGAACGGCGTCGTCGACAACACCTGGAACCCGCCCGCCCCCAACACCTAATTCGCTATCAGGCATCCATGTTCGTAGGGATCGTTCTCATCGTGATGTTCGCGTTCGCCGTCGGCCTGCCCCCGTTTGCGCTGTACAAGGCGCGCAAGCGGGTGGAGAACATGCCCGAGGGCGAGTGGTTCGAGGACCAGCTCGCAGGTGACGGGTCGGACGGCGGACCCGAAGAGACGGACAAGCCGTTCACCGACTGATGCCGTTCTACCGATTCGAGTGCAAGGTCTGCGGGCACCGCAAGCGCAAGATGCTGCCGTCGGGGCAGCAGACGCAGCCGGTCGCCTGCGAGAAGTGCCAGTCGACCATGTGGCGCGATCCTAATCCGCCGTCGACGCAGGTGCTGGAAAAGCTCGACAACGGCTTGATGGCGAAGCCGGTCGAGCGCCTGGCGGACGCCGAGCGTCTGTACCACGAGCGCGCACTGACCGACCCCAAGCGCAACAGGTAGATTCGCTATTCGACTCAGGTGCCGAACGCGCGTCTGAAGTCACTCACCCTGGGTCCGTTCCAGTCGTTCAAGAAGCCGGCGACCATCGAGTTCCCGGAGACGGGTCTGTTCCTCCTGCACGGGAGGAACAAGAACACCGGCGGCGGCTCTGGTGCTGGCAAGTCGAGCGTCCTCCGAGCACTGAGCTACGTCGAGGACATCTGCGACACCCCCGCGACTGAGCTGCAGACGTGGGGTGTGAAGGAGCCGGCGACTGCGTCAGCGACGTATAGCTGCGACGACGGCCTGCTCTCCGTGAGCAAGGGCAAGAGCTACGACGTCAAGCTCAACGGCAAGGCGCTCGACGGCAGCGCCAAGCAGAAGAGCGCCGAGGTCCTCAAGCGCATCGGCGGTCCGCGCGTCACGAGGGAGATGTTGCAGATCCTGACGTACCGAGGTCAGGGCAAGCCGGGCCTCTTCCTCAACCAGACCAACGTCGAGAAGCAGGAGTTCCTGACCCAGATCCTCGACCTCGCCAAGTTCGAGGAAGCGATCGAGAAGGCGACGACGAACGTCAGCGCGTACGAGAAGGACGTCGACAAGGCGAGGGCCGAGCACGGCGCGTACGCGAGCGCACTGGCTGAGCTGCTCAACGGGTCCGACATGGACTCGCTGCGCTCTGGCCTCGACAGACTCCACGCCGAGCTGGAGGAACTGCAGGGGCTGAAGCAGATGCGCTCCGACACGCTCGCCAGCCTCAAGAGCCAGATCAGGGCCATCGCCGAGAAGGCGTGCGTCGACGCGAAGGCAGCCGAGGCGGTCTTCGCTGATGATGTCGCGGCGGCGAACGCCAAGCTCGTGGAGCTGCAGAACACCGAGATCGTCCCCCAGCCGAACCCCGAGATCACGCGCTTCAACGACCTCGTGGCCGAGTGCCAGGGGCGCATCGATCGGCTCCTCGCGCAGGACCGCGCGAAGCAGGAGGAGACGCGGAAGAAGCTGGCCGAGCTGCAGAAGCTCATGGACCGCGCGCGCGTCGACGTGGCCCTCGGGCAGCAGGCGGAGAAGAACCTGAAGGACCTCAACCGTGAGTTCGACCAGCTCACGGCGTCCGTGTGCCCGACGTGCGAGCGCCTGTGGGACGAGGCGCACCTCAAGAAGGCGAAGCTCATCAAGGACATCGAAGCGGCCCACAAGGTCGTCGACGCGGGCACGAAGGCGGCATCCGCGATTGAGCAGCTCAACGCGGAGATGGCGCCCCTGCGCGCTCCGTTCGTAGCGAACCCGACCATCGAGAAGCTGCGGGTGGCGCAGGCCGATGCACAGTCGCGTGTGGCCGCCGTCCGTCAGCAGGAGCAGGCGGACCTCTCACTGCGAGATGCGCAGCTCCAGGCGGAGATCGCCCGCGCCACGCAGGCGTACACCGAGGTGCGGACTCGCGCCAAGGCAGCCAGTGCGACGGTCCTCGAAGCTGCGCGAGTCGAGGCGAACCAGCTCGAAGAGGTTGCCTCGGCCGTCAACATCGAGCTGCAGCAAGGCGAGACGAGGCGCACGGAGCTGTCCGTCACCTTCGCGCGACTCGAAGCGAAGATCGCGCAGGTCGAGAAGCTGCAGCAACAGGTGGACGCTGCTGCGGCGAAGGTGGGTGAGCAGGAGAAGAAGCTCACCACCGAGAAAGACTTCCTGGGCCTCATCGGGCGCGAAGGCTTCCTCGGCGCCATCTTCGACGAGGTGCTCGCGGAGATCTCCGACGAGACGAACCAGATCCTCGCGTCGGTCGCGAACACGCGCCACTGCACCCTGCGCTTCGTGTCCGAGAAGATCACGGGCAAGGGCTCGATCAAGAAGGAGATCCGTCCGGTCGTCACAGTCCACGGCTACGAGACGTCGCTCAACGCCGGCCTCTCGGGCGGCATGAGGTCGGCCGTGGAGCTGGCCGTGGACCTTGCCGTCGGTGCCGTCATCTCGCGCCGCTCTGGATGCTGCCCCGGGTGGCTCATCCTGGACGAGTCGTTCGACGGACTCGGGCCGGTGGAGAAGGAGAGCTGCCTGGAGATCCTCCAGGTGTACGCGCGGGATCGACTTGTCATCGTGGTCGACCACATGAGCGAGACGCAGGGGCTCTTCACGCAGAAGGTCGTCGTCGACTACGAGGGCTCGGAGAGCACGCTAGCCGCATCGTGACAATCGCTATCAGATTCCCATGAAGCGGTTCTCACCCAGCGACCTGGTCCTGATCAAAGACAACGCGATCAAGAACTTCATCGCCCTCCCGGGGCGCTGCCGGCTCCCGGGGATGCTCAGGGACCTCGACGAGGACGAGAAGCGCACCATCGCCTACGTACAAGCGTGCGTGTCGCATCTCTCGCGACACGGCGCCATCGCGCCGGGTGCCTTCGACGAGCTGACCCCGAAGCCGTACACCGAAGTGCAGGAAGTCGTGGAGGGGCAGGACTACTCCGTCGCATCAGCGAAGTAGTCGTGGCACCGCTCGACTCCGCGCCCGTCACAGTCTACGCGCTCCGGCTCGGGAACACGTTCTTCTACGACCCGGGCGACGAGAACGAGGCGTCGGTCCTAAAGCTGTTCACGACGCCGGTTGAGTGCGCCGTCTACAAGATGGAGATCGGTGCGCCGGGTCTGAAGGCCGACATCGTCTTCCTGGAAGACGTGTGGGCCGCTCTCAAGCACCTGGCTGAGGAGTCAATGCGGCACTTCCGCGCTCCGCTGCGTGTCGCCGTGTACCGCGACGCCGGGCGTGTGGCCGAGGTCCTGTGGGACTCGGCCGAGACCATCCATTGATTCGCTATTCGAACACCGTCACTCACAAAAGGAGCTGTGCATGCGTGGAAAAAAGGGAACGAAGAAGGACCGGTTCGCAGATCTCGACTCCGACTTCAAGGACACGATCGCGAACATGAAGGAGCCGGAGATTCGCGACCGTCTCGCGAAGCTCACGCTCGACCAGGAAGCCCTCATGGAGCTGAAGAAGAACGACCAGGACCTGGCTGCGAAGCGCGAGCAGGCCAGCGAGGCTGGGCGTGTGTACCGCGAGGGCACGAAGCGCTACAAGCTCGCCGTCGCGTACGCGCGCTCGATCTTGGATGCGATGGGCAAGCCGTCCGGCGAGTCGGGGGTCGAGTAACATGCCCCAGATCGCACTGAAGGCCCTGGCGCTCAGCGAGCTGCCCGTCAAGTCGGTGGGCGTCATCACCGAGAACGCGGACGTCCAGCTCACGGGCGACCTGCCCGAGGGCGAAGCGCTCCTCTTCTTCATCACGGACACGTGGTCGTCCCTCATGCCGAAGGACCTGGTCGGCATCAAGGAGAAGCTGCGCAAGCTCGTGCCCGCGGACAAGCGGTGCGTGGTGCTGGTCCTCGGTCCGAGCGCGGACACGTCGCAGATCTGATGCGGAAGCTGGAAGTCCGGCTCATCAAGCCGGAAGACGACAACGTAGACGGCCGCGTGGCGGAGAAGACCTCTATCGAGGTCGACGACAGCCAGCGCATCATCTTCTTCGCCTTCAAGGCCGACGACATGACCACCGGTCGCTCTCGAAGATCGCGGACGCGCTGAAGCAGAAGTTCAGCGACGCACTGAAGATCAAGCCGATCGCTCTCGCACTCGGTCCGAACGACAGTTTCGAGGTCCACGAGATCGACTGACCGAGTCTCAATCTTCGGTGCCAGCCCGATGCTGTGCACCAAGTGTACGAAGGATCTTCCTCTCAAAGCTTTTGGTCCGGACCCTCGGAAGACGAACGGAAAGTCTTCATGGTGCCGCGTCTGCAAGAAGGAGTACCAGAAGCAGTTCGTACGCGAGCGACGCAAGGAACCCAAGTGGCGTGCAGAGCACAACGAGGCCGCTCGCCAAGGACGCTTCGCCTGGTACGGCCTCACGGAGGCTGACTACGAAGAAATGCTCGCCCTGCAGAAGGGCGGGTGCGCCGGGTGTGGAAGGCCGCCGAAGGACAACAAGCGGCTGAACATCGATCACAAGCATCAGCCGCAAGACAAGAAGCGCGAACCGTGGGAGCGCGCTTCGCATGTGCGGGGCTTGCTTTGTCACACCTGCAACCGCGCGCTCGGCCTGCTCCGAGACAACGCGGAGACCCTGCGGAACCTCGCCGCATACCTCGACCATCCGCCTGCCGTGACGGTCGTGCTCCCGAAGTTCCAGGCCGTCACCGCCTACCTCGAAGACTACGAAGCACGCAAGGCCCAACAACTCACCGAGAAGACCGCAGATCAATGAAGCCCTGGAGCAATTTGGCAACCGTCGTCTACAAGCGCACTTACGCACGAAAGGATACCGGCCACACCGAGAACTGGAATGACACCGTCGAGCGAGCCATCGCGGGCAACGTCCGCGGGTTCAACGTCAGCGAGCGCGAGATTCAGCGCCTCCGCTACTTCCTGGGCGAGCGCAAGTCGGGCCCTGCCGGGCGAGGGTGGTGGTACAGCGGCAGCCCCGGCCATCAGCGGCTGGGCGGCGTCGCCCTCAACAACTGTTGGGGCACGACGTCCGACGACTGGATGAACTTCGTCATCTCGCAGGACCTCCTGATGCTGGGCGGCGGCGTCGGGATGAGTGTCGAGCACCAGTACACCTCGAAGCTGCCGCGCGTCCGCAAGGACGTGAAGATCGTCCACCGGCCCACGAAGGATGCGGAGTTCATCGTGCCGGACTCGCGCGAGGGCTGGGTCGAGCTGACCCGCCGAGTCCTCGAAGCGTTCTTCGTCACGGGGCGTTCGTTCTCGTACAGCACCGTCTGCGTGCGCGGCAGTGGCGAGCCGATCAAGGGCTTCGGCGGCACGGCCTCGGGCCCCGGCCCCCTCGTCACGTTCATCGAGAAGCTGTGCGCTCTCCTCATCTCGCGTGAGGGCAAGGCGATGCGGCCGATCGACGCCGCGGACCTGCTCTGCCTCATCGCAGAGATGGTCGTCGCCGGCAACGTGCGGCGCTCCGCGCTCATCATCATCGGCGACCCGTGGGACAAGGTCTTCCTCAAGGCGAAGCGCTGGGACCTCGGGACGATCCCGAGCCAGCGGTCGAACGCGAACTTCAGCGTCGTCGCCGACGAGGTCGACGACCTCCACCCGCTCTTTTGGGAGACGTACCACCAGGGCGAGCCCTTCGGCATCGTGAACCGCACCAACATGCGGAAGTACGGCCGCATGGGCGAGCTGAAGAAGGACTCGGCCGTGGTGGTGAACCCGTGCGCCGAGGCGACGCTGGAGAACCTGGAGCCGTGCAACCTCCAGGAGCAGGCGCTGCCCAACATGAACGGCCCCGAGGAGTTCTTCGAGTCCTCGCGCCTCATGCACCGCTGGGGCAAGCGCGTGACCTGCGAGAACTACCACCACGCAGAGGTCCAGGAGGTCGTCAGCCGCAACCGTCGCGTCGGCACCGGCATCACGGGCTGTCTGCAAGCGCCCGACCTCTTCAACCCGGCCGTCCTGGACCAGGCGTACGCCGCCATCCAGGAGGAGAACATCTCCTACTCGAAGGAGCTGGGCATCCCGCCGAGCATCCGCACGACCGTCGTGAAGCCGTCGGGCACGCTCTCGAAGCTGTACGACGTGCAGGGTGAGGGCATCCACTGCGGGTTCGCGCGCTACATGATCCAGCGCGTTCGATTCGCCGCGAACGACCCCGCGATCCCGAAGCTCCGCGCAGCCGGCCACTACATGGAGCCCGTCGTGAAGTTCGACGGGACGCTAGACCACGGCACCCTGGTGGTGGACTTCTACATCGAGTGCCCGGCCGACCTCCCGACTGCGGACGAGGGCTTCACGACCTGGCAGCAGCTTGACGTCCTGCTCCTCGCCCAGAAACACTGGGCCGACCAGGCGGTCTCCGTGACGGTCTACTACCGGAAGCACGAGATCGCTGAGCTGAAGGCGTGGCTTGCACTGCACCTGAAGCACCTGAAGACCATCTCGTTCCTCTGTTGGAACGACCACGGCTTCAAGCAGGCTCCGAAGGAGGCCATCACCAAGGAGCAGTACGAGCAGTTCACCGCGAAGATCTCTCCGATCTCGTTGGACGAAGACAACGGCGGCTTCGATTTGTCGGGCACTGAGTGCGAAGGCGGGGCCTGCCCGATTAAGTAGATTCGCTATACGCATCCCACAAACGAGATGCCGTTCGACTTCGAACAAGAGTTTGGTGGGGATGACGACAACGCCGAGGAGCCCGCGACGGCGGAGACCGAGGCAGCCACCGCGGCAGCAGCAGAGGCCGCGGTGGACGAGTACACGTCCGACACTGAGAGTGACGACGAGGTCGACACCGAGTACCTCGGGGACGTGGACAAGCGACTGGAGGTCGCGACCCACTACCGCGAGCTGGTGAAGGCACCGCTCTTCTCGGGCGGCGGCAATTCGGCCCGCATCGTCGAGCGGGAGATCAGGAAGTTCGTCCGCGAGCGGCTGGAGGTGCTGCTCTCCATCCGCGAGCCAGCTCAGAAGACGGAGGCGCAGTTCAACGACGAAGAGGTGGCACTCATCCGCTCCCTCCTCTCCGGTCACCAGGAGCTGTCGTTCCTGGTCAACAAGGTCCGGGAGAAGGACGCGCCGGCACGAGTCACCGCTCCGGCCGCACCGGTGAAGGCCGCCGCTCCCGCAGTCGTGCGGCCCACCCAGGCTCCTGCGCCGGCCGTGCGCCCGGCAGTCAAGCCCGCCGCGACGCCGAAGCCAGCAGCAGCTCCCAAGCAAGAGGCGAAGCCCACCAAGCTGGCTCCCAAGCCGGCGAAGGCGAAGCCAGCACAGAAGCCAGCACCGAAGGCGCCGCCCGCGCCACCCGAGGACGAGTACATCGAGGTCGAAGACCGTCGTCCCGGACAAGAGGGCAAGACGGTGAGGATCAAGAGACAGCGCCGTCAGGCTCCTCAAGGGGCGGTTCCGATGCCGATGGGCCACGCGATCTCGCAGGCGACTGAAGCAGCCGCCTCGCGCTCCCTCTCGATTCTCGCCACAGCAGCGCCGGCTCTCGCCGGGCTCGCGCAGGCGGCAGCAAAGGCCAGCTCAGTCGCTGGCGACATCGACCGTCAGTAACTGAAAGGAACCTCGCAGGAACATGGGATCAGGAATCGGCAAGAACGCGAAAGTGCTCAACAAGAAGTTCACGAACTCGCTCGAACGCATCGAGACCCTGGAGGCGGGCTACAAGAGCCTCGTCGAGGCGCTGCAGGGCACGCTCACCCAGCAGGCCCACGAGATCAGCACGCTGAAGGAGACGATCGCGGCGATCAAGGTCGTGGTCGGCGAGAAGGGGATCGACGACGCGATCAAGGCGGCTCGCATCGAGCGCGCCGAGGCTCGCTCCGCCGCGGAGAAGGCCGCGCTGGAGACGCAGCTCTCGTCGGGCGCTCTCGTGAAGGCGGACGTCATCTCCGAGCAGTCGGTGGTCGTCGGCAAGGAGGTCACCGCCGACGGCGAGGTCATCCCGCCGGGCCGCGTGCAGCTCATCTTCGGGCAGTTCCTCCCGGAGTTCCAGGAGAAGCTGAAGGGGCAGTCGGTCGGCACGACCGTGGACACGCCCGTCGGCGGCAAGTTCGAGGTCACCGAGATCTACGACTTCGTTGCGGCGAAGGTGGCGGCGGACCAGGCGGCCGAGGTCGCAGCACACAACGCTGCGGTTGACGCGGTGGAGTCGGAAGCAGCGGCAACCGACGAGGCGCTCACGAGCGACCTCAACGAGACGGCGGCCTAAGCGACGCGCATGTCCGACTCGTCGAAAGAGACAGCGCCGGTTTGTCCCGAGTGTGACAAGCCGATGAAGCCCCGGTCGAAGACTCCTGCCGGTCAGACCCGCTGGGAGTGCAGGGGCCGTGACTACTACCACGGCTCCACAACCTCGACCGAGGGCACGCTGCGCAAGAAGAACGGCAACACCGGCGCCAGCAAGAGGCCGACAGTCTTCAAGCGGAAGCTCGACGAGGACGCGCGGACGTACATCATCACCAGCGCCCAGAACGCGACGCCTGTTCACGACGTGTTCTGGGGCTGCCTCAAGAAGATGGCGGAGCACCGGGACGCTGAGCTGCTGGTCGTTCCGATCCGCTACAAGAACCCGACGTCGCGGTGGACGGCGTCGCAGGCGAACGAGGAGCGGTGGGCGCCCCAGGTCCAGCCGTACCTCTGGAACCAGACGAAGGTCCTCAACCAGAACCTCATCCTCATGGGTGAGAGCAAGACTCAGCCGACCTCGACGAAGCCGCTGGAGGGCTACGAGGGCATCACGGGGCGCTCGTCCGCAATCATCGGGCACCCGCGCATGGAGCTGAAGAGCATCCCGACGCCCGGCAACCGGATGCCGAAGATCCTCACCACCACGGGCGCCTGCACGGTGCCGAACTACACCGACAGCAAGGCCGGGCGTATCGGGCGGTTCCACCACACCCTCAGCGCCCTGGTCGTCGAGATCGTCGGCAAGCGCTTCTTCCTCCGCCAGCTCAACTTCGACACGAAGACGCAGTCGTTCACCGACCTCGACACACGCTACTACGAGGACCGCATCGAAGCGGCGCCCCGCGCCCTCGCCCTCGTGATGGGTGACACGCACACCGACTTCATCGCGAAGGGTGTGGAGTCTGCGACCTTCGGCAAGGGCGGCATCGTCGAGGTGCTCAATCCCGAGCAGCTCGTCTGGCACGACCTCGTCGACGCGTACTCCTGCAACCCTCATCACAAGGGCAACATCTTCAACAGCATCGCCAAGATGCAGAGCGGGATGAGCGCGGTGGGTGGCGAGGTCGAGCGTGGCTGTCGCTACGTCAAGGACCACACGCCGGCCGGCACGAAGTCCGTCGTCGTCCCCAGCAACCACAACGACTTCCTGCGCCGCTGGATCGTCAACAACGACTGGCGACAAGACCCGGCCAACGCGAAGTTCTATCTCAAGACGGCCCTTCAGATGGTCGAGGAGACGACGTTCGAGCCCGGCTTCGGCACCCGCTATCCGTCGCCGTTGCCGATGCTGTTCCCGCAGATCGTCGACTGCGACAACATCGACACGCTGGTCGGCAAGCAGAGCTACCAGATCGCCGGCATCGAGCTGATCATGCACGGCGATCGCGGCCCGAACGGAGCCCGCGGCAGCATCCGGAACCACCGCAACCTTGGCGTCAGGTCGATCATCGGCCACTCCCACTCGCCGGGCATCCTGGAGGGGTGCTGGCAGGTCGGGACGTCGACGGAGCTGACGCTGGAGTACACGGAGGGCGCGCCCTCGTCCTGGTTGAACGCTCACTGCGTGATCAACGCCGACGGCAAGAGGCAGATGCTCATCATCATCGACGGACGATGGAGAGCGTGAGGTGCCGGCGAAAGAGGAGATCCAGGAGCTGAAGGCAGCCATCTCCAATTTCAAGGACGCGCTGCGGAACAACAAAGGTCAGCTCACCCGCCTCGACGGAGAATACGAGCGCTTCGCGGAGAAGCGGAAGGCCATCGAGAGCCGCATCAAGCTCCAGCAGGGCAACCAAGAGCACCTCCGAAGGAGGGCCGACTTGGTCAACCTGGAGGAGCTGGCTGGCATCGCCAGGCTCATCGAGGCAGCGGAGATCGAGCTGGAGAAGGTGCTCAATGATATGAGCATCATCGACCGCGCGCGCCTGACTATCCAGGGCGAGATCGAACAGAACGAGAAGAACCTGGGGAAGGCTCGCGCGATGCACGCCGAGTACGGCCAGGTCATCCCCTTCCCGGGCAAGACTGCATGAACGAAGCGGAGGTAAAGAAGTTGATCGAGACGGACCCCGACTTCGTCTGCGCGCGCCGGTTCGGCAACAGCCTGAGCCGCCTCGAAGAGCGCTACCCGGACGGCTGTCCTGACCACGTCATCGCGAGCGCCCTCGGCATCTCAGAGGACGAGGTGCAGGAGAAGATGGACACCATCATCGAGAAGCTGCGCACAGCGATGGGCGTGAAGCCGTGAAGCCCGAGGAGGGCGGCCCGAACTGCGTGCACCTGCACCTCGTGTTCAAGGACATGGGGAAGACGATCGGGTGTGTGGACTGTCCACGAACGTGGAAGACCGACGAAGGGTACTCGCAGCCGTTCCTGACCGAGTGGGAGACGCGGCACAACAAGTTCGTGCTGCCGAGGACCGAGCCCAAGAAGCAGTAGCGACATTCGCTATTAGCCCCGGGCGTGCGGAACTTCGCTACCTGTCACTGTCATCCCCAGTCGCTCGACTCAGCCTCGACCCCTGAAGCGTTCGCAGACCGAGAGGTCGAGCTGGGCTCCGGGGTCATCACGGTGACCGACCACGGGAGCCTCGCTGCCTGTCGCAAGGTCTACGACCTCGGCAAGGCCAGAGGGCTCACTCCGGTGCTCGGTCTCGAAGGCTACTTCCGAGACGACGACTGCCCGATCTTCCAGGCCGCGGGCGTGCCCAAGAACGAGGACGGCACGTACGTCGACTACCTGAAGTACTGCCACATCACCCTCCACTTCCTGGACCAGGCCGCCTACGAGTGCGGTGTCCGGTTGCTGTCGAAGGCAGACGTGCGCGCCGAGTTCCACGGCAAGGAGCGCAAGCCGCTTTTCAACTGGGCCAACCTCGAAGAGCTGGCCTCTCACAACGTGACGATGACGACCGGCTGCATGATCGGCATGGTCCAGCGCCACGTCCTCGAAAACAACGACGTGCCGATGGCGATCAAGTACTTCGAGCGCCTGAAGTCGATCGTCAAGCCCGGGAACCTGTACGTCGAGGTCAACCCGCACGACACGTCGAAGAACTGGGTCAAGGGCGTGTTCATCACGCTCGCAGACGGCACGCGCGCGAAGTTCCACGACAAGAAGTGGTTCCTGACGAACGTCGGCGAGATCCGCGCGGCGGCTCTTGCCTCGGCGTGGGGCACCAAGTCGAACGAGCACAAGGTCCTGCGGTCCATCAAGGACTACTCCGTCTGGCGCGAGATGCCAGAGGTCGAGATCACGAACGTCGAGTACGTCGAGGAGTTCATGCCGAACGAGTGCCGCCCGTGGGCACCCGATGGCGACGTGCAGGCCGGTCTCAACAAGATGATGATCGCCCTCGCGCGGCAGTTCGACTGCAAGGTCCTCATCGGAGACGACTCGCACTACGCGAAGATCGACGAGAAGGTCGTCCAGGACGTGCGCCTGGCTCAGTCGGGCTCGTGGCGCTTCTACGGCAACTACCACCGGCAGTCCAGCGAAGAGGCGCTCCACTACTTCAAGAACAAGCTCTTCACCTCGGAGAAGACCTTCGAGGGATGGGTGGAGAACACCCACGAGTGGGCCGAGCGGTTCAAGGGCTTCGTCTTCGATTCGCCGCCGTCGCTGCCCACCAAGTTCTACGAGGAGAAGTACGAGCTGCAGCCGTGGTTCATCCCCGGCGACCGCCACAACTCCCTGCGCTACACCCGCGACCTCATCCAGCGGCACGGCCGGATGGACTGGAGCGACAAGCGCTACGTCGACCGGCTCCGAGCCGAGATCACGCTGCTGCACGAGAACCGCACCATCGACCTCCTGCCGTACTTCTTCGTCGACGAAGAGGTGTGCTCCTTCTTCGAGCGTCTCGGCTACCTCACGGGCCCGGGTCGTGGTTCGGCGGCCGGCATGCTGCTGACCTACCTCATCGGCATCACGCACGTCGACCCGCTCAAGTACGAGCTGTCGATGGAGCGCTTCCTCACGCAGGACCGCATCGAGTCCGGGAAGCTCCCCGACATCGATCAGGACCTCCCGAAGCGACGCCGCGAGCTGCTGATCGACCCGGTGAACGGGTGGCTCAAGAAGCGCTTCGGCGACCACTACGCGCAGATCTCGGTCGACAGCACGCTGAAGGTCAGCATGGCCGTCATGGACGTCTCGCGCGCGATGCGCGGGCACGTCGCGCCGGACATCGCGAGATACTCGAAGAAGTTCATCAAGCCGCCGCAGGGCGTGACGGACTTCGACTTCGTCATGGGCTACGACACCGACGAGGGCCACGTCCAGGGCTCCGTCGAGTACGACCCCGCGCTGCGCGACTACATCAACGCGTATCCGCAGGACTGGGAGATCGTCCAGAAGTGCCTCGGCCTGGCGCGACAGAAGGGCCGGCACGCGTGCTTCCCTGGTGGAGAAGCAATCTTACTTTCGTGCAACGAGACAAAGCCCATCAAAGAGTGCGACGGCCGCACAGTCCTCACGGGGAACCAGATTCCCGCCAAAGCTACGCTCCTTCACCAAGGAGAACGCGAGGTGGTCGAGTACTGCCTGGAGAACGGGAGCAAGATCCGGTGCACGCCAGATCACCTAGTGATGACGGAGCGTGGGTGGATGGAGATCGCGCTGGCGATGCAAGTGGGGGTGGAGCTGGTTCTCGTAGACGTGGCTGCGACTGGAAACGTGGAGAGGCCGAGGGGTACGCCTCAGCTAGAGGCGGGCGACTTGTCTCATGGCCAGGGCGGGCGACCGGAAACTCTACCTGGGAGTGCGCCTCGGGACATCAATGGGAGCGCCCGTGGACTGCGCTCAAAAAGACCGGCTACTGGTGCCGGCGCTGCGCTTATGACTCGCGGATCATCTACGGGACGGAAGAAGAACGGCGTGCGATCAGGATGCGACACGTCTACCGCCAGCACGATCGTAAGGCTGGGAGGGGCTTCGACCTCGACGTCAATGACTGCCTCAGTGCCGTCAGAGCCAAGTGCACATACTGCGACCGGCCAGCAACTGGGCTCGATCGCATCGAGAACGCGCTAGGACACATCAAGGGGAACTGCGTGCCGAGCTGTGTGCGCTGTAACCGAGTGCGAGGTGACAATATGAAGTACGAGACGATGATCGAGGTGGGCCGGGTACTGAGTAGGTTGGAACCATGAAGGGGTGGTGTCACAGGTATCAATGTGACGCAGCGCTGGTGAGCCTGTGAAGATCGTTGCCGCGCGCTCTCTAGGTGTCCAGCCTGTGTACGACCTGTCGGTCGAGCACGGCGACCACAGCTTCATTCACGAAAGCGGGGTAATTGTTCACAACTGCGCGTTCGTCATCGCGAACCGCCCCATCTCCGAGTTCATTCCGCTGACGTCCGTGTCCGACGTCATGGTCACCGCGTACACCGCCCCGAGCGTCGAGGCGGTCGGCGGTCTGAAGATGGACTTCCTCGGCCTCGGGTGTCTCGACGACATCGGCGACGCCATCCAGCTCATCCAGAGCCGGTACGCGCACAACGTCGACATGAGCCAGTACCGCATCATCGACCACGAGGAGAACCTGGTTGGATGGAGCGGGCCGCCCCGCGAGAAGCGGTTCTCCATCATCCTCAACGGCCGCCGCGTCCCCTCGCAGCGTCTGCTGCCGATGGGCGACAAGTTCGTGGACATCTGGGACCTGCCAGGTGACCAGGCGGTGTTCGCTGACGTCGCCACCGGCAAGACCGAGACGGTGTTCCAGTTCAACACGCCGGGCGCCGTGCAGTGGCTGGAGCACTTCGCCTACAGGAAGCCGAACGGCAACTACGCCATCGACTCGATCGAGGCCATGTCGGCCTTCACGGCGCTCGACCGCCCCGGCCCGCTCGACATCCCGGTCAGCAACCCGGACGAGCCCAACAAGAAGCACAACATGCTGGTCGAGTACGCGCGGCGGGCACGCGGCGCGAACCCGAGCCCGGACGTCCTCCAGATCTTCAATGAGCTGATTCCCGAGACGTACGGGGTCATGGTCTATCAGGAGCAGCTCCAGCGCGTGTACCAGCAGCTCACGGGCTGCTCGGGGTCGGACGCCGAGGAGTTCCGCTCGAACGTCGCCAAGAAGAAGAAGGCGAAGATCGAGAAGGCCTACAAGCCCTTCATCGAGAAGGCCGGCGCGAAGATCGGCAAGGAGAACGCCGAAGCGGCCTGGCAGTTCTTCATCACCTGGGCGAAGTACGGCTTCAACAAGTCGCACTCCGTCTGCTACTCGGTCGACGGCTACGCCTGCGCGTACCTCAAGCATCACTACCCGCTGGAGTGGTGGACGGCCATCCTCCGCAACGCGGACAAGACCGAGATCCAGGAGAAGTTCTGGCGCCACTGCGGCCAGCTCATCGACCTCCCGGACGTGAAGCTGTCGGGTGAGAACTTCGAGATCCAAGGGACGCGCATCCGTGCCCCGCTGAACCTCCTCCACGGCGTCGGTGACAAGGCCCAGGCGCAGCTCACGGCGTACGCCCCATACACGGACATCGACGACTTCTGCCGGAAGATCGACCTGCACCGGGTGCGCGGCGGCGAGTGGGTCACGAAGCTGAAGACTCGCAAGGACACGAAGAACAAGTACCGCAACGAGGAGGGGAAGCTCGTCTCGCCGGAGATCACCGAGGAGGTGGCGACGTTCAAGCGAGGGAACAGCGCACTCAACCGAGGTGTGGTCGAGAAGCTGATCCTGTCCGGCTCGATGGACTCGCTGTTCCCGCCCGAGATGCACCTAGGCGAGCAGCTCAATGACTTCGAGCGCGCGCTGGCTGCCGCGGTCAACGCCACCAACGAGGAGCTGGCCAAGAGGCCGGGCGCCGAGAAGCCGAAGCTGGTCAAGCCGCAGACGGTCGACAAGGCCAAGTGGGACCTCAGCCGGCTCAAGCGCTTCCAGATCAAGAAGAGCATCCTGCCGGCGTACTCGATGGATCTCCTGCCCGAGATCAGGGGCGCCACAGATTTCGTCGAGGACACGAACGACGGGCCGGTGATCAACTGGCAGCCGCCGAACTCGTCGCGCGTCATCAAGCTGGACGTGATGTCGGCGTCGGAGGTCGAGCGCGCTGACCGCACCACGCTAGCAGAAGACGAGATGCTCCAGGTGGCAGTCGCCGCCTACGTCGAGTCGACCAGGCCGTTCACGTGGGGCGACGAGAAGAAGGAGGCGTGCGAGGTCGTCCTCGATGTCGCCGGGGCTCGCATGCAGTTCGTGAAGTGGGGCGGCAAGGCCGGCGTCATCCCGGAGCTGTTCAAAGGCTCCCTGGCCGGCTCCATCGTGTTCGCCGTCCTCACTAAGTTCAAGACCGAGAAGCCGTTCGCATTGGACGACTTGCTCGTGGTCCAGCCGTCGCTGGAGCAAAGCCAGAAGCAAACCGAAACGAAACCCGAGAAGGAAGAAGAAGATGAAGCCGGAACAGAAGCGGACGTCGGAAGCGATCCTGAATGACATCACGGCGGCCCAGGAGACCCTGGCCGTCGACATCTCCTCGAAGCCGCGCAAGCTGCAGGCGGCGTTCGAGATGGCGAAGAACGAGGCGCGGGAGAGCCTCGGGAAGCTGACCAAGGAGTACCGGAGCCGCATCTTCTTCCAGTCGCGCGCGTTCGTGCCGGTCGGCACGCCCGAGCAGACCAAGAAGTACGCGGAGATCGCCGAGAACGTGGGCAGCACGTTCACGGTGGACATGCGCGAGCTGTACAGCCGCCTCTCCGAGACGGTCGACGCGACGATCGGCAACAGCCGGGAGTTCACGTCAGACCAGCTCTTCCGCCTGATGCCTCTCATCAACGGGCTCGTCAAGGACCTCGGCATCGACCCGATCAACGCGCCCGAGCTGAAGGACATCCGCATCGTCAAGACGGCCGAGGACACGACCAACTACGTCCGCGAGCTGGTGCGCAACGCCTGCGGCGACGTCCTCAACATGAACTTCGTGGCGACCGTCGTCACGAGCAAGGCCCTGGCGGCAAAGTTCAAGGGGCAGTTGCTGCCCGTGGTCGTGCTCAACGCCACCGACGAGGATCTGCTGAAGCTCTTCCGCCAGATGAAGCAGGTCCAGATCGCGCCGGATGCCGAGGTGGACGAAGACTTCGTGACGCGGTCGTTCAAGACCAAGTAACCGCTAGCAAATCAACGGTCGAGATTCGCTATACGCAATCTTTCAGAACGAGCCGCACAGTAAGCGGTGAAACCAGAACAAGCAGGAGCAACGAGAACAGCAATGGGATTCAACAAACCGGGCTTCGGAAAGCCCAAACTGGGTGGCGGCGGGAACTTCAAGAAGGCAGCAGGGGTCAAGAAGGGTGACAACATCATCCGCCTCATGCCGCCGATGAACGAGCTGGCGGAGAGCGGTGACTGGTCGGTCTACCTCACCCTCCACTGGGGCTACCACGGGACGAACCCGCGCGAGCCCGGGAAGACGATTCCCCGCCCGTTCCGCTGCATCAAGGTGTTCAACCGCAACACCAAGATGGTCCTCCAGGCGTGCCCGAAGTGCGACGAGATCGAGGCCGCCGAGGCCGCGCTCAAGGAGCAGGACGCCGAGCTGACGAAGGCGAAGGTCAGCGAGGCCGAGAAGAAGTCGGCGCTCCAGCCGATCAACGACTGGCTGAAGGCGCACAACCGGGAGTCGAAGCACTACGTGCACACGATGCGCCCGGACCGGTCGTTCGAGCCCTTCAAGCTCAACAACCAGGACCACATGACGGGCATCCGCGCCAAGATCAAGGAGCTGGCGGCCCAGGGCATCGACGCCTTCGACTTCGAGCAGGGCGTGTGGTTCAACATCAACCGTCTCGGCGACGGCGCGCAGACGCGCGACCGCGTCGAGATCGTCACGGAGCCGATTCCCGGCGTCGTCGGCGGGCAGCAGATCAAGCTCGCGCCGATCACGGACGAAGAGGCGGAGCGCGCTCTCAAGGAGTGCCGTGACCTGCGCTCGTTCGGCGGCCAGGAGCTGACGTACGACCAGATCGCCGCTCTCGTCGCCAGCGACGGGTCGCCCGAGGCCGTCGACGCCATCATGGGCAGCAACCGCAACGAGGCCTCCGCTCCGGCGAAGCCCGCCTTCACGCCCCCGAAGGCCTTCACGCCCCCCGCGGCGGCGACTCCGCCGGCAGCGGCGGTGAAGCCGAGCACGAGCGCTCCCATCGCTGGCGCTCCCGCGGCGGCTGCCAACCAGGCGGCGCTGCAGAAGCGTCTGGAGGAGATCCAGGCGCGCAAGGCCGCCGAGGCGAAGGCTGCGGCCGAGAAGGCTGCCGCTGAAGCTGCGGCTGCCGAGGCAGCGGCGAAGGCTGCGGCTCCCGCGGGTGCGAACCCGATGGAGATGGACGAGGACGCGTTCCTCGCCTTCATGAGCACGCAGACGGCGCAAGCGGCCGGCTAACACCCAACCGAGGGGCCCGGAGCGCGAGTTCCGGGCCCGTTTCGCGTCTGGACTACCCATGCTCACAACTGAGACCACTCTCAGTGTGCCCTCGGGCGACCCGAGCGCACCTGACTGGATGATCGACCTCGGCGCGATCCTCATCGCCGAGACCCGCCAAGCGGAAGTTGCAACCGTCACGCCGACGAAGGCGCCGGAGCTGCTCTCTGCATTCAACACGAGCTGGAGGGACATCCACCAGCTCGTCACCAAGCTGACCGCGGAGAAGATCCAGGCGGAGAAGCACGTCGCCAACAGGCGCGCGCGGCTCCTGCTGGAGGTCGTGCCGGCGAAGCTCAAGGAACTCGGGGTCCCGTCGTCGGCGGACATGCGGGAAGCGGTCGTCCAGCTCGACCCGGAGCGGGAGAGCCTCCAGGACCGCGTCGACCAGCTCGACGCTGCCATCGAGTACCTGAAGGGCAAGCTGAAGAGCTTCGAGAACTCGTTCACGTCCGTGAAGAAGATCATGGGCGAGGACTCCTACTCGTACGCCGGCAAGAACACGAACCTCTCCGGCGACACGAGCGCCCCGATCCACGCGCGGCCGGCATCTGTGCCGCCGTCGAGCGGTCGCATCCTCCCCGGCTTCGGCCGCCCCAAGGTCTGACGTGGCCGGGCGCAAGAAGACGGTCTCGACGTACGAGGCGTCGTTCCTCGAAGTCGAGAAGGAGTGGGACGGGAGGCTGACCTTCAGCTTCCGCGTCGCCGACAGCAACCACACGGTCCGAGTCCGGACCCCGATGTTCGTGCTCTACGGCCTCGCCATCAAGTCGCGCAAGGCATTGAAGGAAGCGCGAGGCGACCTCGACATGATCGATGAAGCAATGAAAGGCACCCCATAGTGGCAACGAAGAACTGGCTCGCAAAGCTCCAACAGCACGAAGGCGCGGTCGTCGGCCGCTTCAACCCGCACCTCCCCGAGAACGTCATCCGCACGGCGTCGCCGTCGGTCAACTTCATGTTCGGCAAGGGCCATGGCCTCCCGAAGAGCCTCGCGCTCGCGCTGGGTGGTCCTCCGAAAGGCGGCAAGACGCTCCTCACGAACATGTTCACCGGCTGGCTGCACCAGCAGGACCCGAACGCGATCGTCATCAAGTACAACACCGAGTTCCGCGAGCAGGCGCAGGCCACGCCCGAGGAGCTGCAGGAGGTGTTCGGCATCGATCCCGCGCGCTACCAGGCGTACGAGGTCAACTCGCCGATGCACATCTTCGACCACGTCGAGAAGGACGTGAACGCGTACTGCCAGGACGGCATGCCGCTCGCGCTCGTCATCATCGACTCGATCGACGGCATCCAGGGGCGCCGCGCGATGAACGCGGACACCATCGAGACCCAGCAGATCGGTGACTGGGCCCTCACCCTCGGCGACGGCTTCAAGCGCATCCTCCCGGTGCAGCGCAAGCACAAGTTCGCCGTCATCCTGACCTGCCAGATCCGCGCCGAGATGGACATGATCGAGCAGAAGCGCGGCAACAAGTTCAAGATGAAGATGCCGAAGGCGGTCGAGCACTACGCGGAGTACTTCGCGTACGTCGAGCCGAACCGCAACGTCGAGGGGCGCACCGCGATGGACGGCCAGGAGTTCCGCTCGGACATCAAGAGCGGCCTCGACGAGAAGAACGGTGAGCAGACGGGGCACAAGATCCGCGTCCGCATGAAGGACAGCTCGTGCGGTCCGAAGGGTCGCCTGGCCGAGTTCACGCTGGACTACCGCAAGGGCCTCATCAACACCCACGAGGAGGTGTTCAAGCTCGCCAAGAACCTCGGCGTCATCAAGCTGGACGGGCTCAAGTACTCGTTCCGCGACGAGGAGTGGGTCGGCAAGCCGAAGACGCTCGCCGCTCTCAACGGCAACATGGAGCTGCAGCGGGCCATCATGGAGCAGGTGTACCTCGCCGACAACAACCAGGACCACAGCGAGGACAGCGGCCTGGGCGGCCAGACCGACGACGAGTAGTCCGTGGGCTGCAACCCCGTCAAGCTGAAGGAAGTACTGGACGAGGCCGGGCTGTCGTATCGACAGAACTCGGTCTCGTACATCTTCAACTGCCCGAAGTGCCTCAAGAGCGACAAGCTCTACATCCGGAAGCGCGACGGGCGCTTCGTCTGCTGGTTCTGCAAGGAGACCGACAACTACCAAGGTCGGCCCGAGTTCGCTCTGGCCGACCTGATGTACCGGCCCATCGAAGAGGTCAGGGAGCTGCTCTACGGCACGCAGATCGTCGCCGCCGGTGAGCGGCTCGACCTGCAGTTCACGGACTTCTTCGGCACAGGCGAGGACGTCGACCCAGACGCGCGGATCATCCCGACGCGGACGTTCCCGTACCACTACTACCAGATCGACCACGTGCTCGCGAAGCGCGGCCGGGACTACCTCGCCGGTCGTGGCATCAGCCTGGAGATGGCGAAGGAGTACCACCTGCGCTTCTCTCCGATCGAGCGCCGGGTGATCTTCCCGGTCGAGCTGGACGACCGACTCGTAGGCTGGCAGGGCCGTCTCGTCGTCGACAACCGGTGGTGGGACGAGCAGGAGTCGAAGTGGAAGGAGACGGCGAAGGTCCTCTCGTCGAAGGACATCCCCGTCGCACACACCGTGATGTTCGCCAACCGCCTGAAGGGCTCGCGCCACGCGGTGGTCTGCGAAGGTCCCGTCGACGCCCTCAAGGCGCACCTCTGCGGCGGCAACATCGCTACGATGGGCAAGGGTGTCACCAAGGGCCAGGTGGAGGCCCTCCGCGACCCTCAGCGCCTCACGCGGCTAGATGTGGGGCTGCTGCAGAACACTGGGGTCGAGCGCATCTACCTCGCGCTCGACCCGGACGCCGCGCGCGAGACTGCGCGGCTGGTGAAGGAGTTCTCGGGCCTTGAGGTGTACACGATGGTGCCCCCGCCCGGCTTCAAGGACCTCGGTGAGATGACCTGCGAGCAGGTCTACGAGTCGTTCCTGAACGCCGAGCGGGTGCGGACTGGCCGGTTGTTCGTGTACTTCAAGCGGTTCGACTACTAGGCCGCCGTCTCAGCCTCCTGCTCGTCCTCGTCGTCGGCGGCGCTGACAGGCAGCGCGAGACCCGCGCACGTGGGGCAGTGCTGTTGGTGGGTGCGCAGCCGGCGGGCGGCCTCCTTGCGCGCGTCCGTGTGGATGCGGTCGCTCTCGGCCGCGAGCGTGAGCTTCTGGATGAGCTGATCGTGGGGCAGGCCCGCGAGCAGCGTCTCCAAGAGCGCCGTCGCCGACGTACGGCGCGCGGCAGGGCTGCTCACGTCGAGCACGCAGTGACGGGCGACGTAGTCCGTGTCCTCCTGCTCGTCGTCGTGCGCCTCGTCGATGGCGCGACGGTACAGCTTCGTGTTGATGCGCTCCGACGGCTCGTCGCAGGACTCGATGTACTCGATGTCCTCGCTGCCGCCGGCCGCGCCCTGCCATGCCGCCTTGTTGTTGTAGTCGTAGGGGCGACCACGCGTGCCGATGAAGGCGGCGTCGAGGACGGGCAGCTCGTTGCGGCCCTTGCGGATCAGACTGGTACGGAACTCGGCGAAGCGCTGCGCGAGGTACGTGAAGAGCAGGTGCTCGTTGTCGTTGTTCGTGACCCGCTCCGCGGGGATCTCGTACTGGCCGATGTAGATGGTCGTCCACACGAGAGCGAACGTCCGCAGGTCCTCGACCGAGAGCATCTGGTCAGCGCACAGGCGCTGGTTCGCACGGAAGAACTTCCACGACGCTCTCTCGACGGTGTTGAAGTAGGCCTGGAGGCGCCTGGGGTCGGGGTTCGGCGCGCGGCGGAACTCCGAGTGCCGCATCGCCACCAGGTCAAAGTCGTCGCCGTACGGACGACGCTTCGGGATCGGCCCGCGGTCCACGGGCGTCTCGGCGTCGTAGCCGAGGGCGAGCTGGAGCGTCCGGAACGCTTCGAGCGACTTGCGCAGGTCGCGGTGAGTGATCGAAGCGCCGTCGACGACGATGGAGTCGTCCGCCACGTAGCTCCCCTTCACCGAGACTGAAACGCCCACGGTGCTACCGGTGGCGTTGCAGACCAAGAGGTCGGCCTGGGGGTGGCGTCCAGGCTGGAAGGTGATGCCGCAAGCGGTCAGCCAGCTCTTGACGATGTTCAGTGCGCGAGGGTCGGTGTTCTTCATGTTCCAGGTTCCTTTCCGGGTGTGCTGAACGGGTGTTCAGTGGTTCGGGTCAGAAACGTCACAAAGGGCCAGCAACGGGGCTCGGTTAACGCGCTGCGCTAGTGCGGCTTGTGGCCGCGCGGGACTGCACAGTGCAGGGCCGCGTTACTGGCAAGTGACGTCACCTGGAAAATGTAACAGGTGACCTGGAACGGCTGCAACACAGATACTGCAGTGATTCCGTGTAGGTGCGAGTGAGTGTCAAGATTTGGTAACAGTTACGTGTAGTTACGTTCATGACGCGCTGCATTTTTTCAGCAACATGCGTTCAGTAGTACGTGCAACCCATGTCATCAGCGTGGCGTTTACGCCTCGTTCCTGACGGTCCTGCAATGTGCAGGAACGAGATTCGCTATAGGGGCCCAAGGAGGAACCCTGGAATGAACGCAACGATGAAGGAACGCGCGATCCTGGCCGCAGTGGCGGCCGTGCTGCTGGCGGGTGGCTACGCCATCGGGCGCTACGAGGCCCCGCAGAAGACCGTGGTCACGGAGAAGGTCCACGAGGTCCAGACGGAGAAGGTCTTCTCCGTCGTCGACACCGACACCATCCTGAACGCGCTCAAGACGCTGAACACGCAGAAGGACGTGCACACCGTCCGCGTGCTCACGAAGAACGAGAAGACCGGCGTGGTGACCGTCACGACAACGACCGACGACAAGTCGAAGTCCGAATCCACTTCGCAGATCCAGGACAAGACGAAGAGCGAGGAGAAGAAGACCGAGGACAGGGTCGTGTACCGCGACCGCGAGGTGACGAAGACGATCGAGCGCGCCAAGCCGCAGTGGTCGCTCGCGGTGATGCCCGGCTTCGAGTTCGCTCCCGCATTCGGGATGGGGGCGCAGCCCTTCAACCTGCTGTCGCCGCTGCCGCTGAAGCACGTGATGGCGAACGTCCTGGTCGAGCGCCGCCTTGCTGGCCCGCTGTTCATCGGCGCCTGGGCGAGCACCCACCTCGACGGCGGCCTGTCGCTGCGCCTGGAGTGGTGAGGTGAAGGCCTACGTCACGAAGTGGTGGGAGACCCGCGGCATCCTGGAAGTGGAGGGCGAGGTCGTCCAGGGGCAGAACGCCACGTACTTCAAGTCCGGCACGGGCATCACCCAGATGTTCGTGTTCGTGCGCATCGGCACGGACGCGTTCGGGACGCGCGCCGAAGCTGTGGCGAAGGTCAAGAAGGCGGCGCTCACCAAGGCGGCGGCACTCGAAGCAAAGGTGGTCGAGCTGAAGCGCATTGCGATGAAGGGTCTGTGAACCACGACATCGCGTTCGCGAAGAAGCGCGGCACCGGGTTCAACCTCGCCATCGGGGAGCCCTACTGCCTGCAGAGCATCCTGGCCGCGCGCCTGGAGATCCCGCGGCTCGCGGCTCGCGAGGAGGACCTGCAGTACCCGGAGCTGGGAGGCCATCCTGAGCTGCTGGAGCAGCTCCGGGCACGCTACCCGGGCATGCACGTGGTCGTGGCGAACGGCGCGAAGCAGGCGCTGGAAGCGGCGTTGCACTACTACGCGACGTCGATGCCAGGCGGTGTCGCCCTGGGTGCCGTGTACGCGAAGAGGCCCTACTGGCCGAGCTTCGAGACGCTGGCGCGCAACCAGCTCCTGACGTTCATCCGCGACGAGGAGTCGCTGCCCAACTACCACCCCGAGGACGTGTGCCGCATCCTCACGGCTCCCGGGAACCCTTGCGGCTGGGACTACGAGCGCGCCAAGCACACCCAGATCTGGGACGCGGCGTACGCCAGTCCGCTCTACGGCTGGCGCTGGAAGGAGCCATTCACCTGGGAGGTGAAGGTCGAGTCCGCGTCGAAGATGCTGGGCGTCTCCGGGCTGCGCGTCGGCTGGCTCGTGACGGAGAACCCACAGCTCGCCGAGCGCGCGGCGATGTTCGTCGAGTCGACAACGTCTGGCGTCTCCAACCTGTCGCAGCGGCTCGTCGCACGGATGTTGTCGACCGACCTCTCGGTCAGCACCGAGACGGCTGCGCAGGTCATCAACATGAACCACTTCACACTGCAGGAGGGGCTGTACGGCCTGAAGATCGTCGAGCGCTTCGCTCCTGAGGGTCTCGGCATGTTCGCGTGGTTCCAGATCAGGGTCGACGCACAGCCGGCGTTCGAGCGCGCCCTCAAGAAGGCGGACGTGCACATGCTCCGCGGCAGCGTCTTCGGACAGCGGGAGCCTGGCTGGTACCGGGCGTCTCTCGGGCTGGCACCACGCGACATGGCGAACGCGGTCGAGGCGCTCACGCGAAGTTTCACATGACCGACAAGCACTCAGAGATCGAGTACAAGTTCGACGCCACGCACGTCTCGACCAAGGCGTTCGTCCACTGGTGCAAGGAGGGGCGACCCTACGCGACCCGCAGCGGGCAATCGCACACGGACGTCTACTACATCAACGGACAGGCTGGCGTCGTCCGCCACCGACTCAAGGGCGGCGCGGGCGAGCTGACGGTCAAGAAGCGCAAAAGCAACTACAGCACCGCAGACCGCATCGAGATCGACCTGACGTTTGGGCCGGAGACCACCCCGGAGGACGTCGACGCGTTCCTGCGCGAGACGGGCTGGGCCCCCATCGTCACGCTGCGCAAGGGTGACGTCCACGACTTCAAGTACCACTGCGTGTGCGACCTCGGGACGTACGACGTCTGCGTCTCTCTGTGCGAGATTGCCAACGACGGGAGGCGCTTCCTGGAGGTGGAGGTCGAGAAGGGGTCGGCCATCCCGCAGCCGGCAGCACGTCTGGCGCTCGACTTCTGGAAGGTCGCGCTGCAGAAGGCATTCGCTCTCGGCGAGCCGTTGAATGAATCGCTATTCGAACTCTACACGGGACAGCGGTACATGACCGCACACCCACCAACGGAAAGATGATCATGGGACTCAGCCGAAGCCGCATTCAGACCATCGTGGAAGAGACGCTCGAAGAGAGCACGAACTCCTTGGACGCTGACGAGATCGAAGAGGTGGCGGCGCAGGTGGCGGGGAAGATCGTCGACGAGGACCCCGACGCGTACGACGACGAGGAAGAGGACGCGGAGCCGTCGGACGAAGACGGCAACTTCAGCGACCCGTCGCTGTGAAGCGCTCCGTCACAGTGGTGCAGATCGGCGACCCGACGAGCCCAAAGACTCGTCACCGCCTTCGTATCGACGACGAGCCGTCCGTCCAGGGCAGTCAAGAAGCCCGAGTGCGGCTCGTCGGTCTGATTCAGGCGGTCGCTGATCAGCCGGCGCTCCTCTCATGCGGTGTTGCGTACCCGGAGCGCATCAGCATCACGCACAACGGCTCGAACTGGGTGTTGGAGGGTGAGGCAGTGGTCTCGACGGACCCCACCTAATCTTTCCACTCAGGAGTGTATGTGAAGCGCGTGACGCCACACCGCCTCGCCCGTGACGACCGAAAAAGCAGAGAGCTGGCCGACCTCAAGCGTGAGAACCACCAGCTCCACAGAACAGTTCAGAGGCTGCGTCGAGAAATCGACCGCCTCAAACTACTGACGCCAGAGTCAGAAGAACCGCCGGACGTCGTCGAGAAGGTCGAGACGTCCCAGCCCACGTGTCCCGAGTGCGGGTCTGCGGACGTCGCCTCGTTCAGCACTCCGGCAGGCTCCGTTCGTCGCGTGTGCAAGCACTGCCGAAAGGCCTTCAGCTAGCACCGAGAACAGCGGCCGGAATCGCTATCAGACACGGGAAAGCAGAAACCCGTGAAGCGACCGGCCGACATCAAGACAGAGCTGCACATTGGGGGCGGGATCATCCTGCTCTATCTCCCCGCGCCGCCGCTTCCCAAACGAAAGAAGCGCGGCCGATGAGTGATTTCTCCGTCCCGGTAGTGAAGCTCGGAACCATCTCGAAGCACCCGAACGCCGACACCATCAGCATCACCGAGGTAGAGGGCTGTCCCGTCATCGTCAGGACGACGGACTTCAAGGAGGGCGACCTCGCCGTCTACATTCCCGTCGAGTCACTCATCCCCGAGGACCGCGAGTGGGTGAAGACGTACTGCTCGCACCTCAAGTTCAAGAACGGCGTGCACCGCCTCAAGGCAGTGCGCCTTCGGCAGATCTTCTCGATGGGCATGCTCGTGCCGATCGGAGCGCTTGGTCCTGGTCCGACCCCCGGACACGGCCCCGACGGCACTGATGTGTCGCTGGCCCTCGGCATCACGAAGTACGAGGAGCCCGAGGCGACGTACCAGCCCGAGCAGCGCGAGAAGAAGCCGAAGACGCTGTGGCAGCGCTTCGTCTCGTGGGCGCGCAAGAAGCTGGGTCTCGTCAAGAAGCCGATCCCGCGCCTCATGCCGGTGTACGAGATCAACCACTACCGCAAGCACAAGGCGGTGCTGACGCCGGGCGAAGAGATCGTCGCGACCGAGAAGATCCACGGGTGCAACGCCGCGCTGTGCTTCACGAAGGGGCGGCTATGGGTCAGCTCGCACAGGGTCATGCGCCCCGTCGAGGACGACAGCATCTGGTGGCGCGCGGCGCGCCAGTACAACCTGGTCGAGAAGCTCGCCAAGTGGCCGGACGTGGCCTTCTACGGCGAGGTGTACGGCTCGGGCGTGCAGGACATGGAGTACGGCCTCAAGGACGGTGAGATCCGGCTCGCCATCTTCGACATCATGCACATGCCCACGCGCGAGTTCCGCAGCCACGACGACATTGTCTCCGTCTGCCGCACCATCGACCTCCCCACGGTGCCCGTCGTGTACCGCGGCCCGTACGACCCCGCGGTGGTCGAGCCTCTCTCTGATGGTCCGAGCACGATCGCCGGACACTTCCGCGAGGGCATCGTCATCCGCCCCGTCGTGGAGCGCCGGCACCCGGCCCTCGGCCGCGTCGTCCTCAAGCTGGTCGGCGAGACGTACCTGCTGCGGAAGAACGGCACCGAGAAGCACTGATATGCCAGCCCGCCCAATCAATCTCATCGGACGTACGTTCGGCCATTGGACAGTTCTGGCGTTAGCGGGCCGCCGGAGCAAGAGCGCGTCGTTGTATTGGGACTGTAGATGCCGATGTGGACGTCGAAAGGCCGTCGCTGGCTACAGCTTGCGACAAGGAGGCTCTCGTTCTTGCGGCTGTTGGGGGCCTGGTGACGCGGGTCGACGGCGCCGCAAGCCAGCCGGCCTTAGCGGCTTCAACCTTCTCCTGAACAAATACCGCCACACGGCTCGACGACGCGGGCTCAGCTTCCGCATTGGTAGACGCCAGTTCCGAGAACTGACGACACAGCCGTGCTTCTACTGTGGCACTCCACCGGCCACGGTGGCCATCAATGGCGGGCAGCACAGTAGGTACCTGTACAACGGCCTCGATCGCGTCAACAGCCGGTACGGCTACTCGGCCGCGAACTGCGTAACGGCGTGTTGGCGCTGCAATGTGGCCAAGGCCAGCATGACTATTCAGGAGTTCTGCACGTGGGTGCGACAAGTGGCGCAGCATCTAGAGCGGCGCGGGCTATGAAGTTGCAGCGAAGCCGATATACCTGCGGCATCCTCGCCGTCGTCAACGCCGCACGTGCGCTCGGAGTGAAAGTCTCCGAGCGGAGCGTTCGTGCCCACAGCGGCACGACGAAGAAGGACGGCACGACAGAGCACGGCATCAAGAACGCGCTGGAGCGCCTCGGATTCACTCCGGAGGACCTGCGGGCTCCGAAGGACGAAGCGCACGAGGCGCTGCTGCACCACCTGCGTGAGGGCGCGGCCGTCATCCTGTCGGTCGAGGAGGGCCGACACTGGGCGACTGCGATCGGCGCCATCGGCGTCCGCATCGTCACGTTCGACAGTTGGAACGCGGCGTGGAACCGCAAGGAATGCGGCGTCGATGTGATCAACGCGAAGCAGCTCCTGCGCTGGTGGACCCCCGACAGGGACGGCCTGCGCTACGGCATTGTCGTTCGCCGCGACGAGTAGAAACGCTATTGGGCCCACACATGATCAACAAGTTCTTCAGCGTTAAGGGCTGGGTGCGACAGGACCCGTTCGGCCGCATCGTCATCGACGACTGTCCGTCGGACGAGACCCATCTCAGGCACTCCAAGACGAACCCCGAGACGAACAAGCCGAGCTGCAGGTACCTCCTGGAGCAGTTCTTCGATCGCGGCGAGGACACCATCATCGGGAAGCGAGGACACCTGACGGTGACGTTCAGCTTCGCGGAGGACACGGACTGCTGCAGCCTCGAAGAGGCCGTGCGGCGCTACTGCGAGGAGGCCGCGAAATGAGCGAGAAGAAGCCCGTGCCGCCAGAAGTCGTCGAGCAGTGGGAGAACCACTGGAAGGCCCTGGTGTGCGACGAGGCGGGGAACATCGTCCCCGAGAAGGTGATGTGCGAGCTGTTCGACTACGGCTTCGTGATGGACCAGGTCTCGAAGGTCTACTGCGAGATCACCGGCGGGCTTCTGTCGAAGCCGAACTACTACGCCAGCGTCGTCATCGGCGAGGCGAACGACTACCAGAACAAGGTGTGGGACGAAGTTCTCGCGGACGAGAAGAAGAGCTGGGAGGAAGAACAGATGAGCAACGTCACCGTCAAGATCAAGAAGCTGTTCGACGACGCCATCATCCCGAGGCAGCAGACCGAGGGCGCCGCCGGTGTGGACCTCCACGCTCGCGTGAGCGCCCCGCAGAGGATCTATCCGGGGCAGCGCAAGGTCATCGGCGCCGGCATCGCGATCGAGTTGCCGCCGGGCTACGAGGCGCAGGTGCGCCCGCGCTCCGGCCTGGCCATCAAGAAGGGCATCTCCATCGTCAACTCGCCCGGCACGGTCGACGCCGACTACCGCGGTGAGGTCGGCGCCATCATCATCAACCACGGCTCCGAGGCCTTCGACATCAACAACGGCGACCGCATCGCCCAGCTCGTGATCCAGAAGGTCCCCGAGGTCGAGTTCGTCGAGACCGACGAGCTGAGCGACACCGCGCGCGGCGCGGGCGGGATGGGCAGCACGGGCGTCTAATGGACGTCAAGATGAAGCGCTGGGTCCCCGAGGGGAAGCTCAGCCAACAAGAGGTCGACACGATGATCGCCGGTGCGGCCAAGGAGCTGCAGAAGGTCGACTCGGACGCGTCGGTGGTCTACGTGTCCGCGGACACACTCATCTACGCGACGATGGACCCCGACGGGAACGGGGTCATCTACGAGTGCACCATCCGGCGCTCGAACACGGACGACATGCAGCTTCCGCCGGGCTCCGTTTCCGCGTACCCGACCCCGACGGGGAAGCCGTCGTGAAGCTCTGGCTCGACGACAAGCGCCCAGCTCCTGAGGGCTGGATGCACGTCAAGACGGCCCTCGACGCCATCGAGGTGCTGGGCCGCCAGCACTTCGAGGAGGTGTCGCTGGACCACGACCTCGGGCACTGCGAGGGGTGCGAGGGGTGCGAGGGCTACAAGTCCGTGTGTGGGTGTAAATGCCACTGGACGGGCTACACGGTCGCGCTCTTCATGGCCTCAACCGGTCGCTGGCCTGAGAAGAAGCCCACCTGCCACAGCGCGAATCCAGCCGGCAAGAAGAACATCGAGTCCGTCATCGCGAGTTACTTCGGCCGTAGCATGACGTACTCGTACGGCGAGTTCCGGCTCACGTGGAAGGAGCAGGACCTGGCGCAGCGCTTCATGAAGCGCCACGAGAAGCGCCATGGCAGGTGCCGCGCGGCGGCCGGTGGCCGGTTCAGCTACACGTTCACGCCCACAGGCTTGGGCATCGTCACGTCGATCGCCTGCGTATCGTGTCGGAAGAAGAAGACGCTGACCGACTTCACCGAGTGGTGAGATTCGCTATCAGGCTCCTTGAAGGCTCGAAAAGCAAAACAAACAAGGAGCAGACATGTTCTCGATCATCGACTTCGTTCAGCAGAAAATGCAGCGCACCCTCCGCGGTGTCACCGGCGCGGGCATCGCCATCATCGTGGTGATCCTCTTCCTGGCCTTGGTGGCTGCGCTCTTCCTCCTCGGCGGCTGGGTCTTCGCTCTGTGCTGGAACTACGGCGTCGTCGGCACCTTCGCCGCCGCGCCCTCGTTCACGGCGCTCAAGGCCACCGCTGTCTTGGTGGTGCTCAGCCACATCGGCGGCTCGCTCGGTCTGAAGCGCGCCTCGGCCAAGACCGAGGGCTGATTTCACCGGTGAAGGGGCCGGGCCGTCCCAGGGCCTGACCCAACGGCCCGGCCCTCACCATCCATTCAGGAGTCAACGATGAGCGTCCTTCAGCTCGTGTACTGGCCGAGCCGCGTCCTCGCGCAGGTCAGCGAACCGGTCAGCTTCGAGGAGCAGGCGTCCGACGAGTTCAAGAAGCTCGTCGCCGACATGATCGAGACGATGCGCGTGAACAACGGCGTCGGCCTCGCGGCCATCCAGGTGGGGGTGCCGAAGCGCGTCTTCATCGCACTCGCTCCCTTCAACGGCTCCGTGCGGGCGTACGTCAACCCGCAGATCGAGGAGCTGATCGACGAGCCGGCGCTGGTCGAGGAGGGCTGTCTGTCGGTGCCCGGATACTCGGAGAAGGTCCTGCGCCACCCAGAGGTCATCATCTCCGCGCAGGAGGCGTACGGCGCGCGCTCGCGCTTCCTCATGTACGGCATCGAGGCCCAGTGCGCGCAGCACGAGATCGAGCACCTCGACGGCAAGGTGTTCGTGGACGGCGCAGGCACGATGAAGCGCGACATCATCCGCCGGAAGATCCACAAGGCGCTCACGAGGCGCTGATTCGCTATCAGGCTCACATGGACAAGCTGCAACGTCTCGCTCGCTACACCCCGCCCATCTTCCTCTTCGAGGCTGCCTGCTGCCTGGCGGTGCTCGCGCACAGCCTGGCTCCGCTGGCGATGCTGGGCATCCTGGCGGTGCTCCAGGCCACCATCTCGGAGTCGAGCCTGCACGTGGTGGTGCGGTTCTTCTACCTCCTGGTCGGAGCCGCCGTCGCAGCCCTAGCGATCCACGCCTTCACCGCAGGGCTCGTCCTGTTCGGGTTCGCGAACGTCTTCCTCGGCCTCGCGTGCTTCGGCCTCGCAGTGACTCGTCCGGCGTCATGATTCGCGTCCTAATCGAGAGCCCGTTCGCGGGCGACGTCAGTCAGAACCTCCAGTACGTGCGCGCGGCGATGCACGACTGCCTCATGCGCGACGAGGCGCCGTACGCCAGCCACGCGCTGTACACACAGCCCAGCGTGCTCAACGACGACATCCCCAGCGAGCGGACCCTCGGCATCGAAGCTGGCCTCCTCTGGGGTGACGCGGCAGAGAAGACGGTCGTCTACATCGACCGCGGGATCTCGATGGGCATGGAGTACGGCATCAAGAGAGCGCTCGCCGCCGGCCGCCCTATCGAGTGGCGCTCGCTTCCCGGGTGGCACCAATGATCGGGCAGAGGCTCAGCTTGCCGCGGGCCATCGTGGCTCTCATCGGCTGCCGACTGATGAGGTGGGGTGCGAAGAAGCGCCTGCTCCGTCCCGGGCCCGAGATCGTCAACTACATCGAGCACGGCTTCAGGAACCGCGTCGGCGAGCGCTTCACTCTCGCCATCGTGAAGGCCGGCAGGCTCACCCCGCACGAGCTGCGGATGAAGGCCGAGATCGAGCTGGCTGTGCTCAGGAGCGAAAACGCCGAACTGCGCGCCCAGATCGGCGTCCTCACCGCGGCGAAGCAATGAGCCTCGTCCTCGCGTCAGGGCAGCAGGCCGCTGCCGACATGACAGGAGTCTTCCTCGCGCAGAACGACGAGCTGGTCGCCAAGATCACCGGCTACGCCGGCACCGGCAAGACCACGATGATCTCGGTCCTCGCAGAGCTGTACGGCGAGCCGGTCATCCTCACGCCGACCGGCAAGGCCGCGCTGCGCGTCCACGAGGCGACCGGGCTGCCCGCGTCGACCATCCACCGGTTCCTCTACGACCCGAGCGAGGACGACAAGGGCAAGCTCGTCTTCAACCTGAAGACGTCGTGGGCCGAGGAAGTCGGCGACATGCACGGCAAGTACGTGCTCATCGACGAGGCGTCGATGGTGGACGAGAAGGTGTGGCACGACCTCCTGAAGGTCGCGCGCCTCATCGGCTTCCACATCGTCCTGATGGGTGACCTCTTCCAGCTCCCGCCAGTCCACAAGGACAAGGAGGGCAACCCGTTCTCCACCCTCAGCGTCGAGACGCCCTTCTCCGTCAACCTCACCGAGGTCCACCGCCAGGCCCTCGACTCGCCGATCATCCGCGCCTCGATGAGCCTCCGTGAGGGTAAGCCGGAGTTCATGGCGATGCGGCACCTGCGCGCCGTAGGAGCCGACAAGCTGGTCGACGAGATCATCGCGACGCGCGCCCGCGGCGGATGCGCCATCTCCTTCACGAACCTGCGCCGCCACGACCTGAACAACCAAGTGCGGGCTGCGCTGGGGTACGAGCCGGCGACCCTGAAAGCAGGGGAGCCGCTGCTGGTCACGCAGAACAACTACAAGCTGAACCGGTACAACGGGGAGGTCATCGACTTCGGCGGCTGGCAGTACGCGCCGAGCCCGAAGGTGGTGAGCGACAGGTTCACGAACAGCGCGCTGGAGATGCACTTCGGCGTCGGTCGGATCGACGAGAACTGGGCCACGCTGTCGCCGGACGAGATCTTCGGCAAGACGGACGCGGCACAGATCGGCATCTCTGCCATCCGGCGCGGCGCGCGCTTCTGGTACCAGGACAACCACGACTACGAGCACGTCCCGCCGCACCTGCACTGCAACTACGGCTACGCGCTCACCTGCCACAAGTCGCAGGGCTCCGAGTGGCCCGAGGTGCTCATCGTCCTGGAGGACGCGCTGGGCATGCTCAAGGGGCGCGAGAAGGCGCGCTGGCTGTACACCGCCATCACGCGCGCGAAGCTCGCGACGAGCTACGTCTACGTGCCCAGATAGACGAAGGGCGCCGACCCCCGAGCGGAGGCGGCGCCCTTGCAGGTGAGGCGAGGCTGGGTTAGCCGACGACCCGGACCGAGTAGGCGGGGTCGACCGGAGCCGTCTGGGGCTCCTGGCAGATGTGCGAGGAGCCGTTGAACGCCGACATGTCCGAGCTGCCGTAGTTCGGCGGCCCGTTCTCGTTGTCGTTGATGAAGCGGCGGACCAGGACGGTCGTCGAGCTGAGGCGTGCGATGATCTTCACCCGAGCGCGAGCGCTGCCGTCGTCCTTGACGACCCACGCCAGTGCGCCTGGGAAGAGGTAGTCGGTCGCGGTGACGGTGAGGACGCCTCCGGTGGTGGCCGCCGAGATGGCGACGAAGGCTTCTTGGATGGCGATGGACGGCATGTGACTCTCGCAGAAAAGATTGCGGCTCTTAGATCCCGAGGATTGCCTTGACGTTTGTGGTGCCAGCGAAGCCGCCAGAGCCGTCGAAGATGCTCGCGTGACCGGCCTCGCTGGGGTGGATGCCGTCACCCGAGAGGCCGCCAGCGGTGCCGCCGGTCACAACAGAGCCTGTGATAACACTCATTACGCGATCCTCAGGTAGCAGACCCTCTGCGGGTCCTTGATGTTGCGGATGTTCAGGACGAACACGCCGATGCCTTCGCGAGAGCCGGAGGGATTCGAGTTCGGGTCGACCGTCGTGAGCGCCCCCGTGGCCTCGTCGAAGCCGATGATGAGGAACGCATGGCCGTGGACTCCGTCGCTGTGCACGTTGATGCCGATGCAGGGGACGCATGAGGCGTCGAACTGCTCCTTCGGGATCACGAGACTCGGGTTCGCGCGCACGAGCCCCAGCGCGCTGCCGCTCTTCTTGAAGACGGGCGTGACGTCGAGAGCGCCTGCCGCGAGGTGCACCCACAGCGAGCACGCGGACGCGCAGTACGGCTGACCTGCGGGCAGGCCAGTGTAGAGCAGGTACGGCATGATCGCCGGACCTGCGTTGGACCCGACCGGGTCCTCCATCTTACCGCGGTCGTGGACCGCGAACTCGGCTGTCTTGCGCGCTAGATCGGTGGCTTCCACTGCCACCTGAAGATTGCGACGGGGCTAGCCGTGGGCTCCGTCCGAGCCGTTGCTGCCGCTGAATGAACCGGAGTGCGCCTCGTCGGAGAAGATCGTCAGCACGCCTCCGCCACCACCGCGCCCACCGAGGTTGGTCACGCCGTTCTTGCCGTCGCCGCCGTTGCCACCGCTGTAGTCGAAGGTCCCGCCGAAGTTGTTGAGCTTGCCGTACATCAGCATGATCCGGCCGCCAGCGCCGCCGCCGCCACCGCCCCCTCCTGACGTGTGGCCGTCGCCGCCGCGCCCACCCTTTACAGTCATGATGCCCTCGTGAGTGATGGTGGGGGCCGCCATGCAGATCACCCCACCTCCCGCGCCTCCGCCGCCGCCCGTGGCTGCAGCACCGGCACCACCACCGCCGCCCGAGCCGCCTCCGATGATGTAGTTCGTACCGCGCGCCAGAATGTGGCCGAGGAGCATCGCCTGGATGCTGAACGCCGAGCCTGCGTACTGCGGGTCGAGCACGTAGATGCCGCCGGTGCCGCCAGCGTGCGCTCCGCTGGTGGAGCTGCCACCCTGGCCACCCGTGTTCGCCGGTACGTCCATGGTGTCAGCGTTCGCGCCCGCGACACCGGCGTTGCCACCGTTGCCGCCCGAGCCACCACCGCCGAGGATGGAAGAGCCAGAGTCTGTGCCGACCCCACCTGCGCCGGCAGCGCTGCCCGAGTTGCCGGGCAGGCCGGAGGCGTCGATCGTGACGCCTGGGCCGATGTGGATGCTCTCGGTCGCGAACAGGCGACACCCGTACAGTCGGATCGAGAAGTCTGGGTCGAGCGGGTCGTTCTTCACGAACGAAATGCGCTTCGCGTAGAGGTCCTGCACGAGGATCGTCGTCGAGCTGAAGACTAGATCTCCGAGGACGCCATTCCCGTAGAAGAAAGGGTCGACGCCACTGCCACCACGAAATGCCATTAGGCCTTCCCCTTCCTGTCGCCAGCGCAGTGGAAGCATGCGACTGCTGGCACCGAGACCGGCGGAGCGGCGGTTGTCATCTTGCCGATCTGCTTGCCGCAAGAGCAGCGCAGGATCGTCACAGTGGGAGGCGGGGGAGGCGTGTTGTCAGCCATGTCGGACTCTTAGAAGGTGTTGCTCTCGGCGATGACGGTGATGTCTCCGTCGGGCCACTTGATGCACTTCTGGTATCGGGCGTTTGGCGTGGTCCCGAGCTGGCGGTAGAACTCCACCGCGCAGATGGGCTGCGCCGAAGTCGGCGTCGGAGTGGCCGGCTCGTCGATGACTGCGCGCCAGCCCATGCCGCCGCCGGAATGGAACTGGTGGGCGTCCTCTTCGCGCGACTCGGAGCCGTTGTAGCCGATGAGCCTGAGCGTGCGCGCCTGGAGGTCGGTCGTGACGAAGTCGAGCGTGTTGGCGATCGAGCACGGCGAGTTGAAGCCCGAGGTGAAGTTCTGCGAACCCTCGATGCGGACGTCGTCGATGGGCCGTCCAGCCTTGATGAGTACGCGGTGGTCGTACGAGCCGAAGCCGCCAATCTGGATATCGCCGGGGCCCCCGAAGAAGTCGGAGCCGCGCGTGATACCGGAGGCGTACGCAGCCTTGCTGACCGAGTCCACTGTCGCGACGGTGATCGGGGACACCGAGGCGCTGTCGGACGCGGAGACCTTCACGCCACCAGCGGCGGCCGTCGTCGCGAGCTTGAACGACGAACCGACCGGGTACGACTGGTCGCGGACGTAGATGTTCGAGCCGTAGCGCCACGCCAGGACCCAGCGGCTCCCGGGGACAGCGGGGTTGCCGAGCTGGGCGAGCGGTGCCTTCTGGGGCTGCAGTGCGGTCGCGCCGCCCAGGGGAGGCGTGACGTAGCGGTTCTGCGACCTGTCGATGTCGACGTAGATGCACTCGCCGTCCGCGAGGTCAGTGAGTCCCGCCTGGTCGCTCGTCGCGCTAATGGTCTCGTTGAAGATGCCGGTCGAGTTCGCGAACGTGACGACGAGGCCCTTCCAGTGGAGGTTGGTGCCGTCCCACTCGAAGTACTCGCCCGAGCTGACGAACGGCGAGCCCGTGCGCGCGAGGACCACGTTGCGGTCCGCGCCGGGGCTGTACCAGTGCTCGCCGCCGCCGACCTCCCAGATGCGGCTCATCGCCGCGTCCATCCACTCCTTGAGGCTCTTGATGCCCTTGTCGCCGCCGAGGAACTTGTCGCCGCTGGACTCTTCGCGACGTCCGCCGGGCCACGGGTAGTTGTAGAGCGCGTTGGGCGTGCTGCCGCCGGTGCCCAGGCGCCAGAAGATGTTGCGGGCGTCCTCGACGGCGATGACGCCGCTCGACGCGTCGAGCGTGACGCGCGCGATGGGGGCGACGCTCGGGTTCGACTCGAAGTCCGTCGTCGAGATGACGAAGCGGTAGTCGAGGGTGCGCGCGAGCGGGACCGACTTGGGGTCCTCCAGCAAGGAGTTCGTGTCGATGAACTGCACGAGGTCGACCGTGCTGTCGTCCGCTGAGCGAACGAGGTCGATGCCCACGTAGTTGACCTGGCCGGGCGTGAACGAGCCCGAGACCCGCGGGTTCGTCGAAGACAGCGTCTCCGCCGCGCGGTCCGCCGGCACATGGAAGATGGAGCCGCTCTCGGAAGCGTAGAAGTGGATCAGCGTCGCGTCGCCGACCTGGACTTGGAGCGCCTCCGCCTTGGTGACAGCGGTCGTGAAGACGTAGAAGCCCGACGCCACCAGCGGGGCCTTGCCCGCGAGGATGGTGCCGGCCAGGAGGTCGAAGTCGCCCGCCACCGCACTCTCGATGGAGCGCAGGTGGGGGATGTCAACGCGCTGCTGGCCGAGCCAGTTTTCTTGACGAAGAACGCTCATCTAGTTTCCAGGTGAAGATTGCGGCTACCGGTTGAACGGCTTCACTTCGTTGTTCCAACCGATGCACTCGAAGTTCACGGACCCGCGCACGTAGTCGCGCGTCGCCGCGCCCCAGGACTGAGAGTTCGCTGAGCACTGGCGAGAGGCGAACAGCACGAGGTTCGTTGGGATCTCGACGAGCACGAGGCTGAAGTACTGCTCGCGGCTCAGCTCGGGGAACGGCACGGAGAGGCCCGCCCCCTCGGCCCCGCCGTCTCCGGACAGGCGGAGGATGTTCATCGAGCCCGTGCACCGCGCGATGGTCGGCGCCAGCTCGAATGCCTCCTGCGAGTCGATGCCGTGGATCGCCCGCTTGGGCGTCTCGGGGCTCCAGCGGAAGTCGAAGACGCGCCCGTAGCGCTCCCCGTTGACGTAAAGGGCAACCTTCGCCCCTGTGATGAGGTGTGAGCGAGCCATGGGCTACTCACACAAGATTGCGGGCGGGCTACTCTTTCTTGGCCTTCGCGACCTCAGCGTCCAGGTCGTCGCCGCCCCACACTGCCACCTTGTCGGAGAGCTTCTGCGCCCCCTTGGCCGGGAGGCCCTCGCCGCCGAGGCCGCGGTCGCTCGGGTACACCACGTCGACGTTGACGTTGACGCCGGAAGCGACGGTGTCGTCGATCGACGCCTGAGCGGCGACGCGCCCAGCGGCCGAGCCGGTTGCGTAGAAGTTGCCCGGGTTCGTGCCCTGGGGAGGCTGGAAGGGGGTGCGGCCCGAGAGCAGGGTGACCGTCACACCGACGTCAAACGAAGCGGGGAAGGCGAAGGAGGCGTCGATGGCCAGCTCTGCGGTGCCGAGGCGCCCCAGGTACTTGACCGGGCCGACGACGTTGGCGCGGCCGAAGTTGAAGACGAGGAACCCCTCAGCGTCGGGGAAGCTCATCGCGGGCGACGAGTCCGAGCTGGTGTCGAGCATGATCGAGGAGTACTTGCGGCCCTTCTCGATCGTCTGGCCGAGCTTGGCGTCGGTGCTCGTGACAGGCAGCCCGTTTTTGACGTCGTACGAGAACGGACCCGGGACGCCGTTCGGGGCCGCCGGGGCCTTCTTCTTCACGACGACCGAGCCGCTCGCCTCGGTGTACGGCCGAGTGTAGTCCTGGTCGGTCGCCTTGAGGGTGAACGCGGTGCTCGTGAGCACGGACGCCACGGACCCCTCTCGATTCAAGCCGCCCTGGCGGCGGACCTCGGACGCCTTGATGACGACGTAGTTGAACTTCCCCGTGGCGCCGGGGCCCGGTGGTGCAGGCGCGACGTCTGCGATCAAGACGTCGCCGTTCTTATACTCGAGCGTGACGGATGCGAACCCGGCCTCTTCGCCCATCTCGCCCGCGAAGGACGTGAACACGAGGTACGGCTTCGACGGGCCGGGGTTCGCGACGGTGACCGTCGTCGTGAAGTGCTCGTACTGGAGTAGGTCGATCTCGAAGTTGCGGAACCCGGACGGCGTGACCGTGCCGCCGCCGACGGCCGCGGTGAAGCTCAGGTAGAAGGTGCCGCTGGGGTTCGGGTTCGTGAAGCGCGCGAGCGATGGATCGGGCAGCGAGTTGAAGTTCGTCCATGTCGTCGCCGGGCCCGACTCGCCGGCCGAGTACCAGAGGATGGTGGCGTCTGGGTCGTGGAGCGGGTCGTTCGTGGGGCTGACGATGATGTTCAGGCCGCCGTCGACGTTGCTGTACTGGACCTGGCCAGCCAGGATGGAGAGCGTGAGAGCGTTGATGCCCGTCGGGAGGGTCGAGCCGTCGATCGCGATCTGCTTCACGACGACGCTGGTCGCACTCGTCGTCGTCCACGTCTCGGCGTAGGTGTTGGGCCCCCACGCGACCGTACCGCCCAGAGGCAGCTCGATCTCTGCGAGCAGAGCGCCGGTGCCGCTCGTGTCACCTGAGATGGACGACGCCCAGAGCGCGATGCCGCCGGGGAACACCGCCGGGTCGATCTGACCGTCGAAAGAGAGCGTGACCTGGACCGGCGACCCCAGCGTGGTCCAGTCGACCGTCCACGTGTGGTCAGCGCGCAGCGCCAGGCCCACCGTGTTCGTGACGGTGGCCCCGGCGATGGTCGGGTATTGGAAGTGGAGGGACATGCGTCCTTACGGCTTGACCCAGCGGAAGGTCGTACCTTTCGTCTCCGGCGTGAGGCCGTCGGTGCAGTCGATGACCTGCGCGTTCGGCAGCAGCTCCGTCACCGCCCTGATGACGCCAGGCCACTTGTCCGTGTAGTCGTCACCCGCGATGACGCCGCCGCTCTTCACCTTCGGCAGGAAGGCGCTGATGACCGCAACCATCGCCTCGTACGAGTGGTCGCAGTCGAGGTAGAGCATGTCGATGGAGTCGTCGGCGTAAGCCGTCGCCTGCGCGGCGGGGCGCCCGGTGCGAAGCGTGATCTTGTCGGTCACACCGCACACCTCGAAGAACGCGCGCGTCGCGTCCGGCGTCAGGCCGAAGGAGCGGCTGTAGTCGTAGACCGCGTCGATCCTGATGTCCTTGCCGGCCTCCATCGCCTTCTGGGCCAGGTAGATGACCGACCTGCCGCAGAACACACCGACGTCCACGAACAGCGCTCCCGACTGGGGAGCGCGCGCAATGGCGTCGTCATAGATCGCTGGCCAGCTAAACCAACCGGGTACGTCTTTCCACGTGATCGTCATCTAGTCCTTCGTTGCTCGGTTGCGACGCGCGTTGCCGCCGCGGAATCGGATCGCGTACTGCGTCCTCTTGTCGGCCCTCCAGTGCGGGATGGCCTCGTGATGCTCAGGGTCCTCAAGATTGAGAGTGAGCGCGTCGAAGTCCGTACCTGGCCACGTGAGCGAGTCCCGGCCGAACCCGTTCGCAGTCGCCACCGGGTTCACCAACGAGCGCTCGCCGATGTGCTGGCAGAGCGACGGGGTGAAGATGCCGTACTTCGCCCAGGGGGCCGGCGGCAGCGCCAGGGAGATACCCAGCATGATGTCCGACGCCTTCTTGCCGAGCGCGATGTCCTCGGGCTTCTTCGGCCAGTCCTGCCCGAGGTTCGGGATGCTGATACCCCAGTCGGGCATCTCCGTCGTCGACCGCAGGTACTGCAGGGCCTTGCCGCTGAGGAGCAACATCTGGTTGCCCCAGTGTCCACCCTGGCCGGAGGGGCCTGCGAAGTCGTAGCCCGGCGCCTCGGTGAGCCCCGGCTTGAAGCCGAGGTTCTTGATGTCGCAGAAGCTGACGAAAGCGAGGCGGTCGTGGCCCTTCAGTCGCAGGATCGCTGGGATGGCGTTCTTGCTGCAGAGGATGTCGTCCTCGCAGTAGACGAGGCGCTCGACAGCTGCCTCGGCCGCTTGGTGCAGCAGCGAGAGCATCGCCGGCTTGGTGCCGATCGAGGCTCCGTCAGGGCTAGTGCTTCGGAAGGACCACCCCGGGGCCGCCTCGCGGTACCAGGCCCAGTCCTCGTCGGAGAGCTGGGTGGTGCCGTCGATGAAGACGATCTTCTCACCCGTGAACTTGTCGCTGCCGGCCCACCTGAGGGACGCAATCGTGGCCGCGAAGTACTCGCGGCGCGCGGGGCAGGTGAGGACGGTGAGCCACTCCATCTCCCCGGAAAGATTGCTGCTAGCCTGCCAGGACCCCGCCGATGACCGTGAACGTGTCGACGCCTGCGAGAGCACCAACAGAGCCGATGAACGCCACCGACAACGAGGACAGCGAGCGCCTCCAGCGCATCGTCGCGACGTCGAGGATCTCGATGGTCGTGCTGCCGGAGCCAGCCACCATGACGACGTTCTGGGAGGGGATGTAGGCGATGGCCGGGTTCTCACGCGCGAGAGCCATCGGTGGGATGACACTCCAGAGTTTCGACGTCGGGTCGTACAGCTCGCACGTCGCGAGCGTCACCTGCGTCGTGCTCTGCGTGGCATGGTAGCCCTTGCCGCCGACCACGAGCACGCGCCCGTCGCCGAGTGCAACTGCGCCGAAGTTGTATCGGGCGTACGTCATGGAGCACGTGGGCGTCCAGGCGTCCTCGACGGCGTCGTAGGTCTCGCAAGCCGCCAGGACCTTGGTGTCCGTCTTGCCGCCGATGGCGAGCCCGAGGGGCGGGTTTCCCGGCAGGGGCACGATCTGGTGGTACATGCGGGCGCGCTTCATCGACGCCTTCGCAGTCCACGTCTGCGCGACGGTGTCGAAGATGTAGGCGGTTGCGATGGGGACGCCAGGGGTCGTCCAGCCGCCGGAGATCAGCTCGCCGTAGATGCCGAGGGACGCCTGTGCGTGAGCGGCGACGGAGATGGGCATCGTGCCCGTCGCCTGGGTGTTCCGCGGGGGCGCGTTGGTGTAGGTGTAGAGGTCCCAGTGGTTGTTGGGCGTGCCGGTGACGTCGTCGCCGTTCGTCCCGCCGGTGGCGAGCACCTTGCCGCTCCAGCTCGATGCGCTGAGGCCGAACGCGCGCCGCGCGGTGTGGAATGAGCTGGCGAGCTTCGTCCACTTGTAGTTCTGCTCGCGACCACCCGTGTTGCCGTCGACGACCTCGTTGACGATCTCGAAGACCACCGGGTTGGCGAGCGAGGTGATGGTCACGTCGTTAGTCTGCGTCTGGCCGCCGATGATCAGCAGCAGGCCCTCGGGGGTGCGCGCGACCTTGTGGTTCACCCCCTCGAACGTGTGCGCTTCGCTCGCCGTCGTCGCCAGCGAGGCGTCCGTCGTGCCCGTGGCCACGCCGCCGGAGAAGTCTCCGCTGGGGGCGCCCGTCGTGACGGGAGCTGCAGCGCCCGTGGGGAACGCGTCGTCGATGACGATCTGGTCGCCCGCCGCGAGGCCGTGCGGGGCCGACGCCATGACCGTGATGTCGCCCGTCGGCGTGCGAACGAGGGAGGTGACCTCGACGGTGTCGTTGTCGTTCAGGTAGCCGGCGATGCCGGGCGAGCGACCGACGGCCTGCGTGGTCGCCGGGATGACGATGTCGAGCGCGTCGTCGGCCTGCGCCACGACCACATGCCGCGGGTGCTCGTAGATGGTGTGCCGCACCGGGCGGAAGAACATCAAGTCCGTGAAGCTAGTCTGCGTGACGCTGCCGGCGGTGCCGTCCTCGTTCGCGAACTCGAACCACTGCGTCTTGACCGAGCCCGCGTAGGTGACGGACACGTCGGTGATCGTGAACGTACCGATGCACGAGCACGCGGCGAACTCCGCGCCGTAGATGTAGACGAGGTCGCCGGCCTGCACGTCGGTGAGGTCGAAGACCGAGCCGCTCGTCATCGTGAAGCGGACGTTGCCGGGCGTCGTCGGGGAGAGCGAGACGCTCCACACGGCGGTCGGAGACGAGCTGGAGAACGGGAAGATCGACGTCGGGAACAGGAGCTGCGTCTGCGCGCGCCCGCCGACAATGCGTACCGACGAGCTGAGGCCCAAGCTGCCGCTGTACACGCGGACGCCGACCTGACCAGTCGTCTGGTCCGTCTGCGCGACCGCGAAGCCCTGGTTGCCAGCCGCCTTGCACGCGCGCGTGATGGCCGCTGCCACCTCCAGCGCCGTCGCCTGCGAGATGCGGATGAACTCGCTGCTCTTGAACGTGGTGGTGACGAGGTCCTTCTCGTCGAAGAGGATGGAGAGGGTGTCGCCGTCGTTCAGGGTGAACGTCTCGAACGTGCCCGTCGTGGCGAAGCCGCGGAGAGCGTCCCGGCCGTAGTAGACCTCCAGGACTTCGAGGACAGCTTCCTGCGTGAGCTTGCGCGTCTTGCCGATGATGGCCAGCCGGCGGAAAATCTCGTCCGGCATGTCCACGCCCTCGGGGCGCTTCTGGCCGTAGTCGCCCGCGCGGCGGTCGAGGTAGATGCCCGAGGCCGTCGAGAGGAAGAGCTGGTTGAAGGCCTTCTTCGCGTTCTCCCAGTTCGCGGCGTCGCCCGCGGCGAGAGCGGCGATCATCGAGTCCCAGCCCTTGCCGACGAGGGCGGGGTTCAGGAACTTGCGGATGACCGCGGCTGCCTCGTCGTTGGACGCGCCGCCGTGGAGCGGGGTCTGCGTCGGCTGCGTCGCGACGATGAAGTCGAGGGCGGTCGGCGGCGTGAGCGCGTTGAGGTTGTCCTCGACTACGTTGGCGACGGAGAGCGTCCACCCGCCGATGAGCAGGGGCGCCTTCAGCGTGAGTGCAACGGACTGCGGGTCGCCGGCCACCGTCGAGACCGATAGGACGTGATTCAGCCCAGGCCCCGTGAGCGAGTAGTTCTCGGGGTTGAGCGCGTCGTTGGTGGCCGCAGCAGAGACCGCCTTCGGGTTCTGCGTGAACTTCACGCAGAGTGAGGTGGCGCTGAGCTGGGTGACGCTCTCCAGGGCGAAGCCTGGTCCGACGATGGTTGGCACTTAGGTGAGTCCGATGTTTTTGGACGACAGGGAGTACGTCTGGCCGTCGACGAGGCGTGTGGTCGTGAGCCGGTACCAGGTCGCCGTGATCTTCGTAACCGAGATGACCTGGGCGCCATGGTTCATGATGTAGTTGGCCGGGGTCAGTGCGGCGGCCTCCTCTACGGGGCCGAAAAAGATTACGTCGACGGTTCGACTGTCCCGATGTGCGGGAGCTGCACTCTGGATCTGCGAGTCACCGAAGTCGGCTGTACCGCTGAAGACGATGGCGGTTGTGCCCGCGAGCTGACCGATCGTGGTGGTGACGCCGCTGCCGCCAAACGTGACCGTGGCGCTGCCATGGAGAGCGCCCGAGCCCGTCAGCGAGCCCGAGCCGCCGAATGCAATCGAGCTTGTGCCCGTCCAGTTGACCGGGTAGCTGACGGCCGGGATTGGGTTCGAGCCCGCGAAAACGCTGTAGGGGTCTCGTGCGAACTCCGCGGCTTCGGCGTCCGACCAGACACGGTTGGCGAGAACGCCGACCATGATGTCGCCCTTGAGACTGAAGTCGGCGTTGGAGACACGCGAGACACCCAGGTAGAGCGTGGCGCTGGCGTCAGATGGGTTCGAGCCGACGCCGTCCTGGGTGACCGCGGCGGAGACCAGCTTCCCGTTGATGTAGCACTTGATGTCCGTCGCTGCGGTGTTCCCGCCGGTGTACGTGAACACCACCGTTCCGGGGACGTTGTTGGCGACGCCGCCGTTGAAGCCCGCGTACATCTCGGTCGTGGACTTCTCGACCAGGAAGTAGACGACTTCGTTGAACCCGCGGCAGCTCCAGCCACCTGAGTTGACGCCGCCAACGGCACGGCTCGCGAGGTTCGCCCAGCCGGCCTGGGTGTCGTTGACCGAGTAGTAGAAGGCGTACGTCGAAGGCCCTTGGGCCAGATTCGTAACGGATGTGGGGGCGCCGAAACTGATGTTGGCCAAGGAACCGGCCACCCCCGGCATCCGGTACGATCGCCGCCCAGCTACGGTGCCGAACGAATGTCCTGTGCCCACCGGGCGCAGGCCGTTGACGACGTCGAGGCCCGAACCAGCAGCCCAAGCGAACACTGCCCCCTTTGCAAGAGGGGAGTGCGAGTTCAGCCGAGTCGGACCAGGAGGTACAGCTCGAAAGAGCTGAGGGCCGAGCATCGGTTACACCGTCGTGATGTACGAAGAAAGCTCCGTAACGACGTGGTTGCCACCGGTGGAGTTCAGGGCGGCGACGCAGTTGTGCGTGATGAAGAGCTGGTACTTGCGCGGGATGATCGACCCGACTCGCGCCGCCAGCGGCGCGTAGCACGAGAAGTTGGCGCCCGTGGTGGTGCTGTCCATCTGGATGGTGGCCAGCAGGATGCCGTACGAGACGAGCATGCCTCGCGACGTCACGGTCACGTTCTTGTCGGTGCCGTCGAACGTGTCGAAGTAGGTCGGCGTGTCGTCCATGACCGGGATGCACCAGACCTCGATCTGGCCCACGGTGGGCGACGTGCCCATCTTGATCTTGACCGAATACTGCCTGTCGAGGAATTTGTCCGACGTGTTGTCGATCAGGACGGAGCTGCGGCCGGACACCAGCGCGCTCGACGACGCCAGAGAGGCGAGCGAGATCGTTACCGGCGCACTATTTACGTACGCAAGCTTGTTGTCGGCCATGGATTAGTCCACCGTCGTGGTGAGCTGCCCGATCGCGAAGGCGGGGGTGATGCCGGCGCCGACTGGCAGCGGCGACGACACCGCGCCAGACGCGAGGATCTCGTTGGCGCCGGACGACGCGAGGCCGATCGAGAAGTGAGTGATCGTGTTCGAGCCGGCGGTGCAGGCACCGAACGTGATGTCCCCAGCATTCGCCACCTGCGTGGGAGCTGTGCCAGAGACAGTCCAGCCGCCCGCCGAACGGGCGACAGCCACGCGAGCGTAGCCTGTGTAGTTCGCCTCGCTCGTGGACTGATTGCCGGCCTCGCCGGGGTCAGCAGTGTGGAGTGCGACGTACAGGCTGCCCGCGGCGCCGCTGCCTACGACGCCGGTCACGTCACCGAGACCTGCCCAGGTGACGTTCTGGAAGAGAAGCTTGAGGAGATCGGACTCGGCTGCGTTCGAGAGGCTCATTCGGGGAAATACCTTTCCCCTCCAAGATTGTGAGCGGCTCTCGGGCTACTCTCCGGCGAACGAGATCTGGATGTCGCTGTTCAGGTTCAGGACCAGCGGCTTCTCGAACGGCTGCACCGCAATGAGGTCGTTGCCCACGCTGTAGGTGGGCGAGAGGACCGACACCGAGATCACGCCGACGACCTTCGCCGCCGCAGCGACGACCGTCGAGAGCGCGATCGGCTGGCCGATGCCCGTCTGGTTGATGACGGTCGCCACGGCCGAGCGCACCCGGTCGGCGATGTCCTGGTTGCTGACGCCCGAGCGGACGCGCAGAGCCAGGGCCAGGGTGATGCGCTTCACGAGCGGGCCCGAGATGTTGATCCGCGCGCTCGCCGCCGCGACGCCCGGGTAGGTCGCCGTGTCGGACGGGTCGCCGTAGACCACCCGGTTCGCCTCACCGATCAGACCGGTGTTGTAGCTGTAGCCGTCGATGCCCGAGATGAAGTCCAGCGGGAAGTCGAGCTTGTCGAGCGCGGTCACGACCGACCCAGCAGAGCCGGCGATCGTCGAGCTGGCGATGTCCCTGTCCCAGCGGATGTCGAGGTACGCCCCGTCGTCCTGGTTGGGGGCCACCGCCTCCAGCTTCATCAGGAAGCTCGCGGGAGTGCCCTCGACCACGCGGACGAGACCCAGCGTCGTGTCGTTCGAGAAGGCGATGTTCGTCTGCGGGAGCGGCGTGCGCTCCGTGGTGTCGAGGATGAAGCGGTCCGTGTGAGCGAACGGGTCGCCCGACGAGCCGTCCGTGTCGCCGACCGAGCGAACAGTCCACACGCCCTGGTTCTCCACGCCCATCACGGAGGTGGCGACCACGAACTTGTCGCCCGGCATCACCGAGTCCGGGGAGAAGATCGTGAGGGTGCACTCCGAGCGCTCGGGGATCGCGTTGGGGTTCTCGATGTACAGCGTGCCGCCCGAGCCGACGAACGACTGGCCGACCCGCAGGACGCGGAACAGGCCTTGGTTGGCGCTCGACATCTGCGGCATGTTGGCCGTCGGTGCCGTGGACGGGCTGAGGCGCACGACGCTGCCCGGCTCCACGCTGTTCCAGAAGACCAGGCCGTTCATGCCCATGTCGGAGATGGCGACGTAGTTGCCCGTCTTCTCGACCTGGACCTTCAACTGCGTGGGGCTGTAGGTGAGGTTGGCGACGCTCGTGTCGAACACGGCCGTGCCGTCAGCGCTCAGGGAGAGTAGGGTCACGCCCGTACCGAAGAGCAGGGCGCGAGGCACGGTGTTCTCGTTGTCGATGCGGCACCACGACCCGCCGGTGAAGCTGTCGAAGAAGGCGCGCGCCACCGTCGAGACGGTCTTGTTGCCGACCGAGACGGGGCTGCCCACCACCACGGTCGTCGCGGCGTTGGCCGAGCCGCCCTGAACCTGCACTGCGCCGACCGAGCCCGGGGTCTTCGAGCTGATCTGGACCTTCTCACCGTCCTGCGACGCCTGGATGGAGCAGACCGTGAAGAGACCCGTCACCGTGGGCGTGTTGAGCCACGCGACGACGTTGGCGGTCGTCGAGGGAGCGATGCGGACCTCCTCGTTCGCCCAGTCGGCACCCGTGGCGAGCGAGCCGGTCGTGGGACGCTTGAAGAGCAGGGTGTAGTCACCGACGTTCGAGCCCGGTGACGTCGTCGTCTGGACCCAGTTGATGCCGTCCGCGAGCTGGTACCACGCGACGTTGTCGTCCAGGAAGTCGGGCGTCGAACGGTCGATCGTGCCAGCGCCGCTGCCGAGCAGCGTGACCGTGATCGGGCACTTCGACGTCGAGCCGCTCGCCAGCGAGTTCACCTTCGCGGCTACCTGCGTGGCGGTCTGGGCGGGGTTCGAGAACACCTGGAAGGCAGACGCCGAGACGAGAGGCGTCCACGAGAGCGTGGTGCCGCTGGCGACGCCGTGCCCGTCGATCTGGTCGCCCGAGGTCGTCTGGGCGTAGCTGTTCGTCACCGCGGCGATGCGCATCGTCGCGTTGCCGCCCAGAACGCCCGGGTCGTTGATGCGGAGGAAGTCGCCAGCCACCGTCGAGGACCCGTTGAACGTTGCCTCGGCCGCCGCGTCTTTAGACACCGTGCCGATGTTGGCCGTCGCGCCCTGGTCGGCCGCCGTCTCAGCGTAGGAGATGGTCGTCGACGTGCGCGCCGTGATCGTCTTCAGGCCCGAGGCGAAGTTGATGTTCGTCGAGTTCACCCACACGACGTCGTTGACGTTCAGGCCGTGGTCCGTGATGGACGGCGGCAGGGTCAGCGTGAGCGTGTCGACGTTCGTCGTGCGCGAGGCCGAGGAGATGGGGAGGTTGAGGACGTAGACGAACTTCGCCACGTCGCCGGCCGAGTGTCCGTAGCACGCCTGCCCGACCTGGGTGGTGCTGTTAAGCGTCGGCGAACGGAGTGCGCCGGAGGCCAGGCGGATCGTGATGTTCTCGTTGTTCTCGTCGCTGACGAGGTCGACGCCGACCGACACCTGGGCCGTCGGACCCAGCGGGTTGCCGATGCGGACGCGGGCCGCCTCACCCTCCGCACCGAAGCGGAAGTAGCGGAACAGCATCTGCTGTGTCGGGTCCGAGTAGGCCACAGCGCGCGCCTTCATGTAGACCGCGAAGTCGTTGAAGCTGTAGCCGAGGCCGAACGTCGCCGCGAGCGATGCGCCGCCACCGTCCGCGTCGCGGAAGGTGTTCGTCGCCGCGTACGTCCCACCGACCGTCTGCAGCTTCCGCCACATCTTGACGGTGAAGCGCTTGTTCGTGTCGTTGTCGACGAGGACCGTGAGGTCGTCGTTCGGACCGATGGCAAAAGGAGCCGCGAGGTAGGCGCGATCCAGCGGGGACCATGGCTCGATGCTGCTGGTTCGAACGTCCAGCCTCGCGGCAGTACCGTAGGACTGCGCCGTCTTCAGGCGCGTCCGGAAACCGAAGTTGTTGCCCTCGCGCGGGTAGAAGTACGCCGCGCCGTCGAAGGAGCTGTCGCCGTCGGCGCCGCCCCACCAGCTCTTCAGGCCGACCAGGCCGTAGTTGACGTACGTGTTGCCGGTGCCGACGAGGACCGACTCCGCGTTCGCGCCCGTCTTGGTCGTGCCGAAGATGCGCGTTTCGTCGAAGGACGGGGTGCCGAGGTCGCTGTTGCCCGACTCGATGGCTGCCATGTGGCCCGTCAGGTTCGAGACCGCCGAGCCCGTGTCGAGCTGGAAGCTCGGTGCGAGCTGGTTCTGGGCGACGAGGGCGATGTCGCCGCCCTTCGCGAACGTGGCAGTCGAGATGCGGAGCTGGTTCGTCTTGTAGACGGACGCGACCGCGCCGACCAGGCCCGTGTTCAGTGCCGCCGCGACCGTGGACGCGGTGTAGTTGGTGCCGATGGGCAGGTCGACCTCGCGCACGATGCCGCTCGTGCGGACGATGGCGAGACCCTGGTTCGCGAGCGTGACGCCCGTGGTCGTCGCCGGGTCGGGAACCGTCCACGTCGCGCCGACCTCGTCGTACTGCTCGATGCTCGCCGTGGGCAGGAAGCCCCAGCCGGGCGACAGCTCGCAGGCGCCGCCGAACGCGCCCACGATGTTCTTGATGGTCCCGCTGCCGTTCTTGATCTCGACGTACTGACCGGCCCACTTGACGTTCACGTCGAGCGTCGGGTCCGGGAAGGTCTCGGTGAACGTCGTGCCGTTGTACGTGAAGCCGACGCAGACGCCGCCGTCGTAGCCGTGCACGCCGACGACGTGACCGTTCGTCAGGGTGATGGCGTCGTTCTCTTCGAACGTCTGGCCGCCCGCCGGGAAAGGCGTCTCGGCGCCCCACGTGGTGGCCGCGATGTCGTACAGCTCGTAGGTGTTGTTGCCAGCCGCGCCCTTCCTGTTGCCGACCGCCATCACCTTGGTGGGCGACGTGCCGACCACGGCGAGGCCGAAGCCCGAGCGCGCGCGGTTCATGTTGTGGATGCCGGCCGTCGTCAGCAGGGTCGTGTGCGAGAACACCTCGACCGTCGCCTGGTCCGTGAAGCTCGCGTCGTAACCGCCCGCGATCAGGATGTCGTTGTTCGGCATCAGCACCGCCTTGTGCTTCGCACGCGGGTGCACGAGGTGAGCTGCGACCGTGATGGTGTCGGCGACCGGGTCGTACACCTGGAGCGCGTCGACCGCGCCGCCGGTGCCGGCGTTGCCGCCAGCGAACACGATGCGGCCGTCGGCCATCAAGGTTGCCGTGTGGTGACCGACGCCGGTGGTGAGCTGGACCGCCGAGAGGGTCCACGTGCCCGCGACCGGGTCGAAGATCTCGATGGCCTTGACCGGCTTGCCGTTGCCGTCGAAGCCGCCCGCCACGACCACCTTGCCGCTCGGGACCAGCGTCGCCGAGTGGAACGTGCGCGCGAAGTTCATCGGCGCCACGGGCGTCGACGTCTTCGTGTTCGGGTCGTACAGCTCAGCCGTGGGCGTGCCGTAGTTGACGCCGTAGATGTCGCTGACGCGGTAGCTGCCGCCGCAGATCAGGACCTTGCACATGGAGGCGCCGGACGCCTGGAGGGCGGCGGCGCGGTGACCGACGCGGACGGCGGTGCCGGCTCGGCGCTCGATGCGCAGGTAGGTGGGCGCAGCCTCCGCGATGCGGAAGGCACCCTGGATGGAGGCGTCGAGGGCCGGGTCCCAGGTAATGAGCCAGTCGCCCGCTCGGGCGTTCACGAACGGGGTGCCGGCGCTCGCCGTCAGCGTGACGACGTTGCCGCTCGGGTGGGCCGCCGTGGGGGCGATGGCGAGAGTCGTGCCGCCCGTGACGCCCGTGGGCACCACCTCGGCGTCGCCGTCGATCACGAACCAGAAACGGGCCACGCCGCCGATCGAGGTCGGAGGGATGACGTCCGACTCGATGAACGCGCGGGTGTACTGTGAGCCGATCGTGAGCTTGTCGCCGGCCAGCAGCGGCTGCTCCAGACGGATCTGCGCGTTGTTGCGGTCGAGCGTGTAGTCGCGAGCCTTGCCCACGACCTTGCCCGTACTGAAGAACTTGTGGCTGACCAGGGTACCGCCGAGGACCTCGACAGCAGCCTTCGCCGCCGGACCAGCGGTGGAGGTGAGCACGATGCGGCCCGCGTCCTCGGTCGCCGTGATGCCGGGAATCTTGGCCTCAATCACCGCACACCATGCGGCAATCGTGTTGCGCGCGACCGTCGAGTAGCCCGTGCGGGCGTCCACGAAGTCCTGGTCGACGAACGCGTACGTCTGCGCGGGGGTGTTGTCGACCGCGACCACCAGGGTCTGCGAGCCGCTCACCGAGTCCCACTGCGAGACGTTCTCGCCGACGAACGCCGCGATCACGCCGTCCTTGGTCAGGAGGCGGTCGTTGCGGTAGAGCTGCATCGTGTAGTTGATGCCCGGCGGGAAGCCGAGAGCCGGGTTCGAGTCGTTGAACGCAGCCGCGACGACCTCGACGTCCTCGTTCGCGTCGACGTCAGCGAACAGGGCGACCTTGGTGCCCGACTCGGCCGTGCGGGCGCGGAAGCCGATCGTGGGGTTGCCGTTGATCGACGCCACGACTTCGTAGGCCGACGCGTTCGCGATCGACACGAAGTCGACCACGTTGAAGGTGTGCATGAACGTCCGTCCGCCGACCTTCACCGCGAGCTGGGCGCCCGGCGTCAGGGTGTACGGAGCCGAGTTCTGCGTGACCGCGAAGGCGCGCGCGACCGGGCGCTGCTTCGTCTCGAAGTACAGCTCGCCGCCGACCGCCGAGTCCGCCAGGGTCTCGATGGCGACGCCAGCCTGCTTCTCTTCGTAGCCGGTGCCGTCGTCGATGTAGAGCGTGGAGGCGAGGTTCAGCCGCGGCACGAGCGATGCGGAGCTGACGCGCTTGTTCTCGTCTGGGGCCGTGATGCCGTCGACTGCGTTGGTGATGGCGAGCGACGTGCCGAGCGCGCGAGAGCGCCGCACGTTCTTGATGCGCTCGCGGTAGTCGTCGTCCGTCTCCGTCTCGCGGCCGTTGCTGAAGGGGCCGGGGTTCGTGACCGTCGCGCCCGCGAACGGCTCAGCCGACCACTCCTTGATGGCGCCCGCCGGGACGTTGCCGATGTTGCCGGGCTTCAGCGCGCGGACCTCGACGCCCGAGACGAGGGTCTCGCCGTCGGGGATGGTCCGCTGCGTGACGATCGTGAACTCGACGGCGTCCGACGTGTTCGCCTGCGGCGTCTTGACGATGACGCCCTGGCCGATCTGACGGTTGCCGCCCTGGGCGAGGATCACGGACTCGGACGTGTTGTGGAACCGGGCCGTGCCAGCCGCGAGCGTGATGGTGTAGTGCGTGCCGGCGTTCACCTTCGAGGTGTACGAGATGGGCCCTTCGTAGTTGGGCGTGCCGCGGCCGATGTAGAGCTGGCCGCTGCTGGGCCACAGGCCGGCGTCGACGACGTCGATGGTCATCGAGCCCGCGATGGGGGCAGGGGAGCCCTGGAAGAGCTTCGTCGCCCTCTTCGTGAATGACGCGTCCGAGATGTCGACGGTGCCGGTCGTCGCGCTCTGCTGGTACTTCGGCACGTTCTCGTCGTTGCCGATGCGCTCCAGCGCGAGGCCGGTGGCCTTGTCGAGCGAGACGGCGTTCAGGAGCCCGAAGGTGTCCTGGCTCGAACGCATGTCGCTCTGGGCTGCAGCCTCCATGATGGAAAGCAGCGGAGATCCGACCCGCAGCTTTTTCAGTCCCTGCCTCGATAGAAAGGCGTCGATCAGGTCACCGAGGGCCTGCTGGTAACTGCGCGGCGTAGGAGTGTCAGCCATGGTTCATGGCCAAAGATTGCGGCCGGGCCGAATGCTCGTAGATGGCGGATACCAGCGAGAAGAACTCGTCCGCGCTCATGTCTCGCTTCATTCGGTTGCATGGTCCACAACACGGAACCACGTTCCCAGGTACGTAACCAACGCGGTTGTCTACCCGATCGATGCCGTTGTAGATGTAGAGACGCTTGCGCGACTTGATAGTCTGCGACGGCGGTTTCCCGCAGTATCGACAACATCCCGAGGTAAGGGATGCGACCAGATCGTCGGAAAGCTCCCAGGCGTGTCCGCGATCTCGTGCGTCAGACCTGTACTGATTTACGAGCAGTCTGAACGCCCCAGTCCTGCCTCCGCTCTCTTCGTGCTTGAGCTGGGCACGCTCACGATGCGAGTCTCCGATGAAACAACCACAAGAGCGGGTCAGACCGCGCCTCAGGCTGGCGCCTGAGATGACCTTGATCTCGCCGCACGAGCAGTGACACTTCCAGCGCACATTGCCGTGAGCGTCTCTTCCGCACTCTGCGAGGACTGTTAGGCGGCCGAACTGCTGGCCAGACAGATCCTTGAACTTCCAACCGAACTTACTAGGCGGCACACGATAAAGATTGTGACGCGAAGAATGTGATTCCGCGGGGGTCTTAGAAGCTCTACTACTGCTTCACGTCGATGGACACCGGGATGACTTGTGAGACGCCGGACACCTCGACGCCGAACGCGAGACGCGCCACCGGACCTGTGATGTTGACCGTCGCGCCCCTCACGCCGGTGAAGGTCGGGTCACCGGCGACCATGCTCTGCACCGCCTTCGCGATGTCGACCGCGTCCGTGTCGGCGATACTCTGGCCCACGACGAGCGGAAGGCCGTACTCCGGGTGACGGTTGAGCGTCCCCTGGCGCACTGAGAGTGCGAGGCGCACCTTCTGGATGATGTTCGTGAGGCCGACCGCCCAGCGCGCGTCGCCGTCCGGAGTGATGATGAGGTCGTTCTTCTGGTCGAGCAGGAGGTCCACGCCGCCCACTGCGATGAGACGGTCGAACTCGTCGACGCCCGGGATGGACTTCGTCTGGAAGTCGCCGTCCTTCGGCTCGATGCTGCTCGGGATGTAGATGAGCATCTGGGAGTTGACCGTGTTCGGGAGGAACGCGATCAGCTTCGCCAACGACTGCGGCGAGTAGCCGTCGAGGTCGGCGGGGCCGTCGACCGTGATGAGGTGTTGGTCGGCCGACAGGTGGTCGATCTTCGTCACGCGGCGCTTACTGCGGAGCTTCCCGATCGACTCGACCCACACGGGCTGACCGACGAAGAGCTGAGACGCGTCCTCGACGAGGAGCGTGTTGCCGGCGCCGGTGGTCAGCAGCGGCAGCTCGAAGCCCTGCTCGTCGACGTAAGGAGCCTGAAGCCCGTTGAGGGCCGCGATCTCGTGCCAGCGGTCCGGGGTGCCCAGGTACAGGGTGGAGAGCATCTCCAGCGTGCTGCCGTACGGGAAGGGCACGGCGTACTTCGAGCGCGGCATCTGGAAGGCGATGCCCGAGCGAGAGGCCATGCCGGCGACGGACGCGATGGCGTCGATGAGGGCGCGCGGCTCGCGGTCAGTCGTGACCACGAGGCGGTTCATCTCCATGATGAGGGCGTTGAGCGCGAAGAGCGCCTCGAAGTCCTCGTCGGTTGCGCGCGTGACAGCCTGGTTGGTCGGCGCCGTGATGTTGTACGTGGCGTTGTACGTCGAGGAGCCGAGGCCGATGGCGTTGGCGAAGTTCGCCGTGACGGCGCTGATGGCGTTGCGGCGCGCCTCGAAGTCGGCCCTGGTCAGGTTGCGGACCCGCTCGCGCTCAGCCGCGATCTTCGTCATCGTCGCGGGAGGCAGGTGCAGGTCACCCACGCTGATGGTCGAGAAGAACGAGAAGTTGTCAGACGGGTTCAGGAACGGGTTGTTGGCCGGGTGAGCGTTGCGGCTGCTCGTCGCCGCGTCCGCACTGCGGGTCGGGTCGTCCCTGCCGTCGTCGTCACTCCGCTCTGCGTTGAACTGGCGGATGGACTCGTACGAGTCCTTGAGGTCCTTCGTGTACGACCCGTAGGCGCCGCGGATGTTCTGCGGGAAGTGGGTGATGTCGTTGCGAGTCTGGGCCAGGTCCATCACTGCGGTGCGCGTCGACTGGACGAGGCTGTCGCCGAGGTCCGCGATCGAGAGCGGGACCGCCAGCGCGTCCTTGGCGAACATGGACAGCTCGCGCATCGGCTCGAATAGCGAGTGCTCGACGTCGCCGCCGATGGCGATGATCGTCTTGCGGGCGTTCTGGAGGACCTGCCGAGCCTGCGTGACCGTCGCGAGGAGCTTGGCCAGCTTGCCCGGGTCGCGCTGCACGGGCACGTACGGGACGGCGATGTCCATCGCGCCCTGGGTGAGCTTCACGCGCTTGGTCGCCTTCAGGGTGAGCGAGTAGCGGTACTCCAGCGGACTGTCAGCCGACTGCGTGGCCCGGTAGTCGATGGGCTGCACGAGGTAGACGGCCTCCTGCTTCCAGATGGCGAATGCCAGGCGCGAGTTGCGCCCGGCCTTCGTCTTCTTGAACTCGGCGTAGGAGTCGAAGAACGCCTGCAGCAGGCGAGCCTGGAAGTAGCCGGTGGCCTTCTCGTTGGCCTGGCCCGAGTCGAACGAGTTCGCGTCGGCGGAGTTGGTGTTGTACTCCTTGCCCGTGTACGCGCTTGGGATGTCTCGCGCGGCCTGCAGAGTGCTCTGGAAGGCGGAGATGGTGCCGCCCAGGATGGACTCGGCGAACGTCAACTGCGGGGGCACCTTGGCCTCACCGCGGCCGAAGAACACGCCGAAGGTGCCCGAGAGCTGCAGCATGCGGATGGGCGTGCCGTTGTGGTGCTCGACGTAGCCGCCCATCGTGACCGACGTCGTGATCGCGAACGGCATCTCGATCGAGAGCGACTCGGGCGACATCGGCAGTGTGTAGGTCCAGCCCTTCTCGCGGCGCCGCACGTACGTGCCGTCGGCCTGGCGATCGACGACGATGAGCTGGTACGGGAAGAGCTGGTTCCACTTGGCACCCGCGATGGTGGGCTCGCGGTACCAGGTCTTGTCCGTCTCCTGCCCAGGCGCGAGTTCATTCGCGCGGGCCAGATCGAACAACGCACCCGGGGTCACAGGGCCCGGCACTTGGGTCGCCATGTGCTCAAGATTGCGGGCCGTTGGGAGCTAAGGTACGCTCCGCCACATGGAGACCTCAAAGCAACTCAGAGACCTAGTGGAGAAGTTCGTGGGTGACCTCGGCGCTCTCATGGAGGTCGAATCGAGACAAAGTGCACGGAACGCGCTGGAGGCGCTCATCAACGGACCGGCGGCGTCAAAGAAGGTGCCGATGAAGAAGAAAAACGCGCCGAGTGCGGCGGCCTCACTTCACGGGAAGTACATCGGCCGCCTGCACTCTTTCAAAGGCGCGGAGCGCGAGCGAATCAAGAAGGTGCGCGCCAAGGACGGCGCCGCTGCAGCGCTCAAATTGATGTCGAAGCTGAGGACGTCCTGAAACGCAAACGCCCCGGTCACCTCTCGGTGCCGGGGCGTCAGCCAATCAGCTAAGCTAAGCGAGAGAGGAAATTACGAGGTGACGACCGCGGCGCTGGAGAAGATCTTGTCGTCGACCGCGAAGTTCACGTAGCGCGTCTCCGCACCGGCCGCATCCGTCAGGCCGATGACCAGCTTGCCGGTCGCGTCCGTGAGACAGTCGACCGTCAGGTTGCCCGACACCGCCGTGATGGCCACGCCCGTGTCGACCGAGGTCGTCAGGCCGGTCGTCGAGGTGCCGACCGAGGTCGCACCCGGCGTCGCGCTCACCCACACGAACACGCGGCGCACCGCGAGGTGGGGGTTGCCGAGGCAGTCGTTGAGCTGGAACGTGACCTGCACCTTGTTGGCGGTGAGAGCGCCGACCGAGACCGACGGGTCGCCGAGGACCGTGCGGCCACCGAGCTTGAGGCCCGTCTCGTCTGCGTTGATGACGCTCTTGGAAGCGCCCTTGCCGAACTCGCGGTCACGGAACTCGACTGCGAACGGATTGCCCTGGGAGATGATTTCTTTCGACATGACCGGGAGTCCTTTCTTTCTGGGTTGAGGTTGGTTGGAACGGTCCCCCAGAAGATTAGGTGCGGCCTGGAACGACCCCCTTGACTACCCCGGCGAGTGCCCATATAGTGGGTCCATGGCTCGGAAGAAAAAGACCCACCGCAGGACCCATGGCGCCGGCACGTACTACGCCCGCGGGAACCGCCACATCATCCAGTGGACGGAGCTGGACGGCACCAGGAAGACGAAGAGCTTCCCGTCGGAGGAGCTGGCCAAGCAGACGCTGGCGCAGGTCACGGCGAACGTCATCCGCGGCGAGGTCGGCCTGGTCGTCACCGAGCGCGAGCCCAGCCGGCCGCTCAAGGCCCACGCCGAGGCGTGGCTGGCCTTGCGGACGAACGCGTCAGCCTACGACGACAGGAACCGCTGGAACCTGCATCTGGCGTCCGAGGTCGGCTCCTACAGCCCGAACCAGGTCGGCGTTCCAGAGCTGAAGCAGCTCATCAAGGGCCTGCTCGCGAAGGGGTTGTCGAAGTCCACGGCGAACCTCTGCATCAGCTTGCTGTCGTCCCTGTACTCGGACCTGGTCGAGGACGGCGTGGCTCGTCTGAACCCGGTGAAGCTCCTGTCGAAGGCCACGCGCGAGAAGTACCTGCGCTCGGAGCACGACCCGCGGAAGGTCCCCTTCATCCGCACGCCCCAGGACGTCGAGCGCGTCTACCGGGCGCTGCTGGAGCAGCACGAGGTCATCGCGGTCGCCTACGCTCTCGGGGCCCTCGCCGGGCTTCGCACGGGAGAGGTCCTCGGGCTCCGCTGGTCCGACATCTCGTTCGAGCGGAAGGAGATCCACGTCCAGGTCCAATGTGAGCGCACGACTGGCCGCGAGCGGACCGACGACGGCTTCGCGCCCCTGAAGGACGGCGAGAGCCGGGTGGTGCCGCTCTTCGACAGCCTGGCGCCTCTCCTGCTCGCGTACCGCGCTCGCTGCGGCGGCCATGGGCTCGTGTGCCCGTCCATCTCCTCGCGCCAGACCACGCCCTTTCTCAATCGCCACGTCATTGCCGACGCGCTCGAAGAGGTGCTGGAGCGCCTGCAGCTCGACGAGATGACCTGGTACCAGGCGACGCGCCACACGTTCGCCTCCCAGTGGGTCCTGGCCGGCGGCTCGCTGGAGAAGCTCTGCGAGATGATGGGCCACTCCAGCGTCACGATCACGGAGCGCTACGCCCACCTCCGCCCCGACTCCTTCAACGACGTCGACCGCGGACGCGTCCAGGTCAACCTGGTTGCTCCCGCGAACGACGTCGCCGCGCCGCTGAACTAGCGAGATTCGCTATATGTCTCCGATGGCATTGGGAGACGAGAAGCACCGCCAGTACAACCAAGAGGCGCTGAAGCAGGAGCCGGTGGCCCCGTGCATGTGCCTGCACAAGGGCCAGACCGGCTGCAAGAATCCGGCGGTCGCAGGTAGGCTCATGTGCGAGTACTGCATCGAGTCCGACCACGTCGCTCAGTGCCCGACCTGCAAGGGGCACGGTGTGCTTGAGGCGGCTGCCGCCCTCAGCCGCGACCGCTGATGTACGTCTCCAGCGACTCCTTGGTGAGGTGGAATCCACTGCAGATGGGGCAGGGGTACACCCGCAGCCCCGTGACGCCACGCTCGTTGTACGCGGTCTGCGCGGCGCGGCCGGCGGCCTCCGGCGAGCGGTAGCGCGTCTTCATCGCGCAGGAGCGCTCGATTTCCTCGGGAGTGATCTCGGTGGCCGGCGGAGGTGTCGGTACGTGCACCGACGCGTCCGGCTGCTCGACTCGGAACGTCTGGGCGGCCATGGCGAAGAGGTCCTTCGCCTGGTTCGCGTGTTTCTCGCACGGCTTGGCGCTGCCGCAGAGGTAGCGCGCCATCTTGAGCAGGGCCTCCTCGGCCTTGCGCTGGACGACTTCGGTGTGTGGCGTGTTGGGGGAGCACATGCTGTCGACCTCCTAAGAGACCGATAGCGAAAGTCCGGCTAGGCCTTGCGGACCCACTCGGGACGCACGAACGTCGCCTTGCGCGTGAGCGCTGCGTTCACGTAGCCGGGCTCCAGGACGCCTGCCTCGTCGAGCGCGCGCAGGAGCTTCTCGTAGCGCTCCCAGGTCATGCCCTGGTCGATGTAGAGGTGGGCGTGCCCCGGCGTGCTGCTCGGGACGAAGTGGGCCGGGATGTCGATGTCGAGCACGGGACGGTGTAGGCCGTCCGCGCACAGTGACGAGAGGAGATTAGCTTCGGCCTTGGTGGACGGCTCGCGGAACTCGTGCGGGTCCTCGACGTCGGTGTCGCTGGACGAGCCGACGTGGTCCAGCCCCGGGCAGTTCCAGTAGCCGCGTCCGACCTCGTCGAACTCCTGTCCGCCGACCGGCGGGGGGGAGGCGCGACCCGGCGGCTGACCGTCTTGCACGCGCCGAACTGCCGCGGAACCGCGCCTGGGCCATCGAGGTTGTCCGGGCATGCCTCTTCGGGGCCCGGGTTGACCACTCCGGTCGCCGGGTAGCAGACGCTGCAGGTTCCGTTGGCCAGGTCGTGTCGACAGCTCATCTCTGCACCCACTTGCCCGTGATGTAGTCCAGCTCGATGTGGTTGTTCGCGACGAGGCGCCGCCCCCACGCGTCGACAGCCTCCTGCAGCGCCACCTTGTCCACGAGGTGCGGCGGCGCCTTGAAGCGGCTGACGTGGTCGCTGAGGTCCAGCATCTGCTCGTTCGTGAGCGTGATGTCCTGCTGCACGATGAACGAGGCACCCATCTCGTTGAAGAAGACCGAGATCTTCGGGTGTGGGATCGACGTCTCCACCCGAGGCGCGAGCATGAGGCCGATGACTTCGTTCGTACGGTCCAGGTACGCGGACGCCAGCGGCGACCCCAGACACTCGGCAGCGTGTGGGGTCGTCATCTGGGCGTTGAAGTCCGTCACCGCCACCCGGACCGCCTTCGCCTGCGCGCGCGAGAGGCGCACGCCGTTGACGACGATCTCGGGCTCTTGGTCGAGTGGCCGGTGCATGGCCGCTCAGCGCTCGGACTGCGCGCGGGCGCGGATGACGTCGAACGTCTCGCGCACGAGGAACTGGCCGTTGCGCCAAACGACGCGGAGGAGCGACGCGGCCTCCTGCTCGGGCGTCGCGCCTTCGACGAGGTACAGCTCGCCGTTCTCGTCGCGCAGGACCGCGAGGCGACCCTTGGCGCTCTTCTTCTCGCCCTTGTCAGTGATGGGCGACTTGAACAGGTCGCGGCCCTCGCCGTCGACCATGGCCCACGTCGCCTTCATCGCGAAGGAGTAGGTGTCGCGCGTGACGAACTGGTAGGTGAACGAGCCGACGCCGAACACCATGTTGCAGGACGCGAAGCCCTTGGCCGCGAGGCGCTCGATGATCTCCTTGGCGCGGTCGCGGGTGATGGCGTCGCCGTAGATGCAGCCGATGTGTGAGTCGAGCACCTTGAAGCCGAGGTCCGTCTTTGTGCCGCCGAACGTCTCCCAGAGCAGCTCAATGACGCCCTTGCGAGCGGGCGAACCCTCGGGCGCGTTCGGGTCACCACAGACGATGTCCGCGGGGTTGCCCGAGTCGGGGCGGATGACGAGCTTGCCGTTGCGGGCCATGATGCGGTCCTTGAGCGACGGCAGGATCTCGGTGAGGACCTTCCAGAGGTCCCACGTGTCCGAGACGACCGAGACGATCCCCTCTGGGTACAGCTCCAGCAGGCGCTCGAACGTCGCGCGCTCGTCCTCCTTGCCGCCAGCGCACATGACCGAGTGCTCGGTCGCGGCGACGGAGCCGGCGATGAGGTAGCCCTCGGGGACGCCGTAGTACTGCTCGATGAGGTCGATCGCGGGCAGCGTGTCGGTGCCCGTGAAGAAGAGCAGGTGGCCGACGCCCGACAGCGCCGCGCCCTCGGGCAGCAGCATGCCGCGGAACGAGAAGTCGTGCCCCTGCCAGTCGACGAACCCGAGCGGTGAGCCGGTGAGACGCGCGCCGTCCTCCAGGACCTCACGCACGCGGAGCGCGGAGGTGGCCGACGTCGACGGCATCCAGAGCACGCTCGAAATGAGCGTCTCGAAGTAGTTCACGAGCCACGCGAAGTCGTCGTGCGTGTTCTCGACCGTCACCATCGGGATGCGCAGCGGGACGTGCGTGCCCTCGGGCAGCGCGCGGATCTCCAGCGGCAGGTAGCCGAGGGCGTGCAGCGCGCGGATGTGGTCCGAGCCGATCGAGTTCGGGCCGAGGTAGCCGTTGACGCGGGCCTCGTAGGCCGCGCACACCTCGTCGATGTTGGCCGCGAAGAACGGCTCGAAGTCCTCGACCAGGTACTTCTGGACCAGGAACGGGGTGCCGAGGGCGACGACCTTCTTCTGGCCCTCGACGCGGGTGCCGCGCGGGGTCCAGTTGGAGTAGACGCGGGTGGTGTTCTTCGGGTACTGCCGCCGGTGGTCCAGCTTGTAGCCGTCGATGCGCGTGACGGCCTGGAGTGCGCTGCGGGTCAGAGGAGAGAGGTTCATGTGCGGATCAGCCTTTCAGAGAGGGTTGGAAGAGCAGGCGCTCGCAGACGCGCATGACGTCGACGCCCGTGGCGTTGTTGAGGACGGAGTCGGTCGTCCACACGTGGCGGAAGCGGCTCTTGAGCCGCGCCGTTCCCTGCGTGAAGAGACCGTGAGTGACGTAGAGGTCGGCCGCGACGCCGTGGGCGTCGAGCTGGTCGGCGAGGCCGACGAAGGTGCCGCCGCCGTCGCAGATGTCGTCCGCCACGAGGACGCGCTTGCCGCGCAGCTCGCTGATCGACTCCTCGACGCCGAAGCCGGTGATCGCGCCCGTCTCGATGTCGCGGCTCTTCCAGGCGTGGAAGAGCGGCACGTGGAAGAACTTCGCGATGGAGCTGGCGCGCTTCTCGGCGCCCGCGTCGGGCGACACGACGCCGGCGATCCTACGCGTGTACGACTGGATGCAGTCGACGGCCGGGATGACGATGCAGCGGTCGATGAGTGCCGGCGTGACGTACGAGTGGGGGTCGACAACCGTGACGGACGCGAACGACCGCTCGTTGATCATCTTGGCGACGCTCTTGAGCGTGAAGAGCGCGTCGCCCTCGTCGTTGAGACGGTCCTGGCGCGCGCCGGGCACGAAGGGCAGGACGAGATGAGGGTACCCGTCGTACCGCTCGTCCATTGCGTCGCACCAGAACATCGCCGCGACGAACTCCTTCATCGAGTTCGGGCGGAACAGGATGCGTGCTTCGTTGAGGTCGATGCGCTGCTTGATGAGAGGAGCGCCGTCGGCGTACTCGGTGATCGCGATGTCGTGGACCACGCCGTTGACGTCGGCGACCATGAGCTGTTTGTTCGACATGTGGGGCCCATAGCGAATGTGTTCTTGCGAACTCGCCGTGCAGAGCGCGTGCTGCTCGGTTGCGCGCGGACCGCGTCGCGTTTGCGGCGGAAGTAGCCGACGTGCACTTCCTTGCCGTTCTGCTTCAGGCGCACTCGCCACAACCCCTTGCGGAGTGCGACGCCGCGGATGCCACTCGACGAGAGCGCACTGTCGCCTCGGTTGGCCGTGTTCTGAAAGGTGGACGCCGCGCGCAGGTTGCTCAACTGGTTGTTGAGCCCGTCGCCGTCCTTGTGGTCGATGAGACGCGCTTCCGGCCGTGCGTGCAGCGCCCAGATGAAGCGGTGCAGGAGGACGTGGTGTCCGTCGATGACCGTCTTGGCGTATAACGCCTTGTGGTCTTGCTTGACCGCCCACCTGTACTGCGCGACGTACGGCGCGTCGATCTTGTCGACGACGGCGTAGAAGCCCTCACGCGACAGCGGCACCAGGCAGAGGTGCGCGCTGGCGGCGTGGTGGATGAGGTTGCGGAGTCTTCGCGCGCCCATGGTGGGCGCATAGCGAATCTAGTCTTCGCGGCCGTCGACGCGCCGGCCGGTGTTGAACTCGACCTGGATGGCGCGGTCGTCGTACAGGCGGATCATCCCGAAGTCCTTCCGGTTGGTCACCGCGAGGCGTCGGCCGATGTGCTTCTCGGTCCAGTCCTGGATCGCGTTGGTGACCTCTTCGAGGTCGAGGCCACCGTCGGCGCGCGCCGTGAAAATGCGGACCTCGATGCCGTCCTGCAGGTAGCGCTGAGCCCGCTTTACGTTCGGCATGATGGGCTCGCCGATGTGCGTGGCGCCACGCCACTCGTCGTATACGGCCAGCGTGCCGTCGAGGTCGAATCCGACCCAACCGCCGGAGCGGTAGTTGTAGATGGGAGCCTTCTTGGTGTTCGTGGATGACATTTGAAGGCCTAATAGCGTTTCACGCACGAGTAGCAGGGCGTCTTGTCCCACATGCGCTGGATGAAGCGCTTGTTCTCGCACTCGGCGCAGTCGGGCCTCTTCGGGCGGAGGCAGTTGCAGCCCATTGGGACGAACGAGTGGCCGGCGGTCAAACAACTGCCGTGGTACTTCAGGGAGTCGCCACACCCGCAGGTATCGGGGTCGATCTGCGCCCAGCAGCCCGTGCAGAACGGGTCCATCGGCTCGGACAAGATCTGGAGCGCCTCGGCGACGTGCCGGTCCTCCAGTCCGACGTACGAGCGTGTGTGCACGTGCCGGTCGAGGAATGGGTGCAGGTCAGACGAGTCGTCGAGACAGACGATCGGAGGGAAGACCCCGTCGGGGTAGTTGGTGCGGAGCCACTCCAGGATCTCGAACCCGCGGTGCGCCTCGCTGCAGATCCACCCGCGGTCAAAGTGCTCGGTGCAGCCGCCACTCGGGGTGACATCGCGCAGAGTGCCGGTGTAGCCGGCGTTGCTCAACACCACCTGCAGGCGCTCGACCCCGTCGATGCGCCAGGCGGACGACACGACGACGTCACACCTGGACTGCTCGACGATCTGGTTGAGCAGCGCAACTAGAGGCGGCTCAACCTTGTTCGACTGGCCGTTGAGGACGCCGTCGAAGTCGAGAAACAGGACGGGAGTCATTCCTTGGCGGGCTTGACCGCGGCGCTGAAGCGCGTGAGGAACCAGTCGACCGCGCGGGCGGCGAACGCAGCGTCTTCCTCGAACGCAGTGTTGAAGTCCTTCTGCGCGTCCTCGCTCTTCACGAGCCACTTCGCGTGCTCGACGGCGGCCACGATGACCTCGCGGGTCGTGCCGTACGGCTCGTTCGTCCAGGTGACGTTGGTGGCACCGGCGATCGAGCTGAGGAGCTTGTTCGGGTAGATGATCCCGAACGGAGTGACCTCCGGCGCGATGCTCTTGGGGGCGCGGTTCATGCGGTCCGTGCTGGCGTCGATGCGGCCTTCCCTCTTGCCGTCGTCGAACGCCTCATCGACAGCCTGTTCGAGCTGCTTCTGCAGCTTCTTGAGGCTCTCCATGTAGTTGGCGTCGAGGTCGGCCGTGCGCTTGTTGGCGCGGTCGCGCTGCTTGGTCAGGATCTCGTTCTGACGAACGAGGTCGGCGATGCGGTCCTTCGCCTGGAGGAGCTTGAGGGCGAGGCTGAGCGCTGCGCTGGTGAGGTGCTGGATGTTGTCCATGATGGGCAGATAGCGAATCAGCGAACGCGGGCCGGCTACTTCTTGTCCTTGGGCGGCAGGTCGGCGAAGGCGCTCTTCACGCTGGGGTCGGTGTAGACGCCCGGCTGCAGCTCGACGACCTGGTCCTGCTTCGCTGCCGCTGCGTTCATCGTGTTGACGATCGCCTCGGCGACATGCTGGGACTCGCTCTCAGCCACGAACCGGTCGCGCCGGTCGAGGATGACGAACACGACGTTCTGAAAGCGGTCGTTGCTTCGGTGGCGCTTCGTGCGCCACGGGAAAGGGTGCGTGTCGCCGACGACGGGCGGCTTCCACTCACGCCGCATCTCGATCAGCTCTTCTTTTCGAAGAGGTGGCTCGCCGATGGCCATGAGCACCTGCGGGATACACGCTCCCTGCTCAGGGCCCGGATCGCCGCAGCAGATGCAGGTGCCATTCGGACCCAGGAAGGTGTGTCCGTGTAGAGGTGTGTCGCTCATGGGCAGGTGTTCATCGCGGCGTTGCTCCAGCCGCGGTTGTAGTTCTGGTAGGCGCGCTCGTCGCAGGCGCGCAGCTCCTTCTTGCAGCCCTCCTCGACCTCGTGGATGGCCTGGTAGCACGCCTCGGTCGACACGACGTTGTCGTCCGACAGGGCGAGCACGAGGACCGCGAGGGAGACGCAGGCCACTACGAAGGCGCGGGCGATCGTCACGGCAGCTCGTTGACGTCGCAGCCGTCGAGGCTGAGTGACAGGGCGACCTCGTAGCCGCCTTCGCGCGTCCAGAGGTTCATGTTCTGGAGCACGCACGCTGCGAGGTGCTGGTGAGGCTTGCCGGTGATCGGCTCCACGCCTCCGTCCATGTGCCACGTGAGCTTCACGGACTTCGAGACGGTGCCGAGGTTGTGGATCGGTTCGTTCAGCAGGTCCTCGGTGAGCTTTGGGAGCTTCTTCATGTGGTCCTAATAGCGAAAGTGGTCCCGGCGCCGTGCCGCCAACGTCGAAGTGCCGGACTCGAACCGGCTCTGTCCAAACCACGGAGGGAATCGAACCCTGAGGCGGGAGCTACCCGCGGGTCCTGTGCCTCGACTGGGACCGAAGACTGTTACTGCGCGCGGATCATCCGGCGCGCTTCCATCAGCGCGAACCCGAGCAGGTTCTCGCCGCGCCACTTGCGCGGGTCGAATGAATCCGGGTTTAGGTCGCCTCTCATGCCGATGCCCCAGATTCTGTCGTGCGGACTCCCCTCGACGAGCACCTTGTCGCCGGTGCTGAGGAGGAACTCGCGCAGCGCGGGGTTCTTGCTGAACTTGGCGAAACTGCCGGTGACGACGATCTGGAACTTGCACTGGTTCCACTTCTCGTCGTTGAAGCCCTGGACGGCGCGCCCGCAGAACTTCGCGGTCTCCGGGCTCGGGTCTGCGAAGACCCTCTTCGCCGTCGCCTCGTCGCCGAACGTGCGAGCCTTCCAGACCATCATGAAGTGCTCGGCCGTCGGGTACGTCTCACCCGCGAACTGGAACGGGGCGGGGTACCACTGCGAGAGGCACTCCTTGCCGACGGCGCCGTCCTTCTTGCCGTGGTGGCCCCAGAAGAACAGGAACTGGTGGAGAATGCCTTCGTCGCGCTGAGCGATCAGGGCCTTGACGTTCATCGGTTACTCCTGGAGGCCAGATAGCGAATCGCGCGGAACGGCTGCTTCGCGACCCACGCGATCCCCCAGCAGACGACGCAGAAGAGCATCCAGGGCGCGAACGCGATGTTCAGGTCCCCGCCGACGGAGTTGATGAAGAGCATCCACAGCAGCGCCGCGATGCCGAACACGAGGAAGCCCACGACGACGTAGACGGCGAGCATCACTTCACCGGCCACTTGCGGGTGAGCTGCGCGACCATCGCGGCCGTCTCGCGCGACGCCTGCGTCACCGGCGGATCGAGGTCGTCGGCCGCCTGCCGGAGGAGCGCGACGACGTCGTCCTTCCTGGTCTCTGGCTTGTCGTTCCAGATGCCGATCTCGCCGTTGAACTCCGGCTTCATCAGGTAGAGGTGCTGGAGCGCACGTTTGAACACCGAGGCATCCAGATCGAGGTCGAAGCAAGCGAGCTGGACGGCTCCGATGGTGCAGCAGGAGACCGGTCGCTTGTCGCGGTCTCGGACGAACATCAGACCCTTGCAGTGGTCGAGGCGCTCTGCGATCTGCGCCGCGCGCCTCAGTGCGTATCCGACTTGAGTGCTCATGGTGGTCTGATAGCGAATCACTCGCTGGGCGTTTCGCCGTCGCCGCAGTAGATGACGCGCGGGTCCTGGAAGTCGGAGTCGTACATCAGGCCGTCGTCGGCGCCCGGCTCGTGCTCGCAGCACCAGTCGAGGTCGTCGTGGTACCTGCGCGTGAGCCGGTACGGGCGCTCGCCCGGGAATCGCCACCACTGGCCGGCGGCCGGCTCGGGCCTCTGTCGGGGCGCGAAGGCGTAGAGCTGCTTCCGCTTGTCGTTGAGGTCGTTGAGCGAGGTGAAGTACCGCGCTCGCCAGTCCTCGTGGTTCTGCAGGCCGACGAACGCCATGAGGTTGAGAGGCAGCTCGTTGCTGTCGGTGCACTTCCGGAAGTCGTCCCGGAAGAGGAAGAAGGGCTTCCCGAGCGCGACGGCGTAGCCCAGCTCGAACATCACGCCCTCGTCGGGCGGACAGCCGTTCACAATGGCGAAGATGGCGTCCGCGTTCCGCACGTCGCTGAGGCACTGCTGGCCAACCTCGCGAACCCACTCGGGCCGCGTGAAGTCGGCGGACGAGCAGCGAGAGAAGGGCTCCCACACCTCGAAGCCCATCTTCTCCAGCGCGCCGATGATGGGCGGGAGGAGCGCGGCCCGCTGGGTCGGCGAGAAGCCGTACGGGTTGGCGAGGTAGATGGTCTTCACTTGTTCACCGACGGCACTTCGACCGGGCGCGAGCAGTTCTTGCCGCAGCTCTCGACGTGCGAGACCGAGGCGTCGCCGCAGGTGCCGAGCGCGAAGTAGCGCGCGTACTGGCCGTCGGTGAACCGAAACACCTTACACCCGTCGTGCTCGAAGAGCAGCGACACGGGCACGTGGGCGTTGTTGGTCGGCTGCGTCGACACGGGGTCGTTCAGGCAGCAGACCGTAGTGACGACGAGGGTCAGGGCCAGGAAGAAGCCAGCGACAGCTTTCTTGTTCATGTGGAGCGAATAGCGAATCAGCTCGATCAGCTCGTCAGCCAAGCCCCGGGAACAGTCGGTACGGAGACACCTCGTGGAGGCGGGCGGCTTCGACGTTGATGCCGTGGAGCGCATACCGGTGGACGTGCATGTGGCGTGCGACTGGGTCGTCGGTCTTTTCGAGCGCGGTGCCCCACGCTGACCAGCGCAGGCCCTTCAGGAGGACGGCCACCAGGTCGGCCTTCGACTTGTAGATCTCGACGCTGGCCCGGACGAACGGCTGGCCGCGCGCGACGTCGAGCAGCGCGCGGTCCGAATCGGACCTACAGTCGTTCGACGTGAGGACGATCTTCGCGTCCAGGATGCGGCCGAGGATGGAGTCGAGGTTGTTCCTGTCCCTGTCGCTGGACCACACCTCGCCGCGAGCGATGAAGTGCCCGATGTTCTCCAGGCCACCGACGTCGATCGTGTTGTACGGCGCGAGGAGGTCGCCCATCAGGACGATGCCGTGGACGTTCATCAGTTCCCTACCGGCTCGACCGGGCGCACCGGCAGGTCGTTCATGTGCAGGTGCGGGTTCTTCTTCAGCTCGGCCACCACGGGCTTGAGCCGGTCCATGAACTCGTCGTCGAGCCGGTGGGCTTCGTCCGACTGCACCGCGAGCTTCTGGTGCAGCTCGTCCTCCTGCTCCAGAGTGAGCACCAGGCACAGGAACCAGGCGTGGTGCTTGACGTACTCGGGGCCGTCGGCGAAGCGGCGCGGCTTGCTGTTCTTCAGCGCCCTGAGGAAGCCGTCGAAGAAGTGGACCTTCATTTCGACCTTGAGGCCGGCGACCTCGGTCGAGATCTCGGGCTCGCCGCCCACCGCCATCCCGCCGTAGTCCACCCAGTAGTCGGGTTGCTCGACGACCTCGTGCGGGTCCTGCTGGTAGCGGGCCTTCAGGTCAGCGAGCAGCGGCTGCAGCAGGCTGTCCGGGACGACGTGCGTCTTGATGTGCGTCCCGTCCGCGTCGTCGGGGAAGGGGAACACCACTCTCCACCACTTCTCTGCTTTGCAGTCCATGGTGGGCTGATAGCGAATCAGGCCCTGATGACCTGGAAGAGAGGGCCGAGACCCCAGATGTCGAGCGTGTACTCGGGCACGTCGCCGTTCTCTACGACGTGCCCCCAGGCCTAGTACTCGCGATCGACGAAGAGGTGGAACGCCCAGCGGCCTTCACCCCACGTGACGCAGAGCCGGCTGCAGCGCTTCCGGCTCCCCCCGACAAAAATTTCATCGGGCTAGAGGACGTCCTCGGGCTCGATGCCCTGCTCCTGCAGAGCCAGGACGTAGGCCGCGTCGATGACCTGGACGACGTCCTTCTTCTCCGTCCTCGGTCGGTCGTTCCAGCGGTAGAGGGAGGGCTCGTAGTAGTAGTTCTCGTCCTCGAACGCGACGACCTTCGCGAGCGCAACTGCCTCGCGCACGTCGGGCTTCATCAGGTTCCCGGTCAACGGCCCGTCGGCCTTGCCGGAGCTGGCGAGGTGAAGGAGCCCGATTGCGCAGCAGGACTGGGGCCTCGACGGCGTACCGCCGCGGTACATCTGGCCCTTGTTGTGGTTGATACGGCGAGAGAGCCGCGTGGCGCGTTCGAGTGTCTTGACGGTGTTCATCGTGTCCTCCTGAAGAGCTGATAGCGAATCAGGACCGACGAGCCCGAGTCCGAGCCGCCGCCGCGCGGGCCTTGTCGCGCTCCACGCGGAGGCGCGCACCCAGGCGGTAGAACGGGTTCCTCGTGTCGCTCTTCACGAGCATGTGGTTCCCAGTCTCGTTGGGTTCGCTCCAGGTGTAGACGGAGCCCCACTGCTCGAAGCCCATCTCCAACTGCGCGGCCTCTCGGCGCGAGATCTTGACGGTCGGGCACGCGCTGACCGTGTCGAGAAGCTCTTCGCGGCCGAGGTAGGAGTCCTCAGGCTTCGGCCGAGTCCCCAGCGCGTAGGCTGCTGCGGCGAGCGCGCAGCCGTAGCACTTCCGGGTGAGGGACGACTCTGCCAGGTAGCCGGAGTCGACCTTGAAGTTGCCGGCGGCGACCTCGTTGCGGATGAGCTTCCCGAGCTTGCGGGCGCGGACGGTGGCGTTCTGGATCTGGTTCATGTTCGTGACCTCCGGAGGGCTGATAGCGAATCAGCCGCAGCGGACGGGGATGAGGCGCCCGTCGAAGAAGGCTTCCTTCGCCCAGGTCCCCGAGACGAGGCCCGGGTGCGTGCACTCGAAGTGGCCGTGCATGTCGACGGTGCCGGTGAACGTGACCAGCTCGGGCGCGTCGCGCGTCTCCGTGTCTCGGAACGTCCCGTCCCACGCCCACACGTCACCCTTCTTGGGTGGGAAGGTCGGGCGCGGGGTGCCGGCGGAGCCGTTGACGAGCTTCTCGACGAAGCTCTTCGCCTCGTCGAGGTTAGTGAAGATGGCCTCGGCGATCACGGCGTCGTTCTCGCTGTAGGCCACAGCCTCGTACGTGTCGCCGTAGATCGTGACGCTGCCGCGGACGCCGGCCTCCGCCTGGGGGCTCGGGGCGAACTCGATGAGGCGCTGACTGAATGGGAACCAGGAGAGCTTGTTCATGTAGAGCCGATAGCGAATCCGCGCCTGCCCTGGCCCGCGGCGACGATGGCGTACCCGCGGGGTTCGAGATCGGCCGAGGAGTTCTCGGTGCTGGTCTTCGTGACGACGGTCTTGAGCTGCATGGTCTGTGTCCTCCGGGGAGCCGATAGCGAATGTCGCCCCAGACGCACGAAGGCCCGCACCACCGTGAGGCAGTGCGGGGCCTGGTCTGCGCCGGTCGCTCTTACGACTGCGTCGCGCGCCACACGAACGGGGCGACGCCGGCACGGCGGCGGAGGTCCTGGGCGGCCACGACCCCCTCGCGGAGGAAGGTGCCCTCGGTCTCGATGCGGAGGCGCTTCCGCTTCTCGCCGCGCAGGTGCGCGAGGATGCCGCGGACCGTGAGGCGCGCCTCGGCGTAGGTGCCGCCGACCTTCGTCGTCTTGAACTTGTGGCTGAGGCCCTTGAATGCGATCTCGGTGTCCGTCACCGGGTCCACCTCGCCCACCGTGATCTTGGCGAGGCGGTCGATCTGGGCCGGGTTCGTCGGCCGCAGGTAGGCGAGGGCGGCGAGGATGGAGTAGCGGACGCGGGTCGCGTACGGCACCACGGCCGCGAGGTGCTCCTCACCGATCGTCGCGAGGCGCTCGTGGGCCTCGCCGACCGTGATCTTCGAGTTCGCGTTCTGGCCCGTCTCCATCGCGAAGACCGCGCGGAGCAGCCCCTGGAAGGCCCTGTTCGTCAAGGCCGGCGTGCCGTCCGCGAAACCGAGCTGGTCCGCGAGGCTCCGGGGCTTGTTGAAGTCGCGGGCGAGCATGTCCTCCTCGATCCCGTACGTCACCTTGACGTTCACCGGCACGCCCAGCTCGACCACGGCCGTGCAGAAGTGCTGGCCGTCCAGCAGGACACCCGAGAGGTAGTGCAGGAGGATGTCCCGCGCGTGCGTCCGGTACTCGCCGCGACGGACCGCCGTCTTGATCAGCTCGACCTGGCTCGGAGTGATGGGGCGGTTCTGCGGGCGGCTCGGGTTGTCCAGCAGCGACCGGGCGCGGTCGGGCGTCATCGTCTCGACCCGGGTCGTGTAGACCGGGACGGGGCGGAACTGGAAGGCGGACTGGAAGGGGCTGACTCGGATGTTCGTGCTCGGATTCATGATCTGGCTCCTCAAAAATTCCGGGGTGGTGCCGGCTGCCCCTCGGGGCCTCTCCGGCGGTTCTGAAGAGCTGATAGCGAATGTCCCCAGGAGCGGATGTTCCAGCCCCCCCGAAAAAACTTGGAACCTCTGGAGCGGCGCGGCCCGCGGGCTACTCCAGTAGCGGGGTCCAACGGACTTGGTGTCGCCTCCCGTCACCCGGTGTCGCCTCGCGGCGCGCGCCCGGGTCCTCTTCGTGGCCCTGGGTTACCCTGGATGGGACCCTGAACCGTTTTGGACACCCCCGGGTGTGCCGCCGGGGTGGTGGGTGGGGGCCTCTGGCGTGGGGCTCGCGCGCGGGGACGGTGAAGATGCTGGAGAAGATGCTGGAGAAGCTGCTGGAGAAGCTGCTGCATCAGCTCCTGCGTCAGATGTGGCGACGCGGCTGGTCAAGCTCCTGCGGTCGGTCCCTCTCGTGGGGCTTCCCGTGGGCCTGGTCGGCGACGGTGGGCGAGATCCCTGGCCGGGTGGGACTGGGTAGCTGCGGCAGGCGGAGCCGCCGGGTTCTCGAAAAGTGGGGCCCCTTACCGTAAAACACCCCCGGGTAGTACTATCCCCGGCGGCGGTGGCCCGGCGCTTGCAGCCGGGGCGTTGACGCGGCGCGATTGCAGCGCCTGCGCAGCGCCTGCGCAGCGCCTACGCGTGCGTGCGCACGTATATGCGCGTAAAGACGAGAGAAACGGCGCTGCATCAACGGAGGGGGCATCCGTTGATGGCGCAGAGCTGGCGCTAGGTGACGCGTCGGGTCACTTTTGGGCGTCGCGCGTCGTCGACCGCGCGGTATCCGAATCGCCCCTCCCAGGCCCTCCGGGCCACCGCAGGCGCTTGACCAGTTGCTCGCCTAGGCGCTTGGTCAGCTCCTTCCCCTGTGGGCTCTACAGCTCTTGGCTGGCTTGGCTCAGGGGTTGGTGTTCGAGTTCGGGTTCGAGTTCGGGTTCCTGTAGGGGACTAAGCTCTGCGTTCTAGGTGAAGTAGGTGGCTCGCTTCCTCGTCCTGGTGTTCGAGATGATGTTGGGACACCAGGCGGGACGTTGTGAGCTGGACAGTCGAGCGGCGCTTGGGACTGGGGACGGTGTTCGGTGGTTCACTTCGCTATCGGGTGGAATGCTGATGTCGTCTCTTTCGTGACGGGGCGCCTGCTCGTAGGTGACGTCCTGTCCTGGACCAGAGAGACGAGTCTGGCCTGCGCCGGTTGGGCGTCTGCTCGTCCTGGAAGATTCGTGCTTGCCGTATAAGAGGCGATCGGTGAGGGTGGGCAAATGGGTGTTGGGAGGTGAGAACGTCGCTGTGTGATGAGCTGTGGAGTTGGAATCGCTATCGGTTCCACATGTGCATCCACCGGGAGCGAATGAGCTGGAACGAGGTCGTGGACGGGATGGAGTTCTACGACCGCGAGGTGGACGAGTTCAGGACCGAGGAGCGGTTCGTGAAGATCGCCAAGGGGTTGTTCGACTCCGGTCTGCGTGCTGTCGGCTACGGCGGGATGAGGGTCACGTTCATGAGCAGGAACGGGCGTCACGTGTACAAGGTGCCCAAGAACGCGGCGGGCCTCGAATCGAACGAGAGTGAGGCGAAGAGGTCGCGAGAGGGCTGGCCTCAGTTGCGGAAGCTGTTCGAGGACTTCGGGCCCGAGAAGCTTGCTCGCTGCAGGATGGCCCCGTCTGGTGTGCTGGTGGTGGAGAAGGTCGACGTGCACGGGTTCGTGGACAGGCGGCAGAACAAGTGGGTGAGCGCGATCGACGCGAACCAGGTCGGTGTAGGTCGTGGTGGGATGCCTGTCGCGTACGACTACGGGCAGCCCTGAGCCGATTCGCTATCTGCGCTCCATGAGCGAAAACAAGCGAGTCACGAGAGAAGACCTGGTCGAGTTCTTGGACCTACCCGACGACCTGGGCCCGGTGGGGCCGGATTGTCTGAGTGTTCTCAAAGACGAACAGCTCATGGCGCTGGCTCGGTACAAGCACATGTACGACCGGGCCGAGTTGACGCCCGATGAATCCCGTGGCTTCAGCGAGATCAGGAGGATCGTCAAGGACCGCATCATGGCCAACCGGCGGAGGGCAGCAGAGCAGAGCTGGGACGCGATCGCGTACGGAGTTCGCGAGGACCTGTGGCTCTCTAGGTCATGAAGCACGAGTGCATCCTGGACGGTTCGCAGCAGCCTGCCTCACCCATCTCTGGCCCTGACGACTACCGGTACAAGGAGGCGCGTCTGGAAGCCTACTGCCTCGATACGGGGGCGCGTGGGGCGGGCGCTTGGGAGAAGTGGGACGTCGAAGGCGGGCCTTCGTTCTACGAGCGCGCCATCAAGAACTTGAACCAGCGCTGTGGTCACGAGCATGAGCTGACGCGCTCATCATGGCCAGGACGGTCGAGTGCACGAACCCGTCGTGCGCGAACTACCGGGCTGACTGACTCGCGCCCGCCGGAAAGCCAAAGCGTTACAGCGATCTGTAACACAGATAGAAAATGATCTTGAAAGTGGGTAATCGCGGGTGTACTGATCGGGGCATGGAAAACAGCATCCGCAAGCAGGTCACCATCTACCGGGTCATCTTCGAGGGGCTGTACGGCCGCAACCGGCTGGTGAAGCGCACGTCGGGCGAGAACCACGTGTACGACCACGGCACCGTCCTGGAGCCCAAGCAGCTCAAGGCGCTGGCGGACGCGGACCTGGCCACGTTCAAGGCGAGGAGCGGCGTCGTCCGCGTCGAGCGCTACGCCGACTGTGAGCAGAACTCGTACGAGAGCACCACGCGGCCGGGCAGCGTCATCGTGACGCACATGGTCCCGCTCTTCTCGTACGAGAGCGTCTACAGCGCGCGGGTGGGGAAGTAGAACATGGTCCACAACGACAACACAGACACCTACGAGGTCAGGCACGACGAGCCGGTCGTCACAGTGATCTCCGACGAGGACGGATCGCGGGTGGTGGTCGACATCTCGCGTACCACGTACGAGCGCAAGCGGGTCATCATCGTCCGCGGCGGCTCGGGTCGCGTACGACGCTGCGGAGAAGGCGCTGCAGGACCACTTCCTGCCGCTGCTGCAGCGGGCTCGCGAGGCTCGGGACAAGGCCTGGGCGCTCGCGCTCGTGAAGGCGATCCCGTCCGAGTCCGTCTGCAAGGTGTTCGCGCTCGACGGCTTCCGCCAGACGTTCGGAGCGCAGTCGTGAGCCGGCTTCAGAACTGGTGCTGGGCGGCGCTCTGCATCGAGGCTGCAATCTGGGGGCTGATGGGATGACCAACCAACTCGAAGACCTGACCGGGAAGCGCTTCGGACACCTCGTCGTTCTCGGCCCCACTGAGCGCAAGCTCGTGGGCAGCAAGCGCAAGCAGCTCTGGCGCTGCAAGTGCGTGTGCGGCAAGGAGAAGGAGGTCGTGGGCCAGTACCTGCGGCGCGGCCGGACGAGGAGCTGCGGCTGCCAGTCGAAGCCCTGGAAGGGCCTGAAACGCTTCGACGTCGACGTGTACAAGAACCCCGACGCTGGCCCCTGGTACGAGAGGGAGTCGGAATGATCGAGTCGATCTCGCAGGCTCAGCTCAGGCGCCTGCAGGAGTGCGCGCAGGAGCCTCAGCCGACGTTCGGGAAGCAGCGCGCGGGTGCAGAACATCCTGGTCGAGATGGGCCTAGCCGAGTTCAGGACGGTCGCGCGCCCTGGTGACGCGAAGTGCCGGCGGCGGAGCTGGCGGGCCCGCGGCGTCGCGCGCATCGTCACGTCGACCGACCCCGCCCAGGTCACCTGCCCGAAGTGCCTGAGTTCACTGGGGCATGTTGGAACGTGAACCACCAGCAACCTGGAGCGCCGGCCAGCCCACTAAGACCCATCGGGCAGGCCGTGCGTCGACATCGGGAGTGCTGCCCGTAGGGGCACGCCCCGTAGGACTTATACTTCTCTAAGCGCCGCTAACTCACCGTTGTTATTGAGTAAGCCCGGCTGCGACAACAAGACGCATTCTGTTACAAAACGGAAACAGCTATGGTTGACGACGGCTGACACGAACCATGGGTTTCCCTTATTGACACTCCCAAAATGCTTAAAGCTAGGACGCCTGTTCCCGTGGTGGGGGGGATTGGAAGGAGCGGCAACACGTGGGTGCAACAAAAACCATCGACCGCGAGCTGATGACAGAGGACTTCAGAGTCTCGCTTCACATCCAGCACGTTAACTCTTACCTGGTGGGCAGAAGACTGCATGAAGGTGGGTGCGAGGAGGTGACCGCCACCGGTCAAGACTCCGTGGCCTTCACCGTAACAGCCCAAGACGCTGTGGACGCCGCCATCACGGCCATGGAGACCCTCAGACGGGTGTTCGGGCACGGCACCGCGTTCATCGTGAAGATCGACACGTTCAAGGAGTCGCGGGTCGCCACATCAACATGCTCTTCCTCCTCTTCCTCGTTCCGCTCCTCATCGGCCTCGCGGGCCTCATCTTCGGCAAGGGCAAGATCACGCTGAAGGAGTTCCTGCTGCAGGAGGCCGTCGTCCTGCTGGTTGTTGGAGTCGGCTACGCCATCGCGCTCTGCAACAGGTCGAGCGACGTCGAGCACTGGAACGGTGTGGTCGCGACCAAGACGCAGAACGAGGTCAGCTGCTGCCACCCGTACTGCTGCATGACGTGCCAGTCGTGCACCACGGACTCGAAGGGGAACACGACCTGCTCCTCGTACTGCTGCATGACGTGCTACGAGCACAGCTACGACCTGAGCTGGGACGCGACATCGTCCAACGACGAGAGCATCTTCCACGACGGGTGCAACAGCCCGCACTCGTCGCCGCCCGAGCGCTGGAACCAGATCGTTCTCGGTGAACCCACGTCGGTGGAGCACTCCTTCACCAACTACATCAAGGGCAACCCAGACTCCGTGCTGAGGCGCCAGGGCCTGGAGGAGAAGTGGAAGGGGAAGCTCCCCGAGTACCCGCGCGTCTACGACTACTACCGCGCTGACAAGTTCATCGGCGGTGGCGCTGAAGCGAACCGCCTGCTGGCCGAGATGAACGGGCGCTTGGGCAAGAAGAAGCAGCTTGACGTGATCGTGGTGCTCACGAAGTCAGGCGACCGCGAGTTCAAGGAGGCGCTGAGGGAGCACTGGCTGGGCGGCAAGAAGAACGACCTCGTCGTCATCATCGGCGTGCCGAATCCGCCAGCCATCGGGTGGGCCGACGTCATGACCTGGTCGAAGAGCGACGCGATGGGCATCAACATCCGCGACCAGATCCAGGCCCTGCCTGCCTTCGACCTCGACAAGGTGCTCAACATCATCGAGACGAACGCGAGCGCCGACTGGGTGCGCCGGCCCTGGCACGACTTCGACTACCTGAAGTCCACGATCGAGCCTTCGTCCACGGCGACAACCATCTTGCTCGTCCTCGGCGTCCTGCTGTCGCTGGGCATGACGATCGCCTTCTACAAGAACGACGTCTTCGGCGAGGAGCCGCGAGACTTCTCAAACTGGTACCGCACTCGGCGGCGCTACTGAACTCAACCAAGGAAAGGATCGAGGCTATGAACACGAAGAACGGAATCTTGCTCGGAGTCGGCATCATCGCAGTCGTGCTGGGGATCACCTACGTCAGCGGGGCCTTCTCATACCGCCAGGAGTGCGTCGCACTGGAGGCCCGGCTCCAAGCGCAGGAGGAGTCCAACAAGTCGTCGCTGGCCACCCACATCAACGTGGTCCGCGAGCTGGCCCAGGTCCCCGAGATGTACCGCGACGACCTCGTGAAGGTCACCGAAGCCTCGATGAAGGGCCGCTACGGCGCCGACGGCTCGGAGGCCGTGTTCCAGTTCATCCAGGAGCACAACCCGAACTTCGACTCCAGCCTGTACGCGAAGATCGAGACCGCCATCGAAGCAGGCCGCACGCGATTCGACGCCGACCAGCGCCAGCTCATGGACATCAAGCGCGAGTACGAGGTGGGGCTCAAGGGAAACGACAGCGTCTTCTACGGCATGTGGTTCCACTACCCGACGATCGACCTCTCGCAGTTCAAGGTCGTGACGAACGCGGAGACGGACAAGGCGTTCGCCTCGGGCCAGTCCGAGCCGCTCAAGCTGCGGCAGTAGCAAGCTCAAGACGCGAGAACTGCGGGTGCGCCAGATTCGCTATCAACTCCACATGAAGACGATCGCGGGCGAGTCATGAAGTGCTCAGGAAAGTACGCCGTCGTGTGGTCCACGCCGGACGGCCCGGACTTCATGCACGACCAGGACGATGAAGGCACCACTTTCGTGTCGACCTTCGACACGTACGAAGAGGCTGAGGACACGGCCGAGCGTGCATTCGCCTCGAACATCTGGCCTTTCGTAGTTGTCGAGCTTCCCTGATGAAGGTGATGGTCCTTGGCCAGCCGAGGCGCTGGGCGAACGACTACGGGGACATCCCGTGGTGGTACTGGACGGTCTTCCACGACCTGCGCGTGTTGCGCTGGCGTCGCGAAGAGCGCGGTCGTGTGCGCGCCCGCGCAGTGCTCGGGATGTGCCTGGGGTTGGCCGCTCGGGCTCGCTGAGCTACTCGGTGTCGACCGAGTCCTCGTTCCTGCTGTCGAAGTAGCGGCGCACGGCCTCCTGAAGGTGCGGCTTGCCCACCAGCTTGTAGAGGCCCTGCGAGTCCTTGGCGAGGTCCACGGTCGGGTCGAACTTGTGGTCCACGAGGATCTGCCAGCGGCTCTGGTACTGCCGGCTCTTCTTCGTGCCGTGCCAGTGGTGCAGGATGACGCCGGGCACGTAGCCCCAGTGGCCGTTGGTCAGGCGGTGCGCGTGGAACTGCCACTCGCGGGCGAGGCGCTTGTAGCCCTCGGCCGCGCGGCCGTTGATGGAGTGGTCCACCTTGCCGATCGTGGCGTAGGCCATGTGCGAGTCGCCGGCACCGAGGATGGCCCAGTCGATGAGACCGCGTGTGTTCTCGATGAACTCGCGCGTGGCGGCCGTCGCGTAGCCCATGTGGCCGAACGCGTACGGGTCCTTCGGGTTGAGCGGGAGCTTGTGGCCGCCGTTCACGCGGCTGGCGAACGACCTGTGGAGCTGCAGCGCCTCGCCCTTGGGCCCGAGGTCAACGCACTCACTCCACGGCTGCACGATGTGCCGGCGCTGGAGCTGGTGGATCGTCTGGATGGCCCAGTCGGGGTTCGAGAACGAGACGTCGGCGTCGACCCACGCGACGTACCGCCAGTCGGACGGCAGCAGGTGGCAGATGCCGAGGTTGATCATCGACTCCTTGGTCCACAGCTCATGGTCCGTGCGGAGCTGCAGGTGGTTCGCGTGCGAGTCGCGCGTGACCTCGTGGTGGTGGTCGCCGTGCGCGGTCTCGACGAGGTGGAGCTGCACGTTCGCCGTCGCCTCCATGCGCGCGATCCACTCACGCGCGAGCCTGACCCTGCTCTGGAACCTCGACGGGTTGGACACGACTCCGATCACGTGGAGCGTGCTGTCGTTCTTCATTCCATGGTTGAGATGCATCGCGCCGCCATAGATTGCGGCTGCGCAGATTGTTCATCTCTTTACCGTCATGGCGTCGACGACGCGATACAGGTCGCTTCCGACCTCCAGTAATTGGAAATCGACCTTAGCACAATCGCTATTACCTCTTCATGGCAGCCGCTGTAACGCTCGAAACACTTGCTGACGAGATTCGCGAACTGCGAATTGCTGTGGAGAAGATGGCCGCGCACCAGCCGCTCGTCGACATCAAGGCGGCTGCCGAGCACATGGGCGTAAGCACGCGGACGCTCCTCCGGTACGTGGCGAACGACCAGGTGCCGTACCGGCGCATCGGCAAGACGCTGCGCTTCAACCTGGCTCTGCTGGCTCCGAGGACGTAGGGAGCGAACATGGGGATGTTCTCAAAGTCTGGTAGCTGGTGGTACTCGTCGAAGGCTGACCCTCGCTGGAACATGGAGGGCCGCGTCGCCGTGATGATGGTGATGTGCGGAGTGCCAGAGGCTGACGAAGCGCTCGCGGCGAAGAAGAAGGAACTCGGCGAGGAGCCTCCGGCCGACCTCGTCTTCGGCTGCATGAAGGACTAGCCGCCGAGCGCCACTAGTTCCGCAGGCGTGAGCTGCTGGCCGACCAGCGACACGTAGCGCTCCGTCGTGCTGATGTCCTGGTGCCCCATCCACTCCTTCAAGCGCCACGTCGAGACGCCGCCGAGCGCGGTGAGCGAGCCGAACGTGTGCCTGCCGTACTGGTACAGAGTGCCCGGCGCGATGCCGCTCACCTTGAACGCGGCAGCGAGCGCCGTGGTGAATCTCTTCGGCCCGAGGTACATGCCGTAGCGCGCGCCAGGCTTGCCGTTCTTCCTCATGCGGACGGCCGGCGGGCACACCAAGTCCCCGGACCTTGCCTTGGCCGGCTTCCACTTCTTCAGGACCTCGGCGAGAGCCGGCGAGAGCGGCACCGTGCGAGCCCTGCCGCCCTTGGTCGGGCCCAGCTTGCCGGACCGCACCTGACGCTCGACGAGCAGCGTGCCGGCGGCGAAGTCGACGTCCGACCACTGCAGCGCGACCACCTCTCCGGGACGCAGGCCTGCGCGCGCACCGATGAGGTAGGCGATCGAGTAGGGCGGGGCGAGTGCGTTGTACAACGCAGTCACCAGCTCCCAGCTCTTCAGGTAGGGCTGCATCTTCCCGTCGTGCTTCGAAGCGAGCAGCTTCTTCACGTCCTTGTGGCGGAGAGCTGCGCGCGCTGGGTTGTCGGTCGCGATGCCCTCGTCGACTGCCCACGTGTAGAACGACGAGAGCAGCGTGAGCACGCGCTGGGCCGTGGGCCCCGAGATGGGCTCCTTCCTCTTCCCGTTGGGCGCCTTGTCTCCCACCTCGGGCTTCACGAGCTGCACTGCCAAGTTCCTCACCCATTTCGATGTCACCGTGTCCACGGTCTGCGTCGCCAGTGGCACGGCCAGGTGAAGAGCCCAACGAGACCTCTCCTCCAGCGCCATGCGTTTGTCGTGCTTCACGCGGTAGTCGATCCACTCGTCGAGCAGGTCGGCGAACTCGCGCGACGCGGGCTTCGGCGGCGCCTTGGGCTCGACGCCAGGCTGCCCGAGCTTCAGGCGGGCGTGGATGCGCTCCAGCTCCTCGTGGGCCTCGAACCTGGAGGCGAAGCCGGACGCCGAGCGCATCGTGCCGCCCTCTCGCCAGCGGACCTGGAACCTGTTACCACGCTGCCTGATGGAGCCCTCACCCCATGCCAGCTTCTTCTTGGTGGCCTTGGCCATGGCTGTAACTTTGTGGCCAGAACCTGGCCAGTGTCAATACGTAGGTTCTTGAAAACAAGTGCCTACACTATGTTACAGAACCTGTAACTCGCCTTCGTAAACCGTAGGTCGACAGTTCAATCCTGTCCACCGGCTCCAGATTTCTGCGGGAAATGCGCACTTCGTCCCCCGCTTTTTCATCGAAAATGTGGCCAGAGATGCCATCCGATGACACGAAATGTGGCCAAGTTGTGGCCACCCCCGAACGCTGACTGAGCCACCGGGGCGTCCGCATGGAATCGTAGCGACTTTCGCTATGCGTTCCATATGGACACGGACGCGAAGATCGAAGAAGTGCAGGTTAAGCCTGTCGCACTGAGTGACGCGGCAATCACGGCGGTGTACGAGCGCACGTACGCCACGTACAACTGGGTGGGCATCGAGAAGGCGCTAGTGCCTGGCGTCTTCGACCCCGGCGTGATCGATGTCTCGGGACCTCCCCCAGGACAGACGGTCGCGAACAAGGGGCCGCTGCTGGCGACACTGCAGGGCGTCGGCGAGGTCAAGACGAAGGCGGCCTGCCTGCTCATGGCCGGGGACATCATCCTGGGCGACTGGGGCGCCAGGCTCTACGTCGCGGGCCGTGCGCCCACCGAGAAGCACGACGAGGCCGTCATCAAGGTGTCGCCCACGCCCACGTGCGATGTGCTGTACACGAGGACGTACAAGCGCGACGAGCGGGTGCCCGTGCGCGCCCGCGTGGGTGACGGCGAGGGCGAGCACATCGACATCGACTCTCCCGGCTACATGGACCCGCTCTTTCACCCGCAGAAGTTCCGCAAGGTGATCGACGCGTACAAGCTCTACCTGCAGGAGCATCCCGAGGTCACGTCCATCGCCGGGTGCGGCTTCAGCTCGGTCCCGCTGGCTGCTGCGCTGTCAGCCGAGACGGGTCGCCCGATGACGATCGTGCGTAAGAAGGACGACAACCTGCACAAGGAGCACGGTGGCAGGCAGGTGACCGGTTACACGGGCGCCGGCCAGTACATCATCGTCGAGGACACGGTGGCGTCGGGCCGGACGGTGAACCACATCATCGACGAGATCAGCGAGGCGGCTCCGGACCTGAAGTTGAAGGCCATCCTGCTGTACTGCGAGGAGTGGGAGCGCAGGCACGTTCGCCAGGACGGCGAGTACCCCATCATCCCGGTCATCTGGAAGTAGTACGCCATGAACCCTCTGCACGCGTTCTGGCTGCTGGTCTTCGTGGGTCTCGGGCTGAGGCTCGCGGCCTACACGATGGTGAAGCACAGGGATGCGCTACTGGACCTCTGGTACGGCTACGAGCCGGACAAAAAAGAGGAGTTGAAAAAGGGTTATCACTGGGGTACAAGGAAGGCAAAGGACGGACGCCATGGCCAAGCTCTCGGCACGCGGTCGCAAGGAGGTCTACAGGGTCTCCAGGGAGACCGACCTAACTCCCGATCAGAACTCGCTCGTCTGCTGGCGCAAGGTGACGTACGCGGTGATGTCGGACCACAAGGTCCTGACCAAGACCCAGCTCAAGTTCCGCTCGGACGGCCAGAGGTCTTCTGGTGGTTGGACCGAGTATGCGTCGGTCAAGGTGGGGACGGTGAAGGCTCTCTTCGAGAAGCAGCTCAAGCAGGGCTGGACGCTGGAGGGAAACGTCGACTTCTCTCTGGTTGGCGAGTAGGCGATAAAATGGGTATTGACGTGGGCATCTGGTGTGGTAGTATTGCGGGGAAGGTGAGGGAAGATGCCATGAACTATGAAACGGAGAGCTGGGTGGGGGTTCGCAAGGCCCAACCCTGGTACGGCCAGGTGGAGCTTCAGCAGCTCCGCTACCGCATCCAGGCGGAAGGTCGGGCGAGGCGCGCGATGGTCGCGCGCGTGGTGGTGCTCGGGGCCATCGTGCTGGCCTGCGTGGCCGTCATCGCGGTGCTGGTCTGATGGACATCCGGGTGGAGAACCACGGGTCGGTCACGCTGCTGCGCCCGCTGAACGAGGTAGGGCGGCGCTGGCTGGACGACAACGTGCAGGCCGAGGACTGGCAGTGGCTCGGAGGCGCCCTGGCCTGCGAGCCCCGCACGGTCTTCAACGTCGTCGACGGCGCCGAGGGCGACGGTCTGGAGGTCGGAACGTGAGCGACAAGAGCTTCATCAAGAGCTACGTCGACATGACGCTGCCGGCGGCGCAGCGGCGCCTGATGCAGGTGGCGCTGGATCTCCAGGCGGACGTCAACCGGGTCGTCGAGGAGCTGAAGGTGGCAGGGCGCTCGAACCGCCTCGGCGGCAGCGCCATCCCCTTCGGTCTCGCCGAGCTGATCAACCAGCACGCGCGCGTCGTCGAGCTGACCGAGGTGAGTCGCATCCTCAAGGAGGACGGCCAGTGAAGTTCGTCTACCATGACGGCGGGCGCGACGCGGCCGGCTTCAAGGGCCGCACCGGGGACTGCGTGACGAGGGCCATCGCCATCGCCACCATGAAGCCCTACCAGGAGGTCTACGACGCGCTCAACGAGGCGGCGAAGGAGGAGCGGCCCAGGAACGGGAAGAAGCGCTCCAGCGCGAGGACAGGCGTTCGCACGCCCACCTACCGGAGCTACCTGCACAGCCTTGGCTGGCGCTGGGTCCCCACGATGCAGGTGGGTGCGGGCTGCAAGGTCCACCTGCGCGCCGAGGAGCTGCCCGCGGGCCGGCTCATCGTCCGCGTGAGCAAGCACGTGCTCTGCGTGATCGACGGCGTCATCTACGACACGTTCGACGACCAGCGGGGAGGTTCCCGCTGCGTGTACGGCTACTTCACCAAGGAGCAACCGTGAGCGACACCGAGCAACCGAAGGCGAAGCCCCGCGGGTGGGGCTGGCCCTTCCTCTCCAAGAAGGCCCACTACTTCGTCGACAGCCGCGCGCTGTGCGGCAAGTGGATGTTCACGGGCGAGCTGACCAGCCCCGACGACGTGGGCGGCCGGGCCGACGACTGCCGCGGGTGCTGCAAGAAGCTGACGCCCAAGAAGGCCGCGTCGTGAGCGCGGTGCCGCTCCAGGGGCGCTGGTACGGCAGGCGCATCGTCCTGGTCTCCGACACCGTCGAGGTGTTCGAGGACGAGAACGGCGTGCCGAAGGCCATCTTCACTGCGTCCCCGTCCACCGAGCTGTTCCCGGATTCGCCTCGGTGGGGAGAGATCGCCGTCGAGGAGACGGAGGAGCACTACGGCAGAAAGGTTTCGAAGGGAATGTGGACGGGGTTCAAGTCGGAGGACTTCCCGCACCTGCCCGAGCCGAGTTTCGACCCGCCCTTCTACGTCTGTGAGCTTGACGGTTGGGCACCTGAGCTGGAGGAGTAGATGAGCGACCTGGAGACGATGAAGGCGATGTTGACGCGTGCGAGGGTGGTCTTTACGGAGGCCGAGAGTGCCAACGAGGTGGCACTCAACATCGAGTCGGACTACTCCGACAACCAGAGCGGCGGACCGAACCGCGGGTACATCGGGTTCTCGTCCGTCCTGTTCTTCGACAAAGAAACCCAAAACCTCAAGGCCGTTGGAGCCTGGGAGTAGGAACATGAGGGACGAAGAAGCGAAGCGACACCCCTCGTACGGCAACATCGTCATCCACCGGACGGGTGGTCACATCGGCCGGCTGCACGGCAGCCCGCTGAAGGACCACACGCACGCGATGCGCATCACCATCTCGACTGCGTCGTTCAAGCACGACCTGGGCAGCGACTGGCACCACGCCGAGGACGAGCTGATCGAGGTCTCGCTGTCGCCGGCCCAGTACGCCGATCTCATCACATCGCCCAACATCGGCGGGGGCGTGCCGTGCACCATCAACTTCGTCCGGGGTCAGCCGCGGATCGAGTCGCCGCCCGAGGACGAGCCTGTGGAGCACGAGCGCGTTGTTGACGCGTTCAAGCAGCAGACCGCCGAGACAGCCGAGCGCCTCCGCGAGGCGCAGAAGAAGCTGCGCGTGCTGCTGGCCAAGAAGACCTTGTCGAAGGACGACAAGGAGAAGATCGACTGGATCGTCGGCAAGGCGCTGCAGGACGTGGAGGCCAACGCGCCGTTCATGATCCGGATGTTCGGGGAGGCGGCTGAGAAGGTCGTGACCGCGTTCAACGCCGAGATGGCTGCTTCGGTACAGTCGACGGTCGAGCGCCTGGGGTTCGAGAAGCTGGAAGACATGAAGCGGGTGCTGGAGGCCGCACCGGCGCCTGTCAAGGAGATCGAGTAGTAGAAGGGGCGTTAGCTCAGTTGGGAGAGCACCGGCTTTGCAAGCCGGGGGTCGCGGGTTCGAACCCCGCACGCTCCACAAAGGCGTTGAAAAGGGCACCGAAAGGGGTACCATGATGGAGATGGACAGCGAGCTGAACCCGCTGGAACGGGCGGTCAAGAAGTACATCTTCCACGTAGAACGCCTGGTGGTCGCGAACCACCAGGCGCTGGGAGGTGGCATTCCAGGCACTCCCGCGGTGACGTTCTCGGTCGGGCCCAAGTTCGCGCGGGTCATCATCAGCAAGGGCGGCGGCCAGCGCTGCGCCCACACGTTCATCGACACGACGAACGGCAACATCCTCAACGCCGAGGGCTGGAAGAAGCCCGGTAAGAGAGTCTGCGGCTCGGTGTACGCCGAGCGAGTCGACGGCTATGGGGTGAGTCACTTCGGCGCCGTCTACCTCAAGTAGTCCAACCAAGGAGAAACACCAGTGTCACGCGATACCTTCGACACGAACCAGCTCAAGAACGTCATGGCGAAGCTCGACGCAGCTCCGCCGCCCGCGAAGAAGCTCTCCAAGACGGCTGCGATCCGCGAGCTGGAGCCGAAGATCCGCGAGCTGCAGGAGAAGGGGCACACGATCGAGAGCATCGCGACGCTGCTCACGCAGGCGGGCATCCCGACGTCGATGGCGACGCTGCAGAGCGCGCTCAAGAAGACGGGCACCGGCAAGAAGGGCAGGCCGAAGAAGGTGCAGGCGCCTGTCGTGCCACTGCAGGCAGCAGCTCCTGTCGTCTCTGCGCGCCCGCACAAGAGAGCCTGAGTTCAACATGACTGGCCAGCGCGTCCCTGAGATGACCGACGAAGCCTGCAAGCGCTGCCTCGCGCTCGCGCTGGAGGGACAACTACGCATGGAGGGCGTGCAGCGCTTGCCCAAAGGCGCGTGGGCGCCTCGCGCGCAGGACCGCTCGGGCTCGTGCTGCTTCGACTGCGCAGCGGCCGACACGCTCACGCGGCGCACGGGCTCGCTGACGTTCCGGATGGCGCGCATCGCAGTCGCGAACGATCGTCAAGAGCAGTACCGCATGCCCGGCGTCAAGATGGGTCTCGTCCTTGCCGGCATCACCAAGCCCAACGAACCTGGCGACTTCGAGAAGCACCTAGACTGGCTCGACAAGAACGACTGGTTCGGCCAGACAGACCCTGGGGACGTCGACGGATGATAGCTGTCCGACGCACCACCGCGGTGACGAAGCTGCGCGCGGCAACGCGCGCGGTGTACTACTTCGAGCACAAGGGCGGGGCGCGCTACGAGAACGAGGTCGCCGTCGAGGCGATGGTCGCTGCGTTTGCGGCGAACAGCAAGATGCGCCTCCGCGTCCGCCCTGAGGACTCCCAGCACTTCGTGCAGGTGGTCGAGAACTCGCGCGCGAGCGAGGGCTACCGCGTCTACTTCTAGCCGCCGCGCCTCTTGCGCCTGATTCGATCCAAGCATGCTTATCCGGTTGACACACCTGGGTCCTTTCTGTAGTGTGCAGGGGTGGAGGTCACAATGAACACGGAAACGAAACTTTCCCCGGCCGCATTCAAGATGCTCGCGGATGGGTGCCGACCGTACGGCGGGGCGCAGCATGCCCTTGTGGACCGGCTCCGAAACGCCGGGTTGGTGCGCTGGCACGACAGGGGCTACTTCGTCACGGAAGCGGGCCGCGCTGCTATGCAGGCGGCTGCCAAGACTTTCGCCGAAGCCGCCGCCGCACGAAATGTACACACCGTCGCTCCCTTCGCCTCTTGGAAGGCGCCCGCCCCATCGATGCGCACCGTGCAGGAGATGCGCGCCCTTCAAGTGTGCGAGGCGTGCAAAGCCCTGGCGCCACGCACGTCGATGATCGAGTTGGCACCCAAGGTGAAGCGCGGTGTCCCGGGCCGCTATATCCACGGCTACTGCTACGCCGTGCGGCACGGGCTGGAAGCATTCAAAAATCTGCCCTGCGATGGCGGCTTGTCTCAGGTCACGCTTGATGAGTGGTGCGCTCTCGGGCTCGGCGGTGCCAAGTACAGAGCCGTCGGTGATCGCGCGAAGAACCGGCGCGGCGTCATCCTGACCGAGACGGGCGCGCTCGCCGCTTACTGTACCGAGCAGGTGAACGAACCGGAGTCCGTGCTGGGTCGCCGCTGCAACAGGAAGGCGACCACGGCCAACGATGCCGGCAAGCCGGTGTGCGCGTGGCATCGTACCGGGCGCATCTTCCGGGAGGCGGTGTAACCCTATGGAACCTGAGCGCGATTGGGTAACCGGCGCCATCCTACTGACGCTTGGTCTAGGGGCGTCGGCTGGGTGTCTCTGGCTGTTCCATACGGTCATCAAACTGTGGGCGATGCAATGACCCGCGAGCTTCCGTTCCCCAAGTCCCTGCCCGAGTTTCAGAAGCTCTTTCCAAACGACGCCGCGTGCGCGACCTACATGGAGCAAGTGCGCTGGCCCAAGGGCTTCGTCTGTCCGTCCTGCGAGATGGTCGGAGAGCCCGGACGCATCGCCACGCGCCCGCACGTGCTGCGCTGCAAGGCGTGCAAGAAGGAGGCGCGGTTGACGGCGGGCACCGTGATGCAGGACTCGCACACGCCGCTCCTGACGTGGTTCTGGGGCGCCTACCTCGTGGCGTCTCTCACGCCCGGAATGTCGGCTGTCCAGTT